TTATAGTACATTGTCTTTTGTATATCTGACTTCCAGAGATTCAATATCTGGAAGTAATTTCTCATGATAAATATCATTTCCACCAGCCTTTTCATAAAGCTTTCCCATCTCTAGGAATGTCTTTAATCCATCCGGTGTGATGTACCCTTGTGCCATAAAGTCTCTATGCATTCTCCAGAGAGAACTTCTAAATGATGCTACAGTACACTCATCTTGATTAGTTATAAAGTTCTGCATCAAAGTTGTAAGATCAGTAAGCTGTGTGCTCAGAGTATTTTGATTTGTTCTCAGATCATCTCTGATATTAATGGACTGGTCATGATAATTATGTTGAGACTGCTCAAAATCAGCAATTTTCTGTTCCATATCAGACAACTTCTTCTCTAAAGCTTTCTTCTGTAGAGATGCTTTTGTTTCGAGACCAAGAACATCAAGAAGTTTCTCCCATCCAGCTTTTAAAGCTATAACAAGCATTGCACAAAGAAGTAAAGATATGATCACATTGATCTCACCAAACTCATGGATTTTCTGTATCTGTTCAATACCCATGACGTACCTCCTTATGCCTTAATGATATATTTGGCTGATACATAGCCAACATATTCATTTTTAGTAATTGATACTTTGTACCATCTGTTACCTTTAGTATCTTTTGTAACTCCGAGGACATTAACAAGATCGTCTTTATTTAACATCGGATACTCTGGAAGTAATGGATGTTCAGTACCGGGTTTTTTGCGAACATTCAATTTACTTGCAGTTACTTTTCCTACAAATGGATATTTTTTTGTAGTTGTTGCAGCAGGAGTATTAGGATTTTTAATGTTAGATTTTTCTACATACCCTATATATTTTGCAGCGATACGAACCTGATATCTTGTACCAGATTCACCGATGATATCCACAAGATTACCTGCATTAAGTTTAGGATATGTACTTAGCTTAGAAGCTCCTGTAGCGTCTGAGAATACATCTGTTCCATTAGCTGTACAAGAACCTACCCATGCAGTATAAGATGGCTGTACAGGTGCAGTAGATGTTAAAATAGATGTGACAATAGAATAGTCTGGACGACAAAACTTTGTTCCAGGGAGATTTGAATTATAATAACTCTTAGCATAAACTCCACCACCATTTGGAACAATAGAAGAGCCTCCTGAAGTGTTACCTTCAATAGTATAAAATTTATCTCCTTCGACTTTTGTTACTAATCCAGTATGAGCAAATGTACCATTACGATAGAAGATTACAATGTCTCCTCGCTGTGGATTTGCATACTTTGTGAAGAGATTTCCAAGAGTAGGACAGTATACATAAGGCCAATGTTTAAGGAGTTTTTTAGCTACATCAAGACCGAATGTTTTCATCATGCACCAACTCACAAACGCTGCACACCAAGCCTGTGCCTGATACTGAGGATATACGTCTCTCCAGTATTTAGTGTAGTTATTGTAACCTGCATTTGCAGTTTTATCATCAAGCTGAGAATTAGATTTCTTCTCTAAATATCCAACCTCATTTTCAGCGCAAGCAATAAGAGCATCAATAGCTTTATCTTTATTCATAGTATCACTTCCTTGTGTAGTTGTTGGTTTGGGAGAGTCTGTAGAAGTAGTAGAAGATTTAGAATAGTCTTTATAGAATACACTTCGATCGGTTTTTGTTGGAATACCGGGAATGGTTGCCTTACTAGAGTATTGCCATCCAATAACACCAGAAGAAGCAGGAACTCTTAATCTTTCCTGTAATTCACCGGTATCATTATTAGGATATCGGGCAACCCAGCAATCGTACTTTTTAGCACCTTCTGGTAGTTGATACTGATACCAAGAATAACCACAGTAAATACCAAATTTATATCCAGCTTTGATAATAATAGCTCTAAACGCTTCAATCATTTTCATCATTAAACTGTCAGATAAATTCTCCTGACATTTATCCTCTATATCAAGAAACACTGGATAATCCAGTTTTCTTTTATTCAATGTTTTAATAACTACATTTGCTTCATCTTCAATCTGAGCAATAGTAGTAGCATAGCTGTATTTATAGACTCCAACAGGAATCTTATTCTCAATGCAGTCTTTGTAGTTTGATTCGAATGTGCTATCAACAATATTCCCTTTTTCTGTGATTCTTAGGATAGCGAAGCCCATTCCATAATTAGCAACAGTTTTCCAGTCGATTTTTCCATTCCATCTGGAAACATCAATTCCTTTAATTTCTGCCATAATATCACCTCATTTTTCTATAAAAATAAAGAGCCTTGTTATCACACAAGACTCTCATAATTTGCTTTATGTTATGAAATCTATCTTTCATTTACCAATTATTTCCATATTTACCAATCGTTTACTAATGAATCTGCTTTATATTGTATGTATAATTTCCATACCATGACTAGAAAGGAGGTGGAAAACAATGGCATTATATGAGATTAAAAACTACATCAAATTACTCTGTATAAGAATTGACCATATCGAAAGTTATGTAGTAGATGAACTCAACACTTCTGATGAAAAAGAAATAAATGACTTTATTAAAATGTATAAACATCGAAAAGGTCTAAAGATTCTTATATTCGAAATGTCAGATGATGTACATATTATCACATATGAACAAATGCAAAGTTTCATACATACGTTACATGTGTTTGATTACATCAGGCAAATCATTGAAAATGAAACGAATAAGTTCGTAGTCGTCAACAATGATGATACATCACTTGATGTACTTCAAACGGATTCATATTTGCACAAATTGTTAGATTTGGGTAAATAAGATTTAGAGGTGAGAGAGTAGTAATTACTTTCTCACTTTAAGATAGATAGAAATATTATTTATTTTGTGTATCTTCTGTTATATCAGATTTAGAATTCTCAGTGATGTGATTTTCTTCAACTTTTTTCGTTACCGTCCCATCCTCATTCAGCACATAGCCATCCTTTTGAAGTCTTTCAATTACCTTTGCATTCCATAACTCAGGAACATCTGTCCATTTTTTTAATCCATTAATAACTCTTTCCTCATAAAATTTAACCATTGTTTTTTTCACCTCCAATTGTCGAAACTAATGTAGCAAGTTCGTCAAGTGCTGAATCATGTGTTGATACAAGTTCAGCCAGACCGTCAATACCATCACCATTAATTAGAATTTTACGATTAGATTCTGCATTAAGTGTCTGCATTACCAAGTCTAACTTCTCAGACATCTCATTTAGCCTGTTTGAAACTCGATTGATGGCTTTGTAAATATTTGCAATTTCCTTTTTATCCATATACACCTCCTGTTCTTAGCCATTCAGCTATAAATAATTCATTAATTTACTTTCCCGATTGTCTGATACTGTTCATGAATATTCAGTTTCTTTTGACTTGATGGGAAAATTGTGTTTGCCGCAAATCCTTTTAACCGCCTTACGGCGGTAGATGGGATTTGTTAAGATTTTAGATGCATAAGCAGGGGGCAACACCATAAGTGCTGCTGGCATTATCGTAGCTCATACTCCCGTCTATGCTTACAACGCAGAAGCAATTGCTGTTGTTGGAGCGAGGCGAACGCTCCCAATAGCAGCCAGATGCGTAACCACTGCTATAACGTGGTTTCTTATAATTATTAGCAGTCGCATTCTTAAAATACTGATACTGCTTTCCCTCTCCTGCGAAAGAATATCTTGTACTGTCAAAAACTTCAATTTCAGACGGTAAGAACGCATAGTCATTTGAAGTATTAATCGTACTACCTGCTGATGTCAGTTTCTTAACCTGTTTCATCATGTTCTGAATATAAGCAGGCAAGCATTGCTTGTACACATTATTACACCACGTACGCCTTGCACATCCTTCCCAACCACCACTATTCGTGTTTGAGCTATTCATATATCCACATTCATGTGGCGCATTATAAGAACTGTTATATTCTGTCGTAGTGTCCAAATACAGCATACGTTCTGTCTGAATTGTAATAGCAGCTTTGGTCTTGCCATTAATAGCAGTCACTAAGTCATCATGCTCAATTCCGATAATTACATAATCGTAATCATTTGCTTTGTGTGACTCACTTACGCCCGTTGCATCCATGGCATTATGATGAATTGTTCTCTTGTCACCAATTGCCCAATAGTCACCAATGTTGATTTTTCCAGCATAATGTGCTTCAATCATCTTTTCAATCTCTGCGTCTGTTCCGTCGGCAAATGTGACAATCTTTAGATCCTCTTCTGGTTCGCCGAGAAGTCTGTTTCCTGCATCGTAGTTGTATACACCATCAGTGTTGTATGGGAACAGTGTGAAGTAATATTTTTTACCGTTTGTCAGCCCTGTGACGGTATAGCCTGTTGTTTTGTATTTATCTCTCGTTGTATTATCAGCCACAAGCGTTCCGTCATTTGGATTTGCGGGATAGCCCGTTTCTTTCATTACGAGTTTTGTACCAGCCCAAGTAGAGAATGTTGAACCACTGATTACCGTATTCTCTGGGTCTTGCCATTTAATTGTGACTGATGCGTCTGCGTTCTCGATTGTTGGGTTGTTTACGGGCTTGGGAGTAACGGTCATACCGCCTTTTGCTCTTAAAATTCCAGTTTCATCTACAAATGTAGTTTTCCCATCAGGTTTAATACCACCTAATGTTGTTGTTGTAGCGATAGGAATAGAGCCAATTTCAACTATACATTGTGAACCTTTACATATTCCTAATTCACCAACATAATAATATGTATCTGAATTTAAAGTCCCATTTGCTTTTTTGGTTTCATATTCGCCTTTTGTTAAATAGACAGGATTCACAACTCCAAGTTCTGAAAGCGTAACATCTGATGTACCATCAAAAGATACATTTCCAATTTTTCTTGCAACTTCAAGTTTAACTGCTGAATTTGCTGGACCACCTTCTGTAGATGATCCTGCATACTTATGTGTATGATTTGTAATTAGTTGTTTCACATTAGTCACTAATTCTTTTACACCATTTATATCTAAAAGTTGATCCTTCTGTTTATCATTCATGTGTTATTTCCTCCTAAAATAAACTTGTAATCAACTCTACTGGAATAATTTCATAAGCTTTTTCATTAGCTTTTAAAACTAATACATCATTTTCTAAAATGTCAATTCTACTAACCGCAGATTCAAATAATTCAGTTTTGACATACGCTGATAAGTCAGGATTAATTATTGAATTAGATACATACTCCGCAATATAATGGACTAAATCTGTGGATTCTGCCGTAGGTGGGAGAGTACCAATAAGAAGTTTTAGATTGTCAATATCATTTTTGTTTACATTAATTTGATTGCCAAGTTCTGTTGATTCAGTTACATGAAGATCAATCCAATCCGAAATCCTTTTTAATGTGTTTCGATTTTCTGGTGCATTATCAATAATTTTATTTACTTTATCAGTCACAATCTTTTTTACAGAACCATCACTTGTTCCATTTAGTACGTTTATTGCTTGCGTATTAGCATGAATCTTATTAATTATTTCAGTATCGTCATATATATTATCGTGAATAGCTTCTTGTATATAAGAAACTACATCTTTCGCTTGTGAACTTTCTGGGATATTGCCAACATATCCTAGAATTTCTATTTTAACTTTTGTTAAAGATTCTTCAAAATCAGAAGTTGAATCTTCGTCTTTTATATCATATAGATTTATCCAACGAAAATCAGTAATATCTGTATTAGCAGGTATATCCGCAGATGCAATATATCCACTTGTCGTTTTGCCAACTTTTACTTTAACAATATCAAGTTTTTCATATTTTAAACTTTTATCCCATTCACCTTTAGGAGTCATGAGAACTTTTCCAAGAGTTTTTACTACCATCATTTATCCTCCTGTATCTGATACAAATATCCATCTTTAATATAGAATGATGAAGATGTTGTTTCCAACGTACCTTTTTTGAAATTGATCCAGATTTCTTCTTGAATATCTTCATCTACTTCAATAAGGTCAATCACATTCTCATTTTCATCTTGTAAACATTCAAATGAAATTGTGATTTCGGCAGGAGAATCATTAGATGAAAAATTAATTTCTAACTCACGATTTGGTATGCACTTGTAAGCAATCAATTGCATTACAATACTATCTCCACATTCTGATTTATTTAAAGTAAACATTTTGATAGAATAAGTACGGACTTCATCATTATTATTAAATGTAATCCGTTTCACTCCATCTTGTTTACTTTCTAAATAACAAACAGAATATGATTTACCTAATTCAATATCTGTGGATAAAAATTTTTTATCATGATAATTTCCACCAATCTCTGATATATCATCATTACTATATACAAATACAGTACCTAAAATGGGTTGATATGATAATTCAAGATACCCATTTTCTTTTGCAATTATATCTTCGTGTCTTGCAATAATTGCGTCAGTAAACATTTTCTCACCGTTTAAAAGAGTAAATATTTCAAATGGATGAACTTGAAAACTAAGTTCTAATGTGCCATTACCAGGTGCGGTATATTGGATAAATTTATCACCATTAATTCTTGCGTATATAGAATCAGAAGTAAAATCATGTGTTGTTGTATTGCAATAGTCGATAAACATAACGGGAACGTTTGTATAGTAATCTCGAATATCTACATCACAACATTCTCGATTGGAAAAATTTTCCATATTTATTACCTCACATTATTTTTAGTTGTATCTTCCTTTTCATTCTGTTTAATAATATCCCTCAATGTTGGGAGAGCATTATCAATCTGTTCGTCAATCCATTTGATTAATTCGTCTTGGTTCACAACTTTTGCAAGAATTGGATATTCTTTATAAATTTCACTAATTACCTCACTACGTTTAATACTTCCTGCTTTTTCCCATTCGGCATAATCTTTTTCCGCTTGAGTAATTAACTTTAAAATATTTTCTGAAATCTGTTTTTTAGCGATTTCAATTTTTTTCTCTGTGGAAAGTTTTGAATATAATTCAATTTTTTTCCATAGTGCTAATAAAAGTCCAACAATAACTAAAATAGAAGTCCAATTATCATTGATTAATTGTAGGAAGTTTTGAATACCATTTAAAATGTTCATTGTGAATCCTCCTTACATGCTTGTTAAAAAATAAGGCTACCTCACAATAGTAAGATAGCCTTATGATATGTTTAATTATTCTGTTGTAACTGTGAATAGAGCTTTAATAGACTCACTTGGGATAGCTTCATATCCTTCACCAACAAGTCCTTGAAGAGCGGTAATATCACTTGTGTTTTTAGCAATTTTTGGCTTCTCAGTAGCAAGATCTTTTTCTACAGCAGTAATTTTACCTTCTGCTGTATCCATTCTGCCTTTAACAGCAGTAATATCTTCTGCATTTTTTGTATCAGCAGCTTCTAATGTAGGTAATTTCTTTTCAAGAACGTCAATTCTACCTACAGCAGCTGTCAGATCTTCGGCTTTTGCATACTGAGAAAGATCAGAATCAGCAAGAGCTTTAGATACATATTCTGCAATATAACCTACGATATCTTTAGATGTAGCAGATTCTGGAAGAGCACCGATAAGAGTTTTCAGCTTTGTGATATCCTCTTTATTTGTTTTAATCTGAGAATTCATTGTGGCAGCATCAGATGCATGGCTAGAAATCCAATCAGAAATCTCTTTCAGTGTATCGTATGCTTCTGGAGCATCTGCGACGATTTTAGCGACTGCATCTGCAACAGCTTTCTTTACTGATCCGTCACCAGTACCATTCAGCGTTCCAATAGCTGCTGTATTAGCTGCAACGCTTGCTTTTAATGCAGAATCGTCATATTTACCAGCAGTAGCTGCTTCTTTGATATAATTAACTACATCTTTAGCTTTTGCATCAGCAGGAATAGTACCAACATAAGACATTACTTCTGTTTTTGCTGTGTTAGCAGCACCAGCAGCATCGAAATCTGCAACAGTCTTTCCAGAATCTACCAGATTACCATTTTCATCTAATCCTGCAAGATGACCTTTTACTGCACCTTTTACTTTGTCAGCTTTTCCTGTTGGCTGAGGAATAGTAATAGTAAATGCTGCTTCATCAATAGTTACTGGAGCAGTTTTTGTGTAGAAATAAAGTGTGTATCCGTCTTCTGACTGAGATACTGTTTTAATTGAGTTTTTGACAGCCTCACTGATTTTAGAGTCGATCTGTACGTTATGCAGATTTAAAAACTCCTGAAGATTAGAAAGTGTAGCGAACTGTAATTTTGCCATAATTAGTTTCCTCCTTGAAATATATTTGTTAAATCTTCGGAATCAATACCTCCGAGTTTTCGGTCTAAAGCAGAGTCAATATGTTCATCTAAAACATCCAGAACAGTTTCTTCAATGATATTTGAAACATATTCTTTTACAGAATCAGCACTTGCAAAATTCTGTTCATTAATCCAGCTTTCAGTGACATAACGATCAGTCGTATATTCACCATCTTGCTGAATGAAATACAATGTAATAGATTTTCCTTGCATTTTTGTGATTGTTGTGCTGGAAGTATCAGCATCATGAGATACAAGATACAGAACATCGTCTGCAGAAGATTGAACAGTAGTATTGTTTCCGCCAATGATACATTGGCCTTTTACTTTATAAATACCATCATCGAGTGATGATATCTTCACAGGAACAGTAAGTGTACCTATAAGATTTACAATAGGTACGTCAAATAATTTGTTATAAGATAAGCTATTGATATAGTCTACAACAGTGGAGTTATCTTCAAGATTACCGATTATATTATCTAAAAGAGTAGAAAGCTCAGAAGATTTGACATAATTATCCAATCCGATTGTTTTCTTGACCTCTTCAATAATATGATCTTTATCTTCATCAGTCATAGATATGTCATAAGAGAAAAGCAGTTTATCTCCAGAGAAAAACATAAGATTTGATCCGATGCATTTTACATCTGTAATCTGTTTATCTCCTTTGACATATTCTAATGTGTTGTCGATGGTCACCCACGCTATACTCTTACTGTCTTGGATGTAACAAAGTCCTGGGTATTTTAGCACCCCTCTTTGTAAAGCCTTTTCTGCAATTTGCTTAGTTGATGCAGAATACCAGGTTGGAATTAACGCCATGCTGTGATCACCTCTTCAATTTGTCATATTCATATTTTGAAATTTCTTTTATTGCATAAATGTCATTATCAGGCGGAAAATTATAGAGACCTTCAATGTGCCATCCATATTTTCCGTCTGAACTTAAAATAGCCTGTGCTTCTGTGATATCACATAGAAGCAACAGACTATGCTTCTCCTGATATTTGATATACAGGATATGATTAAGGACATCTACGACTTCATCATTTTTGATTACTTTATAATACATGTGATATCCTCCTTATAAGATGGGAATGGTTACCCCTCACTTGAAATTGAGAACATAAGTAAGATTCCAGAATTCTGTCCTGGATAAGAGAACCCATATGTTCCACCGGCTTCATTGACTGTATACAGCCAGTTTGCAACTGTAGCATTTGGAGATCTGGTCCAGTAAGATTTATACTCCGTAGGAGTAGAAGAATTTGCTTTCTTTCTGGTATCATCATCTGTGAAATAAGCAATAGGAGCATTTGTTTCAGAAATATATGGTTCAGAAGTAGCAGTAGGATCAATTTCGTACAGAGATGGAACATAGAATCTGCAATTAGATACGGATGTATCATTTGATTTATTACCAATAGAAGAGTATACTTTTACAGGTTTGATCAGAGCTTTCCATAAAGGAGAAATAGCTTTAAGCAAACGTGTATTCAGCCATGTGTTCAGAGAAGATTCAGCCCATCCACCTGCATTTGTGCTCTTATTATTATAAGGCTTTTCAGTACCTAACAGGTTTGAAGCAACAAATGTAATGTTAGCTCTCTTTGAAGCAACGTCAGACAGATAATATCCTTTAAACTTAGCCACTTCCATAGGGATTATTTCGTGGATCCATGCAGCAATATCCATACATTGTTCTTCACCAAGATCTGCGTACCAGACTTTAGCCCAATGTACAGTGCCTTTTGCAAAGTTTTCATATGCTCCGTCGTCAGCTTTAGAACATCCAAATACGAGAGTGGAACTATGCTCTGGAATCCTAATCGCATTCAGAGTAGTAGAAGACACTTCTTTCCCAGTCATGTTTGAATTGTATACATAAAGCTTCTGACTTCCAGCTTCATGACGGAATACAATAATCTCTCGATTTGTTCCAGCAGATGGAGTTATACTATCAGTATTCCATGAGAAACGAGGTTCCTGAGAATACCAAAGTCTGAATCCATTTGAACCATCACCCTGAAAACACTGAGCAAGAGTGGAGTTTACACTATTTCCTGAATCAAATTCAAAGTCAATAGCAATCGTAAAGTCTCTGTCTTTTTCCATGATCTTTAATCCGGTGTCAATATAGTTTGTTCCATCAAATTTAGTCGCAGTTGAAATAACTTCATGCTCTTCAATGTCGCCATAGCTATAATCAACACCAAGTTTGAAATCTAATGTATCTTTTAATGATAATGATTTTGCTTCAAGTCCCATTTTCATAAGAGTATAAAGCTCAACCTGTGTCATATTGGCCAGATCCTTACCATCAAAATATCCATCTACATATTCGCAGGTTTCATATACTGCATTGATCGTTTTATTTCCATCGACAAATCCTGACTTATCCCATCCTTTAAACAGATTGTACTTATAAGCAGATTCCTCAGCAGTATATACAGGAGTATCACCTGTATATTTTACATAAGAACCATACTGGGCAGTAGATTCTTGAAGAGATAATCCTTTAGAAACATATTTTACAGTATATTCACGGATTTTACTGTCATATATAGCAGTAATAGTTCTGTCAGCAAAGATTCCTGTCATTGAACCTTCCCATCCTTTGAAGGTATAATCAAGCTTAATTGTGCTTTTCTTTGTAGGAATAGGAATCGGATTAACTTCTCTTGTAGTAGGATCAACAGCGTTTCCACCTTTATCTACGTACTGGATATCAAGGATAGTATTACTTTCATCATCATTTATAAATGTAACTTTGAATTGAGTAATGATTGAATCGTAAGTAAGAACAAGGTCTGTCCAGATTCCAGGTTCATCTTCAGAACCAACAAATTCTTTATATTCCTGCTGTCTGACTACAGGAACATGAACAGATCCAGTAAGAATTGACTGCTCAGTAGTAGCGCCATTATCATCAATACCGGCAAGTTTTGATAATTTCAGAAGAAGCGTAGTATCATCAAGATTCCATGAGATACCAGTAATTGTTACGGTACGAAGAGTATTAATAGCAGCATTTAAGATAGCAAGAGCATCTACGATAGAATTCTGACATACAAATGTCTGTAAATTATCGTATCCTGCAACCTTAAGATCAGTTAAGTCTTTGAGGTTCTTGAGTGTAAGAGTGTTGATAGAAGATGGGAGAGAAGCATGAGCAATCTTACCATGATTAGCAAATAATACAGATGTTACAATAGTTCCATCAGCATAAAGATTAATAAGATTTTCACATGCAGACAGGTTAACAGATCCTGTAAGATTTGGACAATTACGAATATCCAAAGTTTCAAGAAGAGTATTATTACCCATATTAAGAGATGTCATAAAAGTATTCTGATATCCAGCTGTATTATTACCAATGATAAGAGTTTTCAGCTTAGAAGCCTTTGAGAAATCATTATCATGAATATAACAAGCAGAGAGGTCATTTAGTGCCTCAATTCTTGATGCAGCATAGATAAGAATAGCTGTATCATCCATATTTGTTAAGTCCGTAGTAATCTGATATTCTTGTCCGGCTTTTGCACGTACCTGAGTAGTTTCTGGTGAATTACCATAAAGTACAGAAATATACATATCAGAATAAGGAATGATCTTCAGAGTATAATCTGGTTTAACTACAACTTTCTTAGGAGTATTACATCTGAACATAATCTGATCAGACTTTACATCTGTATGTAAGAATTTCGTTCCCATATAAATATGCTGGTCACGTTCCCATTGTCTGAGATGATATTTTCCACGTCCATTCATCATCTCATTAAGGAATCTTACTGTTCCAGCACGATATGTTCTCAGATATAATCTTTCATAGTGGATTCTCCAAAGTTCTTCTGGGAACTGGCTCTGCCAAGCCTCATACTCATTAATTAAATGAGAATCAGACCAACAGTTAGAGTCTACAGACTGATACATATTTCTTAATTCTTGTGTAAATACATCACGTATTCTACACCACAATACAGATTCAGCAGCATTGAAAACATAACCAGATGAAGGATTTCCTTCTTCTTTATAGTCAGTATCTTCCTTACCATATGGGAATGACAGCTCACCTGAATTATTAATACCAAGCTGAGTGTCCATATCATATGCCCATAGATCAAATCTATAACCATTATGCAGAGCAGCCGCATCATCATCTATAGTATAATATTTAGCTTTATCACCCATAGTTGTAGCTTCTTCCTGAGTGATATAATGTTTTGCCCAATGCGGGAAAACATTCTTGGCTCTATTGTCAATCATACTATATCTGAGTGTAACTAAATAGAAATAGAGCATTGCATCCTGAATACACCAATCTTTCAAGCCATCTTTAAATTCTTTATCACTAGACGTAATTACAAACTCATAGAAGTCTCTCCAAATCTGTTTGTTATCTGTACGTATTTTCTTTTTTGCTTCATCAGAAGTAAGAGCAGAACCATCCTTAGAATCGCCGCAACAATCATATCTGAATTCAAATGATCCATCCCAGTTATTATACAGAGCATCATATGCTGTATTACCAGTTTTCCATTCAGCTTTACTGATAGGATATTTCATAGTTCCATCTTGGTTTGTTATACCGGTCTGGAATGCAGAGTTTGGAAGAGTATTGTCACTGATTTCAATACAGAATTCTTTCATATCCTCTGGATCATAAGCTCTTGTAATATCAGTCTTCTTTGAATCTCCCATATTACCGAGAGAGTAGAAGTGCCAGTCTGTATCCTGAAATTCTCTATGAGTAGTAATATCAGGATCAGATTCTTTAATAAAGATTACACAGTTGACAAATTCCATAGAGTTTTTAACTTTAGGATCTCTACGTACCGCAGGACTTTCATATGGTAAAAAGTCGTTGAATCTCTTCTGTCCTAATGCATTAGTTGCCATATTTGAAGATGCTACATTTACTTTAAAATTCCACCAATTATTTGGAACAGAGTTTCTTGTAAGACTAATCTTACCAGTTCCGTCCTCATATTTTGTGCCATCACCAAGAACTAACTCTGTTTTATAGTTAGGATCAAGAGGAATCTTACTATTGATCTGATGTACACCATCCGCACAACAAATAACATCAATATTTCTGGCAGCAAAACCATATTCATTACTTGTAGTTCCCTGTCCGGCGTGGAAACAGTTAATAAATTTCCAGTTATCTAATTTAGGATCCCCATTCTTATAAATACATTCCATAGAAGTATTTTTAACAAAATCCTTCTTGTCATTTGTGAAATGCGGCGCTTCAATTTTGATTACTCTTAGATTCGGGCAAGCATTAGCTACAGAATCTGGAGTAAGAGCATTGTTGTCATTGTAGATCTGGTTTCTATTATATCTTGCAATCATTTCATCTGAATCTCTGGCATCTGCAATAAAGTTAGCAAGAATGTCAGAATCTGTGAGAGAAGCAGAATAAGCTTTCATTCTATAAATCAACACATCACAATCCGGAGAACCGATAGTAATCGGAACAGGAGAATACTGGTGCAGTCTATGAGAATTATCATAAATAAGAGGTCTTCCTCCAACTCCGTCTTCATAAGTCATAATGATAGAAGTTGCAGATGTGTCTTTTGTATCAATTGTATTGATATTATATTCAAATTCAATAATATCCTCTTCGCTATATGGAAAATATAAGCTGTCAGTAGAAGTGTTCACGTATGCTTCATGAACATCCATTTTAATACCTACGTCAGAGCCTTCAGTACCATCAATACATGATAAGAAAGTAGCAGAAGCATTGCGAACATTCTGAGTCTTAAATACAAATTTGAATTCAGAACCAGTCTGTTTCGGGTCTTTTCCGAAGAGATTATAATTAATCTGAGCAGTTGTTCCAGCTTTTACACAGAAATACTGGTTTCCAGAAGCATCAATCTGGTATCCACCATTATCCCAGTCAAAGTTATCTGATACTGAAAGAGTAATAGCAGAGTTATTTTTATCGGTCCAGAGTCTGTCGGTATCTCCATTGGATTTTCCAACAGGGTTAAAATCAAATGCTAAGTTGGCTATGATTGGTTCAACATCAATATCAAGTTTAGTGATATTAACTGATAAAATCTTAGTCACTTTACGACATGAGATGGTCAGGTTATGTTTTCCTTCAGTGGATGACTTATAACTCCAGATTTGAGCAGAACGATTTACAGAAAGAGTGCTCTGTACTTTACCATCAATTGATAGTTTTACAGAGGCTGGATTGTGATCAGGATCATATACAACATATTTAATACTTGTTGCCTGATACTGTTGTGCTGTAAATTCCTGTTGAGCACATCCAATAATAGGAGTTCTATTTGTAGGATCAACACAAATGATATCCTTACAAATAGTATTTGAGGTTATTTCTTTATTGTTAATTGTCGCAGTCATATATACTTTGAGTAAATGGCTGCCATGTTCCTGTTTAGGAATATTATAAGACATAATTCTGCCGGAGGACTGAGTTTCAACAGTGCCTAAGTCTTTTCCATCAAGAATAAAATGAAGAGTCTTATTGACATTTCCGTAAGGTGTATACCTAAATACTACATCTGTATTTGTATATAACAAAGTATCATCAAATGTGCTTTCAAGTTTGAATTCTACAATAGTAACAGTCCATGTCTTAGTGGCAAGTGTCCCAAAACTGTCGGTAATAGTTAATCTAATAGTATTTGCACCGACATTAAGATATTCAGTGATATCAAAACTATTGTTTCCTTGCGCAGCCGTATTCGTAGCTACAATAGTATTACCAACTTTCCACACAGCAGTACCGGCTCCAGTTGTATCACCAGTATTATCTACAGATGAAAAACTATATTCAATAATTGCTTTTGAACCAAGTAAGAAAATAGCATCTGCATTTGTGATTCTTTCAATAGTAATAGTAGTAGTATCTGAGGAAGATCCTCCACCACCTTCAATTTTAAAGCTTTTCTGGATTTCTCCATCCTTTAAAAATGTAAAAATACTATTTTCGTATGTAACATCGTACTCGGCAGCCGCAGGATTTTTCTTGATTTCTTCAATGGCGGCTTTAACATCTGTAATATCTGTATTAATTCCTTCAAACTGAGTATCATAAGAAGTCATATTTTGTTTCAAGATATCTACAGCATTTTTGGCCTCATCAGATTTTGTAGTAGCACTTTCTACTTTCTTCTCAATGTTTGAAATAGTAGTTTTTATCTCTGAGACAGCAGTAGTATTGGCATTTACATTCTTTTCGATTTCAGTTTTAGCTGTTTCAAGTGGACCAATTCGATTAGAGATTACTGTATCTTTCTCGTCCATTTCTGCTTCAAGTTCCTGCTTCAATGCAGCTCTCCACTCAGCAGATGGCTCAATAGAACTAAGTTCTACAGTCTGAATAATAGTTTCTCCATCTTTGAATACTAATGAACCTTTTCCATTGACAACAGAATACTTAACTATAAGGTTTGCAAGACTGTTAATAGTAATAGGTTCTCCAATAGGTTCCGTTCCATCTTTAAACACTAAATTTCCAGTTGTGTTGTCATATTCAACTTTTAAGTTCTTCAAACTGTCAATACCAGAAATAGCAGTGTTTAATTCTTTGACTTTTGTATCAACTTCTGTTTTTGTATAATATGCTTTCAGAGATTCAGTTACTGTTCCATTAAGATCATTCATAACAGATGTTTTTACATCTGCTTTTATATCATCTACATTAATAGAAGCAGCGGAAGCTTTTGCTTCATCTGCGTATTGTTTTGCTTCGGCTACATGACCAAGAATCATATTTACAAAACTTGTATACCAATCTTCAGAAGGTTCAATGATTCCATCATAATTTAATCCTTGAAGAACAGTAAACTGACCATTTGGTCTGGTTCTCCAAATATAATTGTTTCCTTTTTCATTTACGCCAGTAGCCATAATTTCAAAAATTATATCTCCGGCATTTGCTGTAACAGCAGCATCAATCAACCAACCAAATCGAATATAAGTATTATTGGAAGCTACATTGATAACTGTCGCTACTTTACCCTTTTTCTCAGCTACAGATTCATACCTTATCTGGATGAGCATATCCATAAGATCCATACCATCCCAATATCTTGGAATCCTAAATGGCATATACTGGCTGTTTTCTTCCTGCATGATATTAATCTGTGTAGCATCAACGGCAATATTTTTTAAGTTATCCACTGTTGAATATGCATTGTCTTGATATTTGGTATATACTTCATAACGACCATCAGTACATAATGTATATTCCTCAGTGTCTACGGCTAACTCAGCACTCAAAGTCATTGCCGAATTAGCCGCAGCAGCAATTTTAGAATCTTTAAATGACATATCATGACTCCTTTACTTTAATAATTTATCCAGGTCAACAACCTGATCAAGATGGACAACTCCATCCTGTGTTCCATCAGGATCTTTACCTGTCATATCTTCGGCTACCATAGCAGAAAGATTTTTTACAACGATACCATCTCCGGTGTCATCACCGTTTCTGTCTGTCAGCGTAATCTTTCTTCCATCTGTATCCAGACGAATATCTTTTACCATACCTTCATAAGCAGCTTTGTTCTGAGCATCTAAATCTTTAATCATTCCTTCCATAACAAGAAGTCTCTGATCAATTTCAGTAAACATTTCTGAAGGTTCATATTTATCAAATTGTACAAGTGGAGTGATATGGATAACACCTGATGTGGTCTTGCGAATATAAGAAGTGTAAGATTTGTCTTCATTTGCAATCAGTTTTAAAAATGTGAAAGATACTTCAATATCACCAGCTTCAGCAGTAAGTCCGGCATCAACGGGAATTAAATACTGGATATAATTCTGTTCATATGCAAGATCATTCGGAATCAGCTGTGTCATTTTGATTTTATTTGATATCGGAAGCTTATATTTCATATAAACAGTAGTATCAGTCATATCAATCTGTTCTCTGTATAGTTTGCTTGTCACAATCTGAATCTTATCTACATAGTTACTTCTTTCCACAATTGATTCTTTGACTGTTGTTACAACAGTATTTTCATCTGTAATTTTTAGTGTATACATAACTGCCTCCTTCCTTATTTAGTCTGAGTTTTTTCTAAAGCTTCAATTCTAGTCTGTAGTGACTTAATAGTTTCCTGCAGTGTTGTGACTGATAAATTCGCATTATCAGCACTTTTCTTGATCTCAGCAGTATTCTGAGTCAAAGTAGTAATATTGTTCTGTATTGTTTCGATATTATTGGTCATGCTAAGTAATGATGTATTGATCTGTTCAATTGAAGTGTTAGAAGAAGAATCTGCAGGCTGCAGATCAGAGATAGATTTCTGTACTGCAGTCATAGATTCTTTCAATTTATCCACATCAGCTCCCAGCTGAGTAAGTTTTCTTCCAACAACAAGGGCATCAGCGAATGCACCCTGTTTAGATAATGTCATATCTGATTCAGGGAGATTAGCCAGATAATTGTAATCATACTTAACAACACCAACAGAGGTTTGAATTCCCTGAATATATGTTGCCATTATTACTCACCTTTTTCTACAAATTCATATAGTACTGTCATATCAAGCATAGACAGTTTGTCTTCATTAGATTTAAGCATTTTCTTGAGAGATTCCTCTGGAATCATCTCAACATCAAGTTCACATGTTTTATCATAAATTTTCTGCAGACTTTCTTGGATTTCAGGGATGATTTTATCTTTTATGTCATCATTAAGAACACGATTTCCTGTTTCATTACCGTTTTCGTCAACAATAGGATGTGAGTTTTCCTCTGTAAAATAAGAATCAACTAACTCCTGCTCGACCTCTGAGATTTTATCTACCTGCGCCTTAAGAGCCTTTAGATTCATTGTATTCGCCCAGAATACATCAACATCTCCTGCGATTAAATCCGCACGACTCTTCATAGAATTTAATGTTTTATACATTGCCATAATGTCTGCATTTACAATAACTTTTTTCATAATCCTTGTACTCCTTTTATATTAATATGTAACTTTATTTTCTCTGACGAGTTCTTCAATAGCATCATTTAGATATGCTTCAAAGTCAGAATATAATGTTTCGATAGCCGCTTTAGAATCTTCTGTAATCAAAGCCTTAGCTTTATCAATAGCCATCTGTTTAGCAGTTTTCTGAGCTTCTGCATCAAACTTACCTTCCTTCTTCAAAGCATCTACATAAGTCTGATTAACTGTGAGTACTGCTTTACTAATAGCATCAGTAGCAGCGTCTATATATTTTACGAGCTGATCATTCTCCAAGTTCTTTTCCTGTTCTTTAATCTTTACTTTTAGGAAGAGGATTCCATAAGTAATAAGAAGTGGAAGAATACCAGTAATGATCAGATATAATACGTCCTGAATACCCTGTTTAATATCCATAGTTATTCCTCCTAACCGACTGCTTCATTATCTGAAGAGTTTTGCTGTCTAAGTTGTTCCATTGCAGAATCATAAGTAATGCCTCCTGTGCAGTTTTCTGCACGAGCCTTTGCATAATAAGCCCAAACTGTAGGGACGAGTGTTGCTGGAATAGCAATGAGAGCGTAGAGAGCAGATAAATCTCCATAGGTCATGATTGCTTTTTCTACAAAATGAATAATCTGTAGATTAAGTAAAAGTACAGCAACAAGTATCAATTTACTTGTAGAGACTCTTGGAATATTGAATCTCTTAACCTTTGCTGCCTTCAGATTTCGTTTCATTTCAATCTGCCGATTTTGGGCTTTAATTTTCTTTAATTCAAGTTCATATTCTCGACTAGTCAAATATTTCACCTTCTTTACATAATAAAAGACCACGATTGCTCATGGCCTCTTATTTATTCAGGAATAATTCCATATACGTATGTTTCAAACTCTGTAAAGTCTTTCAGAACTGATTCTTTATTAGCTTTGAATGCTTCACCATCTTGAATGGATTTGTTAATAGAAACGTCACCATTCTTACTTACAGATGCGTTTGCATAAGCGACATTCTTTTGATTTTCTGCTTCACCAACATAAATATTTGCACTTACATTAGTTGTTGTATTAATTTTAATCATGCTAATTCCTCCAATTTTTGTTTTATAATTGCAATTTCTCCTTGTAATGAGAGAATAGTGTTTTTAAGTTTTTGGTTTTCTTCTGTGAGAGAGTCTATACGGTGATGTGCTTTTTGTGTCATATGAGTGTTGAGAGAAATGAACTCATCATAAGATAAAGAGTATTCTTTAAGTAATCCTTTTGAATTTGGCTTATCGTATGTGGTGCAATTAACTAATGATGAATCTTCACTAGAAATTCCATTTTTTATTAACGATTCTTGAATTTGCTGGGCTATAAATCCATAATGAATATTATCTCCTAAATCATAACCATCATAATAATTATATCTATAAGAAACGCCTTGGAAATTCATATATGCTTGTTCTATTTTATTATCATAAATACAAATATCATGTTTAACATTTCTATCAGAACCTTTTTTCAAATTTCCATACATAACCGTACCTGTAAACCATCCATTTTTCCAAGGTTCTGTTTCAAGACCAATACTACATCCGCTTGTGCTTCCACACATTAATCCACTACCTACAGTAATGGTTTTACTTCCATTTGAAATACTGTCATGTGTATGAGTAGAAGAAGCAGTACTATCGACAGAAATAGTATTTCCAGAAATAGTAATACCTGTACCTCCATAATACGTTGTTCCACCACCAGAACTTGTTGGTAATTGTACGGAGCTTAATTGAGAACCATTATTGTTATATAAGTATAAATATCCATTAGAAACATCTATTCTACTTCCAAATGCCCTTTCAACCCAACTTGTAGTAGCAGCTCCAATACTACTTGCCGTTATATTTACAGATGCATCTGATGCACCTTTCCATGAACTTATCTGAGGAGTTCCATCTAGTTTAATAGTTAATCCACCTGTAATAGAAGAACCTCCACCAGAAGATGAAATTGTTTTCCAACCTATATTCCCGTTACCATCATCTACAAGATATTTTGACGCAGATGTATAATTTGGCAAATATGGAATCTTAACAATTGTGTTGCTGTTGCCTAATTGTATAGATGAGCCACGTAATATGGTATCATAATCTTTTTCACTTATTATTACTTCATTACTACCATTACAGTAAATTCCTGTAACTTCTTTATTATCTGTATTAACAAGATCCCATCCACAACCATTAGACATATGAAGTGTTCCATCAATAGGATTTCTGACATATCTATAATTATCTTTAGAAGTCCCAGTTAAACTAATTTGATTGTTTACAATTTTAATACCAACGCCAGCAGTATATCCACCACCACTTGTATCAATAGCATCAATAGCAGCTTTAATAGCAGCTTGCGTCATAGTACCATCAGTATTAGATCCTGTACTAGAATACAATTTCATAATACCAGCAGTAGAACTCGTAGCCTGATTTACAGTTGGTGATGTGTTTAATGTATAAACTGTTCCATCTTCTAGTGTAATTTTATATGATCCAGTTTTTCCACCAGAATAAGTATATCTCCATAATTGATTTATATTATTTCCATAACTACCATGTGAACTTTCTGGATAATTACTACCTGATAATTCTGTTACGGGATAACTTGGGAAAGAATCTGATGTTGTAGAAAGAGAAGGAGATGATACATTTGCTGGTGTGATAGAATCAATTGAGAATCCATAAAAAGAATCGCTTGAAGAATCTGTTCTCCAATATAACCAAAATGTTGTGGATGGGATACTAACAGTAGTTCCACCAAATGAACCACCTAATTTTGAAAGAGCTATTTTTCTTCCATTCGATTCATAGAAAATTTGAACCCAGTCATAGGTTGTGGATTCTGTTTGACAATTACTATTAAAAGTAATTTTAAGTCCATTCGCAGATGTCCCACCAGAAGTGATAGAAGCTATTCCTCGTCCAGATGATCCGCTAGTGGTAAACTGTTTCCCGTTTAGCCATAGTTCACTTGCATATATTTTATTCCAAGGAGCAGATGTACTTCCTAAATTACAAGTGCCACCAGCACTTACCATATAATTATCAATATTGGTATATGATGTAACATTATAAGGAGTGAATGCAGGAACACTATCATTACTAATGGCAACACACATATTTTTATCACTATTAATAAGAACCGTGTGGCAATGACCAAATCCTTTATATCCTAATGTAGTACTCCAATTAATGTCAGAACTTGAATGGGAATGTGATCGTGCAGCGATCCCTAAATTAGATAATGTATTATTTCCGCTTGCCAATTCAACATTATTAATTTTAGGTTTATTTGTAAGTCCATTATAATTAGTTGTGCCGCCTTCACCTAAATTAGCCAGTGAAGTATAAGTTTTTTTATCACCAGTAAGATAAATAGCATCTACATAAATACATGCATATGGATTAGCTGTTGCTCCAATGCTTATCTGAGAAGTAGTATCTTTAGTTTTACTTACTGTAATATTACCATATGCATCGGTTTCAGTTGATAACAAATATGGTAATAAACTAATAGATAACATTCCTGTAGTCGTACTTTCCATACCTACTGCAAAGTTACCGTTTTTATAAGGAAGAATAGTGTGATGATGATTATAACCATTAAAGTCAAATGTGTCTGTTGGTTTCCACATAATTGATTTATATGGCACTCCTTTATACTGTCCTAATGAATCAGTAATATTAAGTTTATTAACATTTAACCATCCATTTGTATCAATATCATCTGCAATTAATGTTAGAACTCTTGCGCCTTGTTCTTTTATCAGAAACATTCCATGCATTTTTGAAGAGTCTAAAGATGAATCTATCAACCCAAATCCAATTTGAGTTGTATTAGTTCCCCAGTCAAATGCAGTAATTACTTGTACTGAATCAGTTGGTTCACCAGTTCCAACATCGTTATAATAAATAGAATATGATTGCTTTGCAGTAATAGATGTAGCAATAACACTACCTGTAAAACTTCCAGTTGCACCAGAAAGTTCTCCTTTAAAACTACCTCTTGCAGCTTTTAATTCTCCAGAAAAGCTACCTGTTGCTGCAACTAATTCACCAGAAAAACTTCCGGTAGCAGCTGATAGTTTACCACCAAAAGTTGCATTCCCTTGATTATCTATATTTAACTGATTGCCAAGTTTTAAACCATCTGGATTCAAACTTATGGATCCATCTCTGTTACTTAATGAATTTGCAGATATATTCCAACCGCCAATAGTTCCTCCATCAGCGTAAATAGTTCCTGAAAATGTACCAGAGTTAGCATAAAGCTTACCATTTGAATCAACTCTGAAGTTTCCACTACCAAGAGCAATTCCGTCTGTACCAATATATACATTTTTATCTTTTGATACTGATGTTGGTTGTTCAGGCAAGCTATCCATGCCAGAATACAATTTCCCAGCTTCAATAGTAAAACCACCAATACCACCAATATAACCTTTATTAGCTATAATGGTTCCCTCAACAGTGCTGTTACCACGAATATAAGCATTACCATTAGAATCAACAGCAAAATTTTTACCTTTAATGGCACCGTTCTCTGATAAATCAAACCAGATACCTTTTAGTGAATAATTAGATGTCAGATCATCTTCAAATATTTTTGATCTGATTGCATCAACTTTAATAGAATCAGCAGTAATAGTATTGGTATCAATAATACCACCGTCGATTTTAGTTTTACCTGGTCCAGTGTGTGTATTCATTGCAGTGATAATACCATTAATGTCAATGGTGCTGGCATCAATGCTAATATGGTCAGAAATCATCTGAATAAATTTATCAGTAACTGTGAACTCAGACTCTTTGTCACCAGTTACCATAAAACTGATTTTATCTGCATTCTGAGTAATAGAAGAGGTGTTTGCTTTAATTTTTTCTTGAGCTTCAGAAAGATCTGTTTGCATACTGCTTACAGTAGATGTAATCCCAGAAACATTTTGTTTGATATCAGAAAAATCTGTTCGGATAGATTCTTGATCTTTAAGATATTGAGTATTACTAACCTTAGTTTCGATTTGTCCGGTCAGAGTATCTGTAACATTCTTAATCTGCTTTGTGTAGTCATCTGTAATAGTAGTCTTTTCTATTCCCCACCATTGATTTCCTTTACCATCATAAATATTAGTGATATCAATACCACCTTGTTCATTTGGTTCTATGATTTGGAATCCAAGTTTATCTTTGGTAATGGTGGCGTTATTAATCATGTCCCCAAGAATTGTATTATCTGGAATACCTGTCTGGGTAATACCATTTTCATCAAATAAAGCGGCTCTGTCTCCATTTTTAACAATAAAGTTGAAATCCCCTTTACCGTCCATACCAATCTGCACACGAACATTTCCTTTGGAATCATAAAACTGTTGGGTGCTTTCTTGAAATGCAATAGTAGGTTTATTGTCTTTAGAGATAAGTACAATTTGATTTGCAAGAGCATTTTGAGCCATTAAATCTCCAACTGCAATTTTCTTTGCGATGAGATTAGTAATAACAGCCTGATCAATTTCTGCATTTTCTACAGTAAGATGAATTGTATGTAATTCTCCAACTCCTGCATGACCTGCAAGAAGATTTTTTACATTAATCATATCAGCATTAATCTGATTAGATTCTATAATCTTAGCTGACAGCTTTTCAATATTTGCCTGTTCCGCTTCGAGAATACGAGTTGTGATCTTATCTGCGGAAATAAGTTTTACATCGAGATATTTCATGAAAGCAGTATCAACAGTAAGCTTATCAAATACACCTTCTTTTGCTTTCACGAGTTCTGCAATAATTGTATCAGCAGTAATGGTTCCACCAGATCCGGTTCCTCCAGTGACAGTTCCACCTAACATTGAATTGAATAGAGGATTTGAAAAGATTTGTTTAATAGCTTCTGATGTGATGACATAATCAGAAGTAGAAGATTTGTTGACTGAATTAACACGACCACCATTACGGTTGGAAGTATTAAGGGCATCGTTTAAAAGAGTATTATAATCATTCCTTTTAGCTTTGTACTGAATCATATTGCTAAAAGTAACTTCCATAGATTCATCTAAATCACAAGGATTATATGTGATTTCAATTACTCTTAGTTTAATATAATTAGTATCAGTGATTCCTACACGCACAAAATCATTTACCGCAAGCTGTTCATGGTACTCCTTAAATTCTGGAAGAGCGTATACATTCTCTACATCATCAGTATATGTATATTGTGGATGTGATTCCACATACAATTCTTCCAATGCATCGTCATAAAGAACTTTAGACTTATCTACGGCATCAGCAGTACTGTCAAGAGTAGTAACAATAATATTTTCATTTGTATAAGTGGATTGGCTATATAAACTCTTAATAATATATGTTTCTTTATCAGTAAAAGCTGAGTATTTGTTCTGTACTTTACCAAAATTTTCAAGTAATACATCTTTTGCAATCTGGTTTCGTTTCTCTTGAATTTCAGGTTTCTTAGCCGCATCATATTCAGCTTGACGTTCCTTTAATGCAGTTTCAGCCTGATCTTTTAAATTCAAATAATCCAGATATTTCTGATGCATTTGAGTGAAATATGCCTCTTCGTATCCAGAAAGAGGATTATAACCATCTGCATAACCACTCTTTTTTAATTCTTTAATACAGCTATCGTAAGTTGAAATCTTTACTTTTAATTCTGAGATTCCATATAACTTCCAATCAGTTTCATAAGCTTTTATAATATTTTCAGATTGCGTGAAATACCCAAACTGGCTAGGTGAATCGCCCATCTCTAATTGCATACCGCATATAGTGAAATCATTAGTTCCAGCGAATGCTACATCAATTAAACGAGAAGAAAGATTAAAAGAAGTATAAACTCTTGTCCAAGAAGATGTAATGTTATAAGCAACATTCTTTCTATCTTCTCCAGTGTTATTATAACCAAGATAAAATGTACCGGATCCTTTTACAAAACAACTAAGAGTATATCTCTGAGATGGTTCAATACTAATATTGTGTTGATAAATTCCTCCATTAGTACCAGTTACTTTAACTCCACGAGTGATTCCATAAGCAGGAGCATCATCAATTTGTATAGTTTGAAAAGAAGAAGTTCCAGGGTTTACCATATACCAATCTTGGCCCAACACAATCGGATTTACACATGAAATAATATTTCCTTTACCGAATCCTTCTACGGTTTCGTCTTGAGCTTGTAATGCAGCTACAATAGATGGAAGAGTGTAGTTCATAATTGATTCATATAAAGGCCAATCATGTGACTTTTTTAAAGCTTCTAAATCAAAATTCTTTTCATCATCAACATATAGAGCTTCTAAACCCTTAATGATTGCCATGTTAGCATTATATGCATCTTTTAAATCTTCAACTTTTTTCCCGAACCAATTTGTTTGAGCAGTATCAATTGGGACTCTATTCATTAATTCAGTAAGAACTTCCAAATTTTTATTATATTCTTTGGATAAATTAATAAACTCTTCTCTGCGGGACTCTCGGTAGCTTTGCCATGCATTATATTTTTCTTGTAGTGAAGTATCCATGTAAGGCTCACATATAAAATAGGAAAGATCAGTAATTACAGAATCACCAAAATTGACTGCATCAATATTATAATCATCTAAGCCTTCAACATAAAATTGTGTAACTAAATTTTCATCTCTGGAAATAGTTATACTATTCTGAATGTTTCTAAAACCCAAAACTACATTTGTATCTTTACCTAAGCTGTCAGGTCTATAAACATTTATGGTCATATTTACAGTATCAAACTCAAACACACATTTATAGGCTTGTGCGGCCTCTTGTGTTAAGAAAGCATATACATTTTGATCGTCTACTTCAAAGTTACATATATTATTAGGGAGTAATTTTCCATCGTCATCAGGAGTAATATTATCCACATAACCTATATGCCAACCAGGAACATCTGCATGTTTTAATACTAAATGTAAAAAACTTAGATCTTCATTTTCTGAATCATAAAACTTAATCTGATAAAACTTATTTGTATCATGAGTTGCCTGATACATCATTTCATAGGAATCTTCTTCGCCCATATTAATTTTAAAGTTTTTCAGTTTATATTGAGTAAGCATGATTTCATAAGACTCAGCAGTAATCTCTTTAGTTTCACGCAAACCATCATTATTAATAGTTGGCGGATCTACTATTTTGAACCAAATGCCATCACAGTATAGCTCCATTAGCTCATCAAGTTCTTCATACCCGTCAGTAACAGTATTGTTTATGTATTTATCAACAGTAAATGTTAATTCAGCTGTATTATTAGTTTTTAACGACAATGAAGCGGTAGATGTATCAATGCCTCCTAGCGCACAATATAATCTTTTGCCAGGTTTAGCTAAATAAATAATAGAAGGCTCAGTACGTCCATAAATATCATACTTATGATTTATTTTCACCCAAACGCACCCACCTTTCTTGGTTCTCTATAAATAAGCTCAAATGTAGCATCACCAGTGAATCTTAATTCATTTTCACCGTAAGCCAATCTAAGCCAGTATATATTATCTATATCTTTTACACCCAAATCTTCAAAACTTATAATTGAATTAGTAATGTCATATATTTTTAAATGCTGGCAATCAATATAAAAGTCATCATCTTTTAAAGCATTTATTTTCATTGTTCCGTTATTGTCTGTTACATTTTGGATTGTAATAGTGCCATGGCTTTTAGGGGAAATTTTAATAAGAGGATAGATGTAATCTTCATGACAGTCAGAAGTGTTGTTAATTATATAAGTTTTTGGAAGAGTAGAAGAAGAGGTGATATTATGCGTAATCTCAGGAGTGTAACCATATGGACTGTCGCAAGTGACTGTAAAATTCATTTCATATGGGAACACAACATGATCAGTAGTAATTTCTGTGAATGTAGCAAAGAACTCTATATCTTCGTAGAAGTAGTCACCACCAAGTATCTTAAATAATTTTGGTGTTTGTGGAGAAGTTAACCAGCCATTAATAATACGGATATTGCTTGAAGAAAGGTAATCAGTATCATTCATCTGTATAACACCTAATTTAACATCTGGTATGTACTCCAATGGGAAAGTAATAATACCATTTTTCAATATAGGAGTACATTTTTCTGGGTATGTAATGATTCCACTAGATAATTCAGGTGTCACATTTATATTGTGACAAGGATTTTTCATGATGCTAAGTGTAAAGCTATAATTATCGTCGTACACTGTTCCGAAATGATTTTCTCTTGCTCTATATCTATTCTTTTCTCCTAACTGTAAAGATCTGCTTTCAAGATTATCATTGTCTGTGATTCCAGTCATTATAATCCCGTATTCACTAGAATTATGTCCATCAAATTCAAATTGTAACATTTATTCACCTCTTTCATTTTATAATTTCATACAATAAAAGAACTGCCGAAGCAGTCCTTTTATCATCTAAGCTTTCTCCAGTCTCTAGTCATATTTTTGTTAATAATTGTAGAAACTTTGTTTGCGACATCTTGGATGTCTAAATCATTACTCATATTTGCTACATTAATGTTCACTTCGTTGTTGATAGTATAATCATTATTTGTTGCAGTAGGAGTAACCGGGTTAAACATATTGGTAAAGTTATTCATTGCAGCAATAGAAGGTTTGAGCAGACGAGTAAATTCTTCGGTCATTACTGATTCGCCAACTTTTGCACCAATGAATCCCTGGTCTCCATTACTAATAATAGCTTTACCTAAAAGAGTATTCATATCAGCAGGTATTAGTTTATTTATTATTCCACCAGTAGCAAAACCATATGATTTATACTTTTGAAGTATCTGATTTTTTAAAGCAGAGCCCCATGAATCATATTTTTTAACACCTGGAGTACTAATTTCAAGAATATCTGCAAGCTGTTGCATTTCTTTTGGTCCGACTTTTTTACCTTTGGAATTAAAATATCCTATCAAAGGACTCACTCCGGCAGGAACGTCTGTTGCACCATCTGGACGGTTTTGAAGAGTATTAAACCAACTCTTTAAATATGTTGGTTTATCATTCAAATAAGCTTTTTTGAATCCCTCAACTGCTATGTTTGCCTTATCAGCATGGTTTCCACCATTTCGATAAGCATATTCGAGAGCTGCCTGCATTTTATCATTGGTCATAGCCAATCCATTTTTATTTGCATATTCTTCAATTGCGTCGTAATGCGCATCTGGCATTACATGTACAACACAAGTTTTGCTCCCAAAATCACTTTTAGCTGTAATAGTAGCCTTAAATGTTTTTTCCAGTCCACCGACTAGGATTCCTGTCGCTCCGCCACCTTTAGAAGTTTGTACCCCTTTTGTAGCCGTAACCTTACCAGACGATGAAACTTTTGCAACATCAGTTTTATCACTAGACCATTTAATATCTGAATGTAAAGGTGCGGTAGGAGACCATGTAACTTTCAATTTATAAGATTCATTTGGTGTCAAGAATATTTCTGATTTGTTTAATGAAAAACTATAACTTTTTCCATTAACTGTACCTGGAGTTTCATTTCCAGCACCAGTGGAGTCTTTATTGCTATTAAATGTATTGTGAATACCATTCTCAGCACCGGTATATGTATTATTACCAGTTGTAGAACCACCTTGTCCATTGCTTGTTCCGTATGGAAGAGTAACTTTCATATTAGAAATGGTTTCTAATGCTTTTATCTGTTGAATCAAACTTGTATTGAAATCAGCAGACTTACCTATCATAGTATCAAATGTGCTAGACACCTTAACACCATACTGATCCATCACAGTATGTAAATGTTTATATGTGTTATCATAATTAGTGGTTACATTGGTAAGCATTCCACTAATAATAGCTTCTTGAAACGAAGAATTTTTCTTTACTGCATCAAGTGTATTATCAAGAGCTTTATTCGCTTCATTAGAGAAATTCTCATAGCCGGTATTTTTCATATCGACTTCGTGTTGATGCATGGTATCTGCCATATCATCTTCGGCATCTGCAAGTTCTGCACGTAATTTCTCAAGACGAGCTTTGGCGGCAGCATTACTGGTTCCTTCAAGGGCAGCTATCTGGGATTTAAGAGTATTAATATCTTTAGACTTCTTTTTTAAAGTTTTGTCATAATCGTAATATTTCTCTTTAGCAGAAAGAGCGTCTTTACGCTTATCAATATTTTTCTGAAGTAAATCATTCTCTTTCTTAATTTGAGTCTCATACATATCAAGCATATTCTGTTTCAGTTCAGAAAGAGCAGTAGATTCTTGTTGAATACCATCAAGAAGTTGTTTGCTTTTCTCATTGTATTCGTCTAAGCTGTAACAACCATTTTTATATTGTTCTTCAAGCTTATTAAGACCTTCCCTATAGTTAGCAATCTTTTGTTTTGTCGCATCTATAGATTCTTGAGTTAATAAAATGTTAGTTAATCCATTTGTAGTAAATGAACCATCATCATTGTAAAAACTTTCAGCGTCACCGAGAAGTTTTTGCATAGTCTGATATTCAGTGATAACATTTGATAGTTTATCTTGTGCATCATCAAATGGTTTCCAACGAAGCTCCATGATTTCATTTTTCAGATTTTCTATATCACTGCCGATTTTTAAAATTTGTTCGTCAATCTGTGCTATAGAATCAAGATACTTCTGAGCTTCTTCATTGTTCATAGAAGAAAAATGAATATCATAGTATTCGGCTTTTTCTGCACGAAGCTTTTGAAGTGCATTAATCTGTCTCGCATTAGATTTAATGCGCTCCTGATAAATCTTTTCGTTAATCTGATACTCAGGATTATCATTTGCTTTTGCGTAATCAATTACTGCATCCTGCTTGGAACCTGCACGATCCCAGCGGTCAACAGCCCATTGTTTTATCTGTTCACGATTATCTTGTAAAGCCTGAACTAATTCAGCAGCTTCATTTTCTAACTTAACAGCCTCTGTCTGGAGACTATAAAGCTGTTTCTTCATCTTTTGGTATTCTGGATCGACAGTTTTATGTCCATTTACCTTAAGATATTCTTTCATCCTACCTTTATATTCTTTTATTTCTTTATCAGTAAGACGTTTCTGTTCATTGGTATAATAGAGTTCCTTTTTCATGTATTTTTCATATTTAGAACCAGGTTTCTGATTATACCCTTGTGAGATTCTCAATTCCTGTTTAGCTTTGTAATAGTCAGCTTTATTCTCACGTTTACCTATGACGGTGTCATAAGCTTCAATAACACGTTCGACCTTTGCTTTAGCTAAATCTTTCTGTGACTTAGTGAGTTCACGAATCGCTTTGTCACAATCCAAGATTTTTTCATACCATTCCTGATATGCGTCAACACGTTTCTTATCATCTTCGGATAAACTTTCAATATTGATTGTACCATTCTGGACTTTCTTTTTCAGTTCATCAGATAGACCAACAGCAGAAGCAACTTCATTTGCTTTAGCTACGTATTTCGCTCTGGAATCTTTTTGTGTCTGTAATTGTTTATTTAGATTTTTAAGTGCTTTATCATAATTTTTCTCAGAAGACTTATAATTACTATAATCGCTTTCAGCGATATCTTGATACTTTTCAACGATTCTCTCTAAACGGTCAAGAGCAGTTTCTATCCAGTCTTTAGCTTGAGTACTTACTTTTTTAATTGTATCATCTAATTCTGATGTACCATCTGCATAGGCAGGAGCAAGACTTACACCGGAAGCAGTACCTTGTGCATATGCTCTTGCATGACCATGTGTAGCACCATGTTTTAATAGATCCTCTGTCTGAGTAGCTGAAAAAATGATGTCACCTTTTTTCAAATTCTCAATATGAGCGCCACCAGGAATAAGTGACCATACACCATCACGCACTATGGATTCAGAATGACCGTTGATGCCTACCTCATTAACAAGGGCTTGCTCATCATGTTTAAGTGCTACTTCTCCTTTTGCATGAGCAGAAGAGAGAGGTTTCATATTAAGAACATTATAAGCTGTGCCGGAAGCATGAGCAACTGATGTCATTGTGCCAGAAGCTTGAATCTTTTTAGTATAAACAGCAGTACCAAAAATAGTTGGAGCAGTTTTAGGATAACTACCAAGACTATAATTAGCTGTACCTGAAATGTCTGGAGCTTTTGTAGGATGTTCTCCAAGAGTAAAATTAGCTTTTCCTTCAATGTCATCCGCTTTTTCAGGTTCTTCACCTTTAACATAATTTACAGTAATACTTGCAGGATCGGATTCAATCTGAGCTTTGATAGCTTCTGCATTTCCTACATTATTTTCATTTACACCAATAGCTATTTGGACTTCTGGTGGGAGAGCAGCAATTTCACTTATAAGACTTTGAACTTTATCATCTTGAACAATTGCATCAATAGATACATTCTTATCTTGCAATTCGGCTATTCGTGACTGAAGTTGGTCTACTAAATCTGCACCTTGGGTCTGTGCAACGACTTCAACTTGTTTGTCATGTACTTGTTGCAAAGCATCAATAAGAGCTTGTACTTTATCTGCTCCCTCAACATCATTCTGAATTAACAAAGATTTTTTTTCATTGGTTAATTCTTCTATTTTAGAACTAATATCATCAATAGACATCGTATTAACATCAAAATCTAAGTCAATACTTCCCATTTTTCCGTCTGCTGCAAGCGCTTGCACATCGGCAAGAGCGTCATCAACAGAAGTTGTATCAACATCTATTTTGATTTTATCACCAATATCTTCATTGGATAATTGTAATAACTGATCTTCGGCAGTTTGAATATTGTCTGTATCTACTAATTTGATACCTGAATCAGTCTGAGCCTGTTGTAAGGTTTCAAAAGCTGCATTGGCATCTTGAGTAGCCTGATCAAGGGTGTTGTCCATACCATTCTGATAAAGTTGTGTTTGCTGATCCATTTCATTCTTGGCTTGCATGAAATCTTGAGCAGCTTGTACGACATCTGATGATAAACTAGACTGTCCAATAGCAGAAGAACTATATTCAGCATTCTGTTCTTGAGCAATAGCGGCTTTGTACATTGATTGCACCTGTTCTCCGCCAGTAATCTCTGGATGATATTTACCATCACGATCTCTATATTTATTTACTTCTTCCTGCAAGTCAGCTACCTGTTTATGAGCAGTATCTAAATCAGTAGTATCAAAATCAAATGTGTATGTTTTGCCAGTAAGGTCAGACAATTCGTCCTGTGCATCTTTAGCCTCAGAAACTAAATCTTCTAAACCTTTTGTCGCATCCATAGTAGGAGCATTAACTTTCAAAACACCAAGACCTTCAAGAGCAGTAAGAATCTGATCTTTGGACAATTGAGTCTTATCTGCTAACTGTTGTATGGCATTCTCAGCCTGTTCCATACCCTCAACATTATAAGCACCATCATTTAATTTGATGCCCTCTAATTGTGTACGGTTATATTTAGAAAGGGTTTCAAATGACTTTTCAGTAGCGGCATCGTTTTCTTTATGGGCAGCAGTAAGAGCTTCCAATGAATGTGTATATTCAGCAGCTCTGTCAGGATCATCACCGAATCCCATCTGTTCAGCAGTCTGTGGTTTCTCCCAAGACCCCTTAGTAGTTTCTTTAGAGGAATCACTACTTTTCTCAGAATCTTTTAATTTACCAGCTTCTTTTAAAGCCTCAATAACAGAACGAGCTTGGTCTTTAGTTAAACCGAGTTTTTCACATAAAGATTCAACAGCTTTTTCTGCATCACCTAATTCAGTGTCCCATTTACCATCATTGAAATCTATACCTTCTAACTGTTCAGAAGTATATTTTCCAAGGGTGTCTACTAAAGAAGTAACATCTGTGTTCTGTTCTTCATATGCTTTATTGATACCATCAAGAGCTGTAGTAACAGAAGCAGAATCTGTTATGATACCATCCATTAATGAAGATACATCTGTTCCTAAAAGAGCTTCAACAGTTGTACCGGCAGAAGCAGCTAGCTCTTCTTGTTTAGCTTTTAATTGATTAATAGCTGCATTTCGCTGATCATTTGTCAATTGATCATTTTTTTGAACTCTTTTTATCTCTTCTTCGTAGGCTTGCGCTCCCATGGCAGATGAATTGAAATTATCAATAGCATTTTGAGCAGCATCTTCTGAATAAGACTCCATGTTATCATAGGTTTCTTTTAAATCCTGTTTATATTTATTAACTTTATCCTCAGAAGCAGAAATAGCAGTAGTGTTAGTACTATCTGTATTTTTCAGTTCTTCGAGTCGTTTCTGTTCATCTGAAAGGGCAGAAGTAAGTTCTTGAGTTCTGTCTATACCTTCCTCTATAGATGATATAAAGTTATTATCAATGCCATAATCACGAAGACGACCGAAGTTAGCACTCATGAATTCTTTGCTGATTCCCATTGATCGAGCGGCTTTACTCATATTATCTATGTCAAATGACCATCTTTTACTTGCATCATCATAAGATGCCATACCCTTAGATTTAAGATCAGCTAAGAAATTATTAACACCTGTCTTATCTTCTGTGAGGTATCTCACAGCTTTACCATAGTTCTCTGCAAAGTTTGCTCTATCATCTGAACCTGTAGGAGAAATAAGAGCGGCAAATGATTTAAAATCATCTGTACCTACAAGACCTTTATCATATGCATCTTTAGCATTCTTTAGTCCGGCGACAATGTTATTATATTTATCTCCGGCATTCTCCGTACTCTGGGCACGTTGCCACTGAGAATAATAGGAGAGAAGCTCCTGTTGCTGTTTCTTAGTTGCTTGCCATTCAGACTGAGATTGCATATAAGATAAATATTCATCTCTAGCATCTTTTAATTTATCTTTTTCTGCGTTATAAGTTGCTCTAGCTGCTTCCTTGTCATCGGCTTTAGCAATAGCTTTCCAAGCTTTATCTGTTTCTTCTGCTTGCTCGGCAATAGCTTTAGTCTGTAACTTAATACCCTTTTCGAAATCTCCATCAGTAGCTTCAGCCTGATATTCTGTAAAGGTTTTCAAAGCATCTATGTTTAGTTTGATACCATCAGAAGTAGTGGTGAATAAATCATTAACATTTTGCTCAATGCCACGAGGATCTTTCACATCTTTGAAAGCAGTAGAAAGGATCTTAACATTGTCTTTAGAAATTCCACCTGCAGAAGTAGTCTCTGTAAGAATAGTTCCCATAGAAGAAAGAGTAGACTTAGCAGTTGATACTTTCGTTTCCATTGAATCTAAAGAAACAGCAGCTTCATCTGCCTGATTCTTAGCATTGCTTATTGCTTCATTAACTTTTTCTTTAAATTCATCTAAAGAAGAAAATGCTTTATCACCATTAATAAGTAAATCAATAGCTATTTCATAATTATCTTTGGTCAATCCATTTAAATAACTACCTATTTCCGCTCTTTGGTCTCTATCATAGTTTTTTCCATAAAGACGAGCAGCTGCATTGTTAATCTGTTCTCTAACAGTCCAACCTTCATCAGTTTTATATCCTAATTTTTTAGCAAGACTATCAAAACTTTCACCAGTACCTTCAGAAATTGTTTTAAGATAATCATTTCGCTGTTTGGACCATTCTCCAACTGTCATCTTTGAATCTTCGGAACCATAAGAGTCTTCCAATGAAAAAAGGTCAGCCCAAGCTTTTTGAACATCTTTCGAACCCGATGTCATAGGAGCGATTAAAGTCTTATCAATCCAACCATCAATACCACCAGCATCTTTTATTTGATCTGTCATTTTAGAAATATCAATATTGGATAGCATTGTGTTAATGCCATTTTTAGCTCTTTCCGCAACATCTGAACCCATGTTATCAAACATATTTGATGATTCAACATATGCTTGTAAACTTGGAAGTAAATCTTTCCATTTAGATGCTTGTACAGCTTCTTGAGCAAGTTTTTCAGATTCAATTAAATTGGCATTACCTTGAGCCAATGCTTCTTTAGATTCAAGAGACGTTTTAAGAGCATTTTTATCTGCCGCAGAAAGCTCTGACATATCTACTGTATAAGTATCACCATTTACATCGCTAGTTATTAACGATGTAACTTTATATTTATCTAGTAATTCTTCAACTTCTTTTTGTGGTGCAGTTGTAGTAAAAGTAATAGGTCCATCTGTTTCGGTTGCATTTTTTAATGCGGTCCATCCAGATGTAATAATATCTGCTTCCTTTTTTTGATCTTTTTTATTAGAAATTTCTTTTCCAGTTTTCTCTGCATCTTTAACTACACCCTTATACTCATCCTGTAGATTATCTCTAATGGATAGATGTGTTACGTCACGTTGGAGTTGAATATAATCTGAAATTTGCTGATTAGCTTCTTTGGTATCCGTTCCAAATTTAAGAATAGCATTGCCTTCAGAGTCCCAACCATCAATCATAGAAGGTGCTAAGTTAGCAATTTGATTACTTGTATCGAGAAACGCTTGAAAATCTTCATCCGAAAGAGTGGCATTTTTAATAATATTACCAGAGATTTTGACACCTGAAGCGTATTTTGTATATTGTTCTTGGAGCTCTTCTAATTGAGACTTCTGATCTTTATAAGTTTGATTTTGCTCAAGGATTGTTTCTTTTGCTTCTTTTCCTTTAGCAATAATGTTATCATTCCAATGAACAATAGCATCAATACCTTGAAGTCCCCATGAGATTAATTGCTGTGCAATCATTGCTGTACCGGCAGAAACAACAGCATTACCAATTGATGAAAGTGCAGAAGAAGCAAAACTTTTTAATCCATCAGTAAATTTAGGTTTTACTTGCTTATTGGGGTCCTCTACTTCATTCTCTTTCTTAAAGTCACTAAGAGTTTTCGTATTCGCTACAATTTGGTTGCCATATTCTTTCGCTCTTTCACTGGCATTTTTTAGAGTTTTATCAGCAATTTTCTGTCTTTCTGCGTTATCGGTAATAGTTTGACCATTATTCTGAAGTGCATTATTAAGCTGGGTCAATGCTCTTGTGTCATTATCATATTCTTTCCAATTTGATAAAGCCTCCGCACGACCTTCGTTGTACAATCTTGTTCTTCTACTCCAACGTGTTTCTGGTAAAATTCCACCTTGATCGTTCTTTTCAAAAACCAGATACTGTGATATAATATAGTTCATCTTAAAAACTATATAAAAGGTGAAAATTATGAGTGAACTTTTATTTTGTAATAAATGTGGAGCAGTGAGTTGTTCAAATACTATAGGTGATTTATGTTCAAGTTGTTTAAAGGGTAATCTTATAGGTACAACAATAAACTTTTCTAAAGCTTATGCAGAAGTAGTAGAAGAGTATAAAAAAACACATAATGGTGATTATCCTAGCATAGAAGAATCTGATGAAATGCTCCGAGAGAAATATTTCTATGGTAAGCTAGACTCTGATGTTACCAAAGCAGCCACTACAGAAAGAAAATACTGGGAATCCCCTGAAGGAGTAGAGCAACGAAACAGGATAACAGACCAGTGGTACGCCAAACAGAATGCTCAGAAATTCTCTACTGGGCCTAAGTGTCCAACCTGTGGTTCCACCAATATTCGTAAAATCTCTACAGGAGAACGTATGGTATCAGTAGGGATGTTGGGATTGTTCAGTAAGAAGATTAACAAGAGCTTTAAGTGCAATGCATGCGGATATACATGGTGATAGTTTATGAGTAACTTTAAAGATGATGATTATGTTAAAGAGTTCATATGTAGGACACAAATGAATTATTTTATGATTCAAAAATTAGCTGGTCATAATAAAGAAGCAAAGATTTCTTATTTGAAAAAGGTTATGTCTGCTAATGAATTTGAATATCAAAAATGTTATGAGGTCACTCAATTAATTAACTCTTTTTTGGGATTACTTGTTTTTCCAAAAGAGAAATATTTTAATTATCTATCTAATAGAAAAAATAATTTTCAAAATGTGCCTACATTAAAAAGACTCACTAATAAGACGTATAATGAGAATTATAAAAACACTTATAAAGAAAATAATTGTGAAAGAAATGTAATCAAACATTTAAGGAATGCTGTTTGTCATGATCGTTTAATGATTCATCCATTAACTCATAACGCAAGTACTGAAATAAAAGCTATACAATTTGAAGATGAAGATATTAGAGAAGACCATAAAGGAAAATTTTCTCTTATTATCAATATAGATGATTTGGAAAAAATATTATTAGAGTTAGATCAATGTTTTTTAAATCACTAAAGGTTATATTCTGAAAATTAATCAATAATTTCTTTTAGACAGTCAATAAAACTATACTATGGAGGTTTAAAGATTATGGAAATATTGGAATGTCCTCTTTATAAAGAGTGCAAGGAAGAGGAATGTCCTTACTTTGAAAATGAAGATTGTACGTATTATACTAAGAAAGAGCAGGAGACTGAATAGTCTTTTGCTCTTTTGATGAATTTTGTAAGTATGTTTTATAAGTATCACAAGTAATACCTCTTATAACAGGAGAATCAATTATCTGACTTTTCTCTTTGCTAATAAACATTAGCTCCAATTTACTCCCCATGATGTTACCTCCTCGAAAGTTATTTCTGGGAATATTTTCTGAACAACAGAAAAAGTAGTTAGTTTGACTTTTGTTTCATTTGTTTCTTGAAAATAGTAATGCACTAATTCTTCAATAAATGCGAATAGTTGCATGTGTTGATTGTTAGATGTAATTATCCGTTCCATGGAGTATACTAAAAAAGACATACATCTTCCATAAGTGGTTGCTTCATTTTCGGTGACAGAAAAACTGCCATCTTTTGTAAATATTAGACTTACAGGAAATAATTTAGTAGGATCAATATTTTTTTCATATAAATGTTTGCTTAAGGATTCTAATCCTTTAGTAAACAAATTGGCCAGTTCCTCTGGCATTTCATAAGTTGCATTCATAAATAAGCATCCGTCAAAATATGGCGGAGCAATTGGTGCATAAGTTCTGATAGAATTATTTATTATCATAGTTTTACCCTCCTATGTGAAATATAGCATAGAAGAATAATAAAGTAAAGATTTGTGCTTACATCACCTTTGCACATAAGGTAAGATTGCTTACGAGAGTAAGATGTATTTACCCTTTAATTTATTTGGCGTAAGCTGCCTAACAGTCCTGACTATTCCTTCTTGATCCGGAGACCAAGTTCCCATTATAGTCGATGAACGTTCTTCTCAGAGAGAAGCTTCGCTGCAGATCACCCATATATATACGTTGTTACTATACCTATTACATTGCTGTAATAGGGGAGTAGTATATACTTCGGTTCACCCTGAATGCTAAATTAAAAGCATTTCTCTATTCCTTCGAATAAAGACAGTTTCGGTTGTTTGCTTAGTAACCCCTTTCTCATATGAGATCGTTCCGTGTCACCACCAGGTTACATGGGGCGTTTTCTAAAGGACCAACTGATAATTTGTCCCACCCCAGTTCATAGCATGGCTAACAAGCATACCGCCAACTCCGGCTAAGGATTTATTAAGTCCCAAACCATTTAAGAGCCCTACAGCGCCGTTGCCAATATCAAGCAATCCTTTAAAAGTATTAGTACTACCTTCTGATTGCCATAGCTGTGACCAAGATTCTTTGATTTTAGTTGTTTTTGCTTCGATAGAATCAAGGTATGTATTAAGCTCATTCTGAGCTGAATTTTGATAATTATTTGCGGAATCATTATAAACATCTGTAAGCAATTCAGGATGCTGCAATATGGATGCAAGAATATTACTTCTATTTTTTCCTGCCATCATTTCAAGCAGAGCAGCCTGTCTATTCTGACCATCTGCCAAATCTTGCTTACCAATATCATCCCAAACCTGAGAGATATCTTTTAAAATATCATAAGTATCTCTATAGTTTCCATTCATATCAAGAATAGAAACTCCAGCCTTACCGTTAACGGCAGTAAGAGATTTAATATTTGAATTAAGTTTAGAAGTGGTCTCTACAAGACCTTCTGTATCCTCACCCATAGAAGATAATTCTTCAGCAGAAGTGCCTCTAAGTCGTAATGCAATTGTTCTAAGACCAGCACCTACCTTCGATGGATCCTGCACTACACTATTTGCTGCCGTAACAAGAGCAACTGACTTGTCAAAGTCGTTCCCCGCTGCTACCAATGCTGAACCTGAATCCTGTAAAGCAGTGGCAATTCCGTCTGTAGAAATTGCATAGTTGTTACCAACAAGATTCATTTTATCAACGAGATCCATAGAATCATCAACTTTTACATCGTATGCTTTCATCATGGAAATCATAGCGGTTGTTGCATCATCTATAGATCCGAATTCTGATACATTTTTTAAAATACCTGTATTTTTAGCTAAAGTCTGAGATTCATTTAAGCTATATCCAAGACGAGAAAAATCAGCAGCACTACTAGTAATCTGAGTGGTTGTACTACCAATGTCTTTGGCATCAGTTCTAGCCTGAGTAGTAAAGTCTCTATATTCTTGTTTTGTACCATCTGATGTTTTCTTAAGTTCAGTCATCGCTGAATCTAATTCTTTTATTGATTCGACACCGGATCTGACACCTGTTGTTAATGCTTGGAATCCAAAATTACTTACAAGATACTGGCTAAGACTACGGAACTTTTGTCCCATTTCAGAAATATAACTAGATAAAGGTTTTACACTTTGAGTAACTTTAGTAAGAGATTGGTCAATATTACCTGGACCATTTTTATATGCTAATTGATATTTTTCAAATACACCAGACCCTCTATCAATAGTAGCATACATTTTACCTTGTGCTGCATTAAACTCTGTTGTGTATTTGCTTCCTTTTGCCAGATCTGCTGACATTTGTTCCATCTTAAGACGGACCTTATCAGATGCTGGATCTAAATCTGTACCAATATATTCTGAACGGCTATAGCTATTTGGAGTACGTGAGAAAAACTGATTAGTATTACCGAGATACCTAGCTTGACGATTGGCTTCAGAGCGAAGAGCAGCAAAACGTACTTGCTCAGTGTCTCTTTCGTCTCCAGTAAGAGTCGCAAGACTATCACGAGATTTTTTTAATTGCTCATATGTATCATTAAAAGATTTTAATCTTTCATCATAACCTTGTCCTAGAGTTTTATCTAATGGTTTACCATTGTTAGGATTATATACTTGAGCCATTTTATTGAATGTCTTCTGTTTCTCACCCAAATTAGTGATAACTTTGTCGTATTCTGAAGCACTCTGAGTCATTGCTTTGTATGCTTCTTGATTCTTAGCCTGTGCTCCTCGAATGTCAGATGCAGAAGTAACCCAATCAGAAGCAGTACCTTGATTTTGTATCTGTCTAGCCAGCTGAGAATTTCTATGTCCTATAGTTCTCTTTGACTTTTTATAAGTACTTTCATCAATAATCCCACTTACATACTGTTCCTGTAGGGTTCCTATTGTCTTCATATTTCTCTTAATTTCAGCTTGAGCTTGTCTAAGAGTAATGCCTGTAGATCTTGCAGTATTAGAAGAACTAGTAGTTTCTCCAACAACTATTTTACCGTCTTTAGTTTTTATATTGTCTCCAACAGTAAGCTTAATAGAGCCCATGTTTTTAGCTGTAGATTTTATTTCATTAAGTTTGGCTAAAAGTCCATCAAGCTCCCCCATAATACCTTGATTTACGGAAAGTTTTACTTCTCCTAGATCAAGCTTGTCCTGATACCTTGACAGCTTATTGGCTGTATTAGCCATAGATTTTAAAGCTTTTTCGGGATCGACCATCTGTTCCACAAGATTAGATCCCTTAATAACAGGAGTATTTTTAGCGGCTTTGGCAGTTGCTTTACTTATTGTTTTTACCGCTGTCTGTGCATTCTTAGTTAGCTGTTTAGTATTACCTAATTCCACACCTAGTTTAATGTGCTTCTCTTTTAAAGAATTAATTCGTGTTTCTAATGTATTTAGCGCACTGTCTTCAACTTCTACACCAACGTTTATTATATAATCAGCCATTTTCTCACCTCACTTTATAAACCAACAGAATGTAATCCGCTGATAACGAATTTTGTTGCTTGCCCTTTGGCATGCATTTTTCTAGCACGAAAATATTGTTCCCAATAATTTCTGATAGGAGTTATTGTTTTACGAAATCCATGATTACCTGTTTCAAAACCCCAAGAAAAAACTATTTCTGGATCACCTTCCAATGGTTCCCATATGCCATGTCCTCCAGACATATGGCTTGAATCAAATCGTGCTCTAAGCTCTGCACTTCGACTATAAGCAAAGCCTGTAATTGTATGAATATTTTTTAAATCATAAAGTCTATAACCATCCGCCCAAGAAGAATAGTCATTATAATATTTTTCTTCTGACTGTTGTGCATCTCTTTCCATCTTAGGCTTGTAGTCATTAACAAACTGCTGTAAACCAATAGTTATTCCCTGGTCAATCAGCTTTCTTAACTGTGGAATTGTCCCCATCTTTTACATCAGCCAACTTTCGTAAATAATCTAACTGTTCCGGAGTAGCTTCTTTAAAAACATTTTCTAATATTCCAAATAATGCACTTAATCTATTAGACATAGAGTTAGTAAATGAAATACGAGCAGAAAGTGTTTCTTCAAACATAGCGACCATATCTCCATAATCAACACCAATCATTTCAATAATTTTATCTAAAAGACCAGAAGATACTAAGGCATCATAAGCATCAAGGCCTTCTTCGTCTTCGTAGGTGAGATTAGTATAGATAACCACACATGTCAGAGAAAAGTTTAAATGCTTATTCATTGGTTCGTATGTAAGAAGAGAAGTATCATATTCAATAATACTTTCAATAACTGTATCTATAAGTGCTCGTTTAGTAGCAAACGGCACATAATTTTCAACTTCAAGTTTTTCTAAAGCCCCTACTGGGTTCTCTTTATATTCTTTTACAAATTCTAAAATATTAATTTCCATCCTTTTTTCCCTCTTTCTTCCTTGCTCTTTTTAAAGCTTCATTTTCATCCCAATCAATCCAACCAGTAGACTTAGTATGAGTGATCCATACATAGTCCAAATCAGGATAGATATAATACATCAGTTTCCGTTTAATCTTGGCAGAAGGATCAACCATTCCACCTTTAGTGTCGTAGACACGTTCGCTTCCATCTGAGTATTTGACCCAAAAGTCAGCAACATAATCTATTGCACGTATAGTCTTTCCATTATGCCTGAAAGACGGTTGCAATTTATATTTTTTTTGTAATTCATAATCTACAATTTCACCAGAGTCCAATCCAGCGCATATGATGTCTTCATAAAATCTTTTCTCTAATAGAGAATCGAAACATACTTCTTTTTCTGTTTTTCTATCTATAACAGTACGATTCTGTTTACCTTTAGTAGTTTGATCGACACCATATTTAGATCTTTTTTTATAGTTCCTCACGTTATCACTCCAAAGTATGATTTTGATATTCTTTGTAATACGGATAACTTTCTTTCTTATCAAACACCATTACAATCACATCAGGACTATAATAAACATCTAAAGGCTTTAGCCCATGCTTTAAATAAAGTTTCATTTGCTGTGGGTCTATAATTCTCACTGCCTGAACCGGATCATAAGGAACTCCTTTTAAGTTAGGTATTACAATCTCCATTTAATTCCTCCGAAAAAAATAAGGGGAAACTGCAAAAATAGTGCGGCTTTCCCCTCAATAAAATATTTAATTTTCCGTCACTATTTTTTTAGTTTTTGGTTTAGGCTGTTCTTCTTTCATAATTTCATTTACTTTATCCTGAATAGGTTTAGTAAATCTTGTTTTATGAGTAACAGCATCAGCCAATTCTTTTTTTGCATCCTCTTTGGTCACATCACCAGTATTGTATTTAGCAATAATGTTATATACTTTTCTACATTCTTCTGTATGAAAAGCTACCATCCAAACAGGTTTATCTGCATCTTTAGTGCACTTAGGACAATACTCATAAGTAGTGCCACAAGTTACACAAATTCTTGGTTTTGATTTCATTGAGTATTCCTCCTTTGCCTTATTAGAAATGCCCCGGATTCGTCCGGGGCATAACAATTCAAGGATTATTCCTCTACATCATCCTCTGTCATTACAATGTAATACAGCGGAGAACCTGTCTGACAATAATCTCTCTGAGCTACACCAGAGAATGTAATTGTACTATCTGTTTCAAGTGTCAGATCGCAATCTGGTGATACCTGGAAACTTGGGAATACGATATAAGCTGCACGAACTACATCTACAGAACATGTGTCTGCAACGAGAACTTTCATTGTAATAGAAGAAGTAGTCGGGAACTTATCAGACTCATTAGTAACCTTAACACCGTTTTCTGTTTCATACTCGTATTTAGCAATAAGAGTACCTGTTACTCCAGTTGGAAGAGTGATTTTTCCACTGTCCTCAGCATATACAAATTCAGTTGCAGATGGAGCAGCAGTAGAAGAAGCACTATATGCTTTTCCTAAAGTACCATTTGCTTCCAGAGCATAAAGCTTTGTAAGTGGAGCTTTCGGTTTCAGCTTCTCAGGAATTGTATACTCTTTAATACCTGTAGTATCAATATGTAAAATTTTTGGTGCAAGAATCTTAGATTCTTTTGAAGCAATAATCTTATCTGTGCCAAATGTCTGAGACAGCATAGAGAATGAAAGTAAGTTACAATCAGCAGATACTTCTACAGATTTGGATGTATAGAATCTCTTAATCAGTACACCAAGAGCATCTGTTTTATCTTTACTTTCAGAAGTTGTATTAATAGAAACATTAGATAAATTGTTTAACAGATAGAGTAAATCTCCATCGCTATTTTCACCAACAATTTCTAAGACTCTATCAATAACCAGAGAATCAAAATTTGCCATAATATTTTCCTCCTTGATTTATTATTCGGTTTTAGTGACTCGTACATTGCTCGAAGAGGAGTACTCATTAGATAAGTCACGCAACCAATTTAATTGTTTAAGTAGATTTGGATTCTTAGACATATCAACCATTCCGCTGTACATTCCTGCAGAGATGGAGGCAGCAGTATTAATGGCCTGAATCCTTTGAACAGAATCTAAAAATGCATAGATCCCAAGACTTTTAAGACTGTTAATGTCATATTTAAAACCAGGACTATTTACCATAGATGAAATTAAAGGCAATAAAAAAGAACCCGGAGAGGGTTCTTGAGAAGCTTCTTTTACTCTTTGAATTTTTTTTCTTCTATCTTCATCTACTAATAGCTGTAAGGTTTCTTTGTTTGCAGCTCGTTCACGCTTAGGATGAATATTGTGCATCTCACGAATGAAAGATATCATTTCTATGTATATATCACGAGTAATTATTAATTCAGTATTTTCATCATAAAGCATTATATTATGAGTTTCCGGATCGACTAAAGGTGCCATATCTTTCAATGAAATAGTATCACCTAAAAGAAGACAGGTATCTTCAACACCTATATCACGAGTAAGAAGTATGAATAAATCAAAATCATCCAACTTACTATAGTTATAACCAAGATCCCACAATTCAGACTTATAATCAGAAGGTATAGAACATATTTTATAAACTACATTAAAATAATGATTTTCTCCATATTTAGCTATATCAAGAATAGAAGGTTGATAAATAGTAATCTGATCATTAATTTTAAGGTTCTCACCTAAATAAATGAGAAGTTTATCCATAATAATCACGACCTAACTTATCTAAGCGATTACTCTTAAGCCTATTTTGAATATCATTCGGAGCAGTCTGTTCAAAATACATATTCCTATAGTAATAACCATTTTCAGCCACTTTGCCAGAATCATATGTTTTTATTAACTGCGTACCTAATATGTTTGACCATTGAAATCTTTCTTTAACTAAAGCTGCTAGTAAATCCTGTCGATCAATACCCCAAATAGTACTGACATCATCCTGGTGAGCTATAGTTCTAAAAATAATTTGTTTAGAAACCATAATATTATTTGAGTATACAATTTCAGTGTCATTTACTTCAAAGCAAATAAAGTTTTTGACTTTACTTTGTGCATCTGGAATCTTTAAAAAAGAATAAATATTTACATTATAATAATCTTCCGGACACGCATTAACTGCTTGAAGTTCTTTATTATTTAAGATTTCAATAATATCTGAATCTTTGTATAAATCCTCTAAGATTTTTCTCTTATCATAAGAAATACTATCAAATCCCTGTTCATTCCTACAAGAAAATAATCTATCAATACGCTCTTGATTCATCGCATCACCTCCAATTCAATAGAAGATGGTTGCTTATTTGGAAGAGTAGCAATAATCTTTATTACTTTTCCTAAATTATTATAATTTAACAAAGCTTTGATACTTAACGTATTCTTACCTTCAGAGATTTCAAAGTCATTAGATAATTCTTCTACAGATAATTTGTTTCCATTGAACTCATAAGACCAAATGACAGATTTATCTTTAATATCACTCGCAACTGAAATAGTTCTTTTAGAGCCTCCAACACGTAAAGCTCTATTAGTACCTGAACATGATAAAACAATGTCCTCTATTTCTGGCTCTTGAGGAATAACCGGAGAGTCATAATAGTCACATATTTTTAATTCAACATTATCTGTAACTTTATTGAAATGATCCTGTTTAAGCGTTACTTTAGTTACTCCGCATGGGAACGTATCTTCTAGTTTTGACACTTCAAAAACTAAAGGCCTAATCATAGAATCACTCAACATGAAACGATCATTATAATCAATTGTTTGCGTAGTTGGAGTAGTAGGGACAATAAACTGTGACTGATTATCTACTGATGTAAAGAAACCATCGCTCCATACGCCACTGTTGTAGTTGTTGCGGTTTCTTAATACACCAAAACAACTATAAATTTGTTTATTCTTTATCCATTTAAACATCCAATTACATTTAAGAATGTTATATCTTATGAAAGAGTTTTTATCATTCTTCCCTAAAATAAGCCATAGCTCATGAACACCTGTGTTCTTATCCGGTATTTCAAGATAAAAACCAAAACGTTCAATACTATCTTGGTCCATATATTTCTTTTCAGGGAAATAGCCAGGTCTGAATTGAGCCAGATACTCAACCTGGTCCTTATTGATTGTATAGGTTTGAGAATACTGATATTTGATTTCAACATCTTCTAAGTATTCCATAGTCCTAGAATATAGCTTACATTGTCTGTAACCTAAGTCATTGGTGAAAGTTTTCTGCATGATTTCGTCTGACTGAGTACGAATACTGTCTGATACAGTATTACCGCATAAAGCCATTCTTTTTTTGAAAATATCACTCATGGTTATCACCTATTTTATCTATGATAGAATGAGCATCAAAAATTATTTTTCTATATTTTTGATGGTTGAAATTAGGATTATTAAATTCAAGTTTGGCGCATTCTATTGTATTAGCCAAATCAATTATATAAGGTGATGGGATTAATTCAGCTAATGCTGCAATATATAATTGCAAGTTATTAAAATAATTGTTAAGTTTTGGATAAGAGTTTTCTTGATAGATTAAAAGCCAATGAATTTTATTATGTAGTAATTCTATATAATCAGAGAACTGATTGTCATTAAAAGTTCCATATTTATACTTCATTCTGATCACCATCCAGATAAGAATTACTTCTGGAAGAGTGATTCCTAAAATATTTTCTGGCTTCCTTTTTATATTTCTTTTGAATACTCATAATATAATTGGCATGTTCTTTTTGGCTGGTCCATTTTTCATCTTTTGAACCATAAAACATATTAGTATGCTCTAAAGAATTCAAACGAATATCATACCAAGCAACGACCATATATAAAGCAACGACTTCTATTTCACCATTAGTAAGGGTGTCCTCGAATTCAAACAGAACATCATTTTTTTTCGTTAAATCATGTTCTATTTTTAACTGGTCTAATTCAATCATTGCAATAGCACTATTTAGCCATTCTAAGCACAATTCAGTCCAGTCATCAGACGCTAATTTTAATACTTTTATATCTTCAACTTTATTTTCAAATCGTTTAAATACTGTTTCATAAGAGGTCATAGAACACCTCCTAAATCATTTTTTCTAACTCTGTACCACAAATTTCATCTACAGCACGTACTTTCTGAATAGAATCAAATGTACCATTATCCAGTCTAGTTGCTACCTCAATTTTAATTGCTGTTTTAAGCCCCTTAGGAACTTCAGCAAGTGCTTTCTTAAACTGAGCTGGTGAGAGAGCAAGAAACTGATTAATATCAGAAGCATCATAAAGATTATCATAAAGATCTTTTACATCTTTCCATCTAGGATCCTCTAATAATTCATCATTCTCAATCTGGAAACATGGATCATAGATATATGGTGAGCGGCTAGATTTAAGAGAGTACAAATCTCTATATTCTACTTCACGAACATCTCCATATCCATCCCAACGGTATAGAATATCACTTTGTTTACCAGGCATAAATAATGTTCCCTGCACTAAAGAACGACATTCAATAAGTTCGTTCTGTTCAAACTTTTTAGTAGTTTTAACAGGAGCTGTTTCCTTTGTAGTATTTTCAGTAGTAGCAACAGTTTTTGTTGCAGCTCTTCTTGTTGCCATGTTATTACTCCTTTTTAATCAGTTAAAGAGGTGGTAATTCCACCTCTTTAAATAGTTTTTATTTAAGTGTCCAAACTCCGAAACGCTTTCCAATAATTGTGGCCACACCCATTTTAATCTGATATTCATACTCAATAGTTTTATCCATATTTGTATTTCCATCAGATACTTCTTTAATCTGAGCGTCGCCTTCATTGTAGATCTTGATAAATTTGTTATCAGCTACTGGCATAATCAGAAGTTTAGTATTATCTACTAACTTTTTACTTGTGTCATTGTTAGCAAATCTCTGCGGAATTTCAACAAGACGAATACCTTCAAACATACCTAAACGGCCTGTAGTGTGTCTTTCATCTTTCATTGCATTAGATACCCAAGTGATATCTTCCATAGCAGAAAGTTTTGCAAGAGCAGATTTGGTACCCATAACAACTACTTCATCACCTGTAGCCATCTGTACATCTTCGATTAGAGTCATAAACTCATCTTTTGTAGCTGCTGCAAGTGTACCTGTCTTATTAAACTGTGTAGACGGGAGAACCTTCTCACCTGCTGCCATTACAGCCGCATATACCATATCGTTAATTTTCTTGTCAAAAGCTTCATAGATTTTCTGTACGAATCCAGCCCAGTCAATACGACCTGCCATAAACAGCTCATATTCTGCGTAAATTTTAATTCCATACCATGAGGTTCTAACAGAGAATGTCTGTCCTTCTGCCAGACGCTGTCTAATAATATCATGGTGATTACCGGAAAGCTCAGACACTGTCAGAATAACTTCATCCGGTACATAAAATTCATTAGTATCACCGTCAGCCATAGATTTGATTTCTACAAATTCATTGAAGAATGGGTTTTCTCCCCAACCAGAAACAAGCAGATTCTCTACTGTCTCTTCGATAATTTCAAATACATCAATTTTATGTCTACGAATAGCTTTTCTAAGTTCTTTTCTTGAGCAGTTTTCATCTACTCCAAGTACAGAGAACATAATCTCTCTGATTTTATTATTAGCATCTTTTGTAGATACTTTTTCTTCTCCCTTAGCTGTGTCAAACATAAGCTGGGAGTACTCTGCATAATCATTTTCAGCAAAAATATTTCTTACTTCATTACTTGAAAAATTAAGTTTCATTATGTATTCCTCCTTTCATTAACCAATTGTCAGCTTTTTGTCTGCTACAGTTACAGTTGCACCTTTAGTAGGAGTACCACTAAATCCTTCAGATGATACTTCAAACACATCACCTACATAAAGCTCATATGCTCGAACGATGTCACCATTTGCGTTATAGAAATTACTTTCATGTTTAAGAGCGGTAGTATATTCTTCGTATAACATTGGTACCTGGAGCAGTAACAGAGCATCTCCTGGTGTTTTAACTTCTACATACCAATTTCCGTTAGCTGCTTTATCCAGTACTACACCAGCAAAACCAGTAGAATCTTTAGCTTTATAAGTCTCCGGTTTGATATAATCGCCTTTTGCAACAATTGATCCGTTGTCCAGATCTTCTTCAATCTGAATGTTATAAATATGACCTGCAATAGTAGCTTTCAGCTTAGAGCTACCAGCAACAGCGTGTTTTTCAGCAGTGGCCATAAATTTCTGAAAATTAGATGCCATTTTTATTTCCTCCTTTAAATATTTTTAGGCAATAAAAAAGAGCTATTTGATAGCTCAATCCTTAAATAAACTTCCATATGGTTTCTTAGCTTTCTTAGGTTCAGTAAAACCAATAGCACTAGGTTTCTGCTGATAGTTGAAAGTGCCTTTTTCTTTAACATATTTACCTAAAATAGCATCGGCTCTTGTCTGTACTTCTTCTACACTGTAGATAGCCTGATTTTTGATCAGTTCTTTAAAATCTTCTCTATTTTTCAGTTCAGTGTAAATTTCAGCACCAAGAACAGCTTCTTTATCTTTTGATTCGTACTCATTAATTTTATTCTGAAGAGCAGCATAGTTACTTCTGAGTTCTTCTAATTCACTTTTTTCTGAAAGTGTAAGATACTCTTTAAATAATTCTGTTCTTTCATCTGAGAGAGATACTGCATCACCATCTTTTGTATAGCCCTGACGGAAAATTTTACTTTCATCCCAGTTGCTATATACAAAATGGTCATCATATGTAGCATTAATAAAATACCATTCATTATCATTTTCTTCCCAAGTAGACAGAAGAGTATATAATGCACCTCTTACATCTTCATGACTAATTTCAAAAGTAACTTCAGTATTACCATTTTCTTTTTTTGTATATCTTTTTTTATTGCTAAACTCTGAATTGTCATTTGATTCTGGATCAGCTTCCGGATCAGCAACTGGTTCTTTTACCGGTTCGTCTGGATCTTCTGTACCTTCGAATAATTCAGCAAACTTAGCCTCTAACTCTTCATCGGACATAGACTCATAATCAAAGTCAAGGTCTTCAACAGTTTTAGAGTATTTCTCTAATAATTCATTGAGTTTCAACGTTTGGTTTCCTCCTTTCGTTGGTTCTTCAATTTCAAACTTAGCAAGAGTCTCCTGCAAAGACTGAATAACCTTTAGTAATTTTTCTTCTGTATTAGTAAAAAGACTATTATTCTCTTCACTGAAATCAGCAATATCTAATCTGGCACCCTCCATACCTTCTTCAACGGGTTTCTCGGTGATAGGATCAGTGCCTAAACAAGTCACACCATTATATCTGAATTTATCTAAGTGAAGCACTTTGTCCTTAGTGTCAAAAGAGAGTTCTGAGATACTTAATTCACAACTTACTTTACTTCCTTGTTTACGCTGAATAATTTCACATGCTGGAGCACAATAATCGTTATAAATTACCGCATCGGCAATAACATATGTTTTATCATGTTCTTTATCATACTCAAGATGATATCCTTCAGGATTGACAAAAACACCAATAGGTTGCTCAATGTATGTAATGTTTCCTTCATCATCAAATTCCATAGCATGAGAAGTAAAATCAGTAGTTCCATCAGATAAAGTGGTAATAGCGGCCAGAACTGGTCTATAGTGTAAAGACGGTAAAGCTTCTAACTGAGCTTCTTCAGATATATAAGATTTATTTCTATTTTCATATAAATGATTTACTTTGAATTTAGTTCGTAAAAAACCATCATCTTCATCAGAATCTTCTAATTCAAATTTTGCCGGAACCTGAACTGCAATATTATATCCAGACTCTTTGGCACTGAATACAGTTGTCTGATTCCTCTGTTCAAAAAAAGAATAGAGATCATCTAATGTAAGTACTTTTTTCTTCATGTTAGCCTCCTTTCTATTGTGTATTTTTATCCTCATAGAAGAGGAGTACTAACTTGCACAATAAATATCGGTATAAGTTAGCTTGTTTATATCTATATTTACATTTGCAAAAGAAAGAGATGAACAATTTGCAAATGTATAGATACCTTTAGTATAGCCGACCTGAGGAAAGCCAATAGATTTTAAAATATTTGCTGTTTCCTGGTCAGCAGTTCGGATAAAATGTTTGTTCATCTATTATCCCTCCTGTTCGCTGGACTTTTCTGATTCTCTACTTTTTTCACCTTCATCTGTAAGGTTGTCAGATTGAGGTCTTCCACCTTTTGTATCATCTGTTTTACCATCAATAACTTGCTGTGAGGCAGATCCACTCAATGTGAAAGAAGTACTAAAAGGAATCCATGTTTCGTGAAGTTTTAAAACAGTATTTTCAAGATAATCCATAGATAAAGCTTCAAGAGGTGAGATGCCATCAAGAGCAGCAACGGCTAGCTTTACTGGCACACCTCGTTCTCCAGATTTCATAAGTTCTTCTTTTTTAGAAGCTTTTGTATAAGGAGATACCTCAAAATATTTTACTCTAGCATGATCATCACCAATAGCAAAAGTAAGATATCTATTAACTCGTTCTTCTATCTGTGGAAGGACAGTTTTAATAGCCATCATTGTGTCACAAAGAATAGCAGCAGTAAAAGCAGACGTGCCTGAGACTTTGTCATTATCAAGAATCTGTGCACCACCAGAATTTTTAAATAAATTCGAAGTAGCAGTAGCAATTCTATTAACATCTTGAGTCTGGTCACCTTGAAACTCTATAGGTTCAATTTTAAGAGGGGAGATAGCTGCAGATACACAATCTGGAAGAGATTCAACTAGTCTATTATAATATTCAATGGCTGTATCAATATCTACTGAGAAATCATCTGGTTCGTCAGAGTTAGTAAGTGTTTCTAATCTTGCAACCAGAAGTTTATAGATTGATAAGTCATCTTTTACCGACTGAATACTTTGGAGATCAATAAGATCAATAAGTGGTTCGAACAAACCAGAAAGAGGTGGCATGTTAAGTGTTGGATCATCAATATTAACTTTAATTACAAAAGTTCTTTCTGGATCCAACTCTTGCCAACGAAGAGTATTGTCACTTTGAAAGGAATTGTATTTAGAATTAAATTCAGAATCCCAGTATTCTAAGTCGGCAGTATGACTTCTGAAATAACTGAAATCAAAGGCACAATTAAGAGTGCCATCATAATTGACAGAAGATACTTTACAATAATCTCCATCAAGAGGGTAAATGAAGAATCCAGAATCATCTTCATATGTATAACCATAAAATGTGTCTTCACGCCATGCAATCAATAGACATTTTAAAATCTCTGACTGCATATTCATCTTATCAAGTTGTACTAAAGTATTAAAATAACTAGTCTTTATTTTTTCATCGTCATGCGCATCCTCAGTAAAATCTATCTGAGGTATAACATTAAGAGCTGTTAAATCTACCATTTCTGCCTGATAGGAGATAAGTCTTCTGTAATTATGAGAAACTCTATATAAGAATCTGCTCAAATTACGAAGGTTAGATTCATTGGTTTTAGGGTTTTGCATATATTGACGTAATTTATCTTTACTAAATACAGTAAATGTTCTTGTTTCTGTTTTAGTTAAATCAATAAGCTGTACGGCTTGCTTTACTTGAGCGAATTTTTCTTGTAATGCCTGTTGTTTAAGAGCATAATTTTTTATCTCTTGAGTTGTTTTTTCCTCTTTAATAGCCAATGTCTCACCTCCTAACTAAACATTTTTCTTACTACACCTTTACGAATAGGCATAGCAGCAGCTATATTTTCTTTTTTGGGACGTTTCTTATTTTTAATATGTTCTCTACGAAGTTCTGAGAGTCCATAACAAAGCATTGAGAAACAATACGAACGATCATCATGCAATTTGTTTTGCTTCTCTGTAGACAGTTCAAAGCCATCCTTACCAGATTCTCGTTTCTTTCGTACCATATTAACCATTTCCTCCTTTAGCGAGTCGATCTGTACTAGGCCAAGTTCCTCGTCAGGAGATAGTTTATAAATTTTAGTTGAGGCCAAATTTCTTTCTTGAAGTTCTTCTTCAACTAAACGATCTAATTCACCTTTAGACATAGATTTATCTTTATACTTAGCAATTAAATCTTTTTTTGCTTTTGCCATTTCTTTTTCGTCTATATCTAGCATTGTTAAATATCCTTTATTATCATACTCAGCAGTGAAATCTATGAGATCAAGTCTCATCATTTCAATAGCAGCTTCATAGATAATAGATTTATACATAGTAGGCGGTAATAATTTAATTTTATCTACAGCATTAGGAAATTTTTTGACATAATCAGACGACTGTTCTTTATCTATAAGACCTCTATGTAAATATTTCTGTTCACCTTCATGTCCTTCTTCATACCAATCTTCCATAAGATAATCTGCAATATTAACACCGGCACCACCAGAACCAGCATCTATAAAGATATTACTTATGTTTGTATAGTCATCGACTCCATCACCGTTATAGTCAAGGATCAGTTGTTTCAGTTTCTTGACCTGTTCAGGTGTACGCATAGGAGTTTTATTCTTTTTACTAAGATCCATAAAATTAATACCATTAGCAATACGCATTCTCCAATTGTCTGAAGAATCTTTATAATATTCTCCAACAAGGACAAAAGAGTTATCCATAGATCTAGCTGGATCATATGCTAAGGCAAAAAGTCTGTCTTTTGTATCATTAAACATAATTGGGGGACGGATAGTAGAATTTTTTACTATCATAGAACGTTTGAAGATGGCATCTGTGCCGCCATCAGAAGTGAATATATTGTAATACTCACGAAGAGCTTTTTCTTTATTTTCACGCATTGCATTGTCAACCTTTTCTTTGGTTAACAGAGATGCTGGATAAATCTTACCTCTATATGTAGCATTAAACATAATCTCACAGTTGATGTCTGCTACAAAATGGTCTTTGGAACCCCAGATCATAGCTTTACTGTATTCTTTATACTTTTTATAAAAGTAAGAATCAGTAGTGCTGGCACTTGAAGTGTAGAGTAATTGGTTAGGCAATTCTTTAGGAAGAGTAGTTACATTTACACTTCCACCCATTTTAAAGTTCTTATCCTGAGCTGTATATGGTTCAATAACCTGAAATACTTCTTCGTCCAGGAAACCAGATTCATCAAAACAAACTGCTTCCGCACGTTTTCCTCTTTTCGCGTTGACGTTACTGTTAAGTGTTTTAACGAAGCTACCATTATACAATCTATAAGTAAAACCTGCAGGATTTCTTATAAAACCATCATTATTGGTCATATTAATGACAACTTCATTCCTGAATACATCAGTTAATCCAGTGAATGACTCAATTTCATTTTTTGCAATAGATACAATCTTTTCAAAAGTTTCTATGGACTGGTCACTGGTGCCAGCGCATATATAACATCTACAATTATTAAGAAGCATACCTCTTGTCATGTAATATAATGCAAGCAATGTCGATTTTCCATAATTTCTGGTACATAACCATAGAGCATACATCTTATCCCAAGAATTCATAAATGTATAGGTCTGCACATCAAGAAGGTCAACGCCTATGAATCTTTCCATAAATTTGGTTGGATTTCTTAATCCCCATTGTTTAATTTCAGAAAGTTTCTGCATTCCTTCCATTTTTCGTTGAGAAATGATTTCTTCTGTAGGCTTAACAAAAATAGTAGGTGTATCTGGAACCCATATACCAGAATCAGTCTGTTTCATTCCACAATCACCTCATCATTTTCATCAATCAATTTCTTATCTCTGAGGAAATTTTTTAGATCATCGTTCTCTCTACGCAGAATACGTGCTTCTTCAATCGCAGCATCACATTTATTTTCTAATTCCAACACCTTCTGACGTTGAGTAGATATCATTTCAGTATAGTCATTTTCATCTAAAGCCAACTGTTTCATGATTGCGGCAGTACTGGCTTCCGCAACCTGAAGCATACCTTGAGAAGTTCCTATATCAAAAGCATTTACTTCCTGTTCACGAAGCTTCATTTCCTTAAGCTCTTTTACTTTCCCGGTCCAGGTATTAGCACCTTTAGTATTATGATTGCTATGCTTAATACTAATTCCATTATCACGAGCCAAATCAAGAGTAGTTTTCATAATGTCTTTTTTAGTGGCTTCAAGAGCTTTAATAGTAGCAGAATTTTTTATAATAGATTCTGGAGTTTTCTGCAGAGCATTAATTACAGTATTGATTTTTTCAGATTGGTTAAGACTATGTACAATCTCTACACAGGCACCTAACTTCAATTCATCGTCTTGCGTACTTTCATCGAGGAAACCTACTAATTTTCCATACATTAATGGTTTATCTGCATCAGCAGCAGATTCGAATGGATCATAACCAAGAGCTGAAATAACAGTTCTTTTATTGGTTTTATACATTTTTTTTACTTCATCAGAGTTATCTACAGACCCAATAGACGGTAGAAGAGTAGAACTATTGCCACAATCACCATCTTTCCAAGTTAATGTATTATATTGTGGCATAGATATATTTTTTATATAACTAGTCCAGGTATTATTTTTGGGCCGACCAGACATAGTGTTAGCAGCTTCAAGAATAGATTCATCATAAAGCTTTTGAAAGAAAGGTTTGTCTAAATATCTGAGCGCTAACTGGACACTCTGCTCATCAGGGGCTTTCTTATTGCCTTTTAAATCTTCAGAATATGCCAACTTTGCTGCACACATTTTACATATTCTTGTCACACCAGTAGTACATAGAGGATCTGTACTTTTATAAAAGTCGGAAGCATCTTTCAGCTTTCCACACATATTACATGTAAATTTAGTACGCCCTACTTCATAGAGAGCTTCATCAATAGCACGATCAATAACTTTTTGAGCAGGTGCTTTAGGTTTTGCTCTTGGTACAGGCTTTTTTTCAACTTCTTGTGCCACTAGAGCACCTCCTTTTTATCCAATTAAAAAAAGATACCAAAGTATCTTAGTAATAGCAGGTATGGGAGTTGAACCCATCTACAAGCCCTATGAAAGCTCCGAGGAACCGATCCTACGTAACCTGCGGTATTTGTAGACTCAAAAGGCTCATTATCTGTTGCAATCAGAGACAAAACCTTCTAATAAACCTAATCCATGCGTATACACATCTCATAGTAAAACTTATCTACTTGTTTTATGGAATTTTGATTTAATTTGTCAACCTCATGGGAGAAGAGTGATTCGAACACTCAAAGCAATTGCAACGGTTTTACAGACCGCCGTAGATCTCCATCTCTACCGTTCTCCCGGACGTTGCGTTAGGGATTCGAACCCCAGAGGCTTTTACACCCAGACAGTTTTCAAGACTGCACCCTCGACCTACCGGACACGCAACATTAATCTGTCTTTCCAGATTGTTAGGCCGCTCCGCAGCCATTTCCTAATTATAAGTAAAAGGCAGGAGAGTAGTCCTGCCTTTCAACCGGAATCAATCCGGTTATCTTTATATTCATGATATGCTACAATCACATAACCAAGAGTTACATGGTAGGATTTTCACCTACGAATTCCCACAGGAGGTGGGCTGTAATCTACATATCTTGTAACGCAAAGCAGAGTAATCGAAACTCAATCCTGTCGGATCACACGACTTAGCAGGTCGGTTCCACACCTTGTGAATTTACTTTGCAGAATAGGAGGGGGGAGTTCCAGTTCTCCCCAAAGAAACAACTATACGGAAAATGACATTTGAGATTACCCACAACTCTCAAATATACAAACATCCGGTACGGGAATCGAACCCGTGTTACTGCATTGAAAGCGCAGTGTCTTAACCGCTAGACTAACCGGACAAATCGCCAACCTGGAATTCACCAGGTCAGCAATTTAATATTTATTTCACTGCATCTTTTAATGCTTTTCCGGCTTTGAATTTAGGTGCAAGATGAGCTTCTGTCATCATAGTTTCTCCCGTCTGCGGATTACGACACTCTCTAGCAGCTCTTTCAACAACTGAGAAAGAACCGAACCCTGTGAATGCTACTTTTCCTCCGCTTGCCAGTTCATTAGTGATAACCTGAAGAAATGCGTCAACCATTGCTCCAGTATCTTTCTTTGTGATTCCTGTTGTTTCTGCTACTTTTGTAATAACTTCTGCTTTTGTCATAATAATTATTTCTCCTTTTATTCTTTATTATTTACTACGGCATATCTAAATTTATAGCCGTGAGTTTGTTTTAGTTTTCCTTTACACACCTTGCTTATAGAAGATGGATCTAAATTTAATTCTTTAGCTGCTTGACTAATACTTTCATAATTATTGATAATTTCTCCAGAAGAGGAGATTCGATCTATAGATTTTAGGGTAGAATCTTTATAATTCTTTCTTTGATGTAATCTATAAGAAATAATTTCATCAGTGGTCATATCCTTAATGTCATTGAAATACATAAAAATATATCCATGACATGTATTGTTTTTCCCTGATGCAGTTTTAGAAATGTTTGTGGAAGCTATGCCATTAGCTCTGGCACAGTCTTGAACACTTACATAATACTCCAACACTTCATAGTCAGTATCTAACTTTATAATGGGCACAGTTTCATCTATATTGTTAGAAAGCATTCCAAAATTTTTAGGAATACAATTTCTATTATAAGCTTTGTAACCTGCCAAGCCTGATCCACCAAGAGTCATATTATACCCATAATTATATGTATCTAATGTAGCTATCCAATAAATTTCTTTAATATCTAACTCGTCAGGTTGGCATTCTTCAAGTATATAAAAATCAAAGTTCTCAACACCGTATTTATCCATTGCTCTATAAAGAAATGTATCTCTTACTAAAGAACTTGTATGTCTATGCTGAGTCCATCGTGATTTAATATCAATAGATTGACCAACATACTTTTTGTGATTTATTTTATTCTCAATGCAATATATACCACAGGACACTCAACATCAGTCCTCTACAGGGACCTCTGTTTTTTCTGTGACAGCTAAATCAAAAATACAGCCTTCAAATGTATTCTTCAGTGCATTGATAAGATCAACTACCTCGCCATCTACGTAAACAGCTCCCTGTTCATCAATTGTAGCCTTCTTGATTTTCATCTGGGTAGTAGTTGTTGTTTTAATTTCTACTCCATTCATCCTTTTCTTCCTTTCACTCTTTCCCACAATTTTAAAGCTTCTCTGTACTCTTTAATATTATCTTTCCTCCAGCGAGCACTGTAACGTGCAGAGAATTTTAAAGTAGGTTCTATTGTTTTAATTTCTCCGTCAGGCATCTTTTTCTCATGACTTGGTACTAATTTACTAAACATACCAAATCCTGTGAACAGTCGAATTTCTACATCCTTATGTTCATTTGCTGACAGGAGTAAATCATACACAGTTTCTTCTAAAGCTTCATATATTTCAGCTATATTTTCTTCTTGATAGCCTGTTTTTTCTGAAACCTTAGCAATCAATTCCTTTTTGGAATATTTCATAATATTTCATCAATAGGGCAGTCAACGCCAACAATAGTATCAACAATTCCCAATTCTTTAGCTTCTTCTGGGAACATATAATATTCTCGATCAGCAATACCGTCTAAAAAATCTTTGGTAATAGAGGTATTGGCATATACAAGTTCAGCTAATCGTTCATCACATTTATTATAAAAATTCATGATGTCATTTGCTTTTCTGGAAGTCTGCATAATACCGGTTTGTCCATCATGAATACAAATTGTACTATTAGGAAAGATATATGATTTATCACAAACCATTGGAATATAACTTGCCATACTTGCAGCCATTCCAATTATTAAGCAATAAACAGGTGTGATACTATGTTTAATACAATCAATGAGTCCCATTCCGAAGTTTACGACTCCACCTACTGAATTTAAAATAATCCAAATAGGCTTTCTTTTATCTTCAGGAACATCTTTATCTTCCTGATTATATTTCAAAATATATAAACAGATGGACTCTAATAGATTGTTATTGATTTCATCGTTAATGATTAATCTACGATTGTCATAGTTGCTTTTGATGATATCAGCAACTAATTCATCTACTCCACTTTTCATAATTGGAAAATCAAATAATTCTTCCATATGTTTCTCCTTGTAATCCTTATATTTTTAGAAGTGATCCTTTTCGAAAAGATCAGCGAAGAGTTTACTGGTTTCTGATCGCACATCTTCTCCAAGATAGATACATCCAAATTTTTCATTTCCTTTAAACTCATTGCACATTTTAATGAGAGGATTATTAATCGTTTTACTTAACAGGGATTGTTTATAATCACCTGCAAGATAAATTTTACTGTTCTCTCCGAGTCGTGTACCAATAAGTTTAATTTGACTTTCTGATAAATCTTCTGCTTCATCACAGAGAATAACAGTGTCATTATAAGTAGTACCTTTCATAAAGAACGGTACATTAGTATCTAACACACCAGATACTTTCAAACTCTGTAATTCAAACTCTCCGCCATTAAGAGACTGAGAGAGTGGTTCAAAGAATCTCCCAACTTTATCTTCCATGTCGCCTGGAAGGAATCCGATCTCTTTACCTTCACCAGAAACTTCTCGTACACCTAAGATTTTACTATTTCTGCCTTTCTCCTTTACATTGTATAGTGCCATTTGCATAGAAAGATAAGTTTTTCCGCTGCCGTAACCACCGAGAATAGCCGCAATAGTGATATCTGGATTATTCAAAATATCTAATGCACAACGTTGTAAGGAGTTTTTTGCTTTAATAAATTTGGAAGATGGCAGTTTTAATGCCACAAACCCCTGACCGTCATAGCGCATTTCTTTAGTGGTGCCATCATCGGTATTTTCAATAATGAGATATTCATTGATATGCCAAGTTGAATAATCTAGTTCAGCCATAGCCTGATTGATAGCATTAGTATCACCTTTAATTACTTTATATCCTTTATATATCTCGTTAGTAGGCTCTACGATTCCATACACTGGCAGGTTAAAGACTTTTCTTGCAATATTTTTGCAGCACAAATCATCTGAAATGAATTCAATATCCTGAGCTTTAGATAGAGTATAAGCACTAAAAACAATCCTGTTGTCTGGTCTGACTGGATCCAATTCGAAATTTAACAGCTGTTTTTCCATTTCAAAATTATAATTTATTACGGAATACTGATCATGATTCTGATCTAAAAGACGAGCTATATGTCTAGCTTTGTATTTGATATCCTCATCTTTCCGAGAGGATGTTTTGATATTTTCGATTTCTCTAAGAGTTTCATCAGAGATGAAGAATCTTTCTTTGAATGCTGCCTCCTGGAGATTCAGGAGAGCATTGGTATCATAAAATTTAGTAATAGTTAGGCACTCCTTTACAGTGATTTTGCTTTATCAGCATAGTAGTCCTCAATATATCTGTTGTTGCCTGAGGTCTTATAATATCCTACATGATATCCTTTTTTGTTAATGTAACCTTTGTGCGTGTTTCTAATGATACCTTTGTCCATTAGTTTTTCAATTTCTTTCTTAGAAATCGGTTTAATAATAATCAACTCTTTCTATAATTTATTTTTTATTAAATAGATGTTCGTAGATTTCCATACCCCTGTCATTCAGCATCCTGTAGTAAGGTTCCTGAGAAGACTCCCCATTTCTTCTCACAGTCACTCCGGAACAGACTGCGTTGTCACAGCGGAGGATATTTACTCCGTCTACTTTTTTCAATGTTTTCCCACAGACAGGACATTTTCCTAAAAATTTCTGTCTGGCAAAATAAAGTCTATTATTGTTTTTCATCCTTATACCTTCCCTTTCATATATACTCAATCAACGAAATCTCGCAAACACGCCTGTAGAGCGCATTTGCGGAGACATTGGTTTAATTTGATAGCGTCATTTTTGCGCCATATAGCGGGCCTGACGCTTCCTATGATTTTTTCGATCATTTTTTTGTTGACATTCGGAACAAAGTACAGAACGATTATTTTTGGATACTGCAATAAATTCTTTACCGCAACAATCACACGTAATAAGTTTTGTTTCATCCTTGGCACTTTTATTCTGGCAATCGGTGCAATAAGGCGAACCGCCTTTAGAATATTTCACTTTATACGGCTTTCCGCAGCGTTTACACAGTTTTATCTTAGACTTCGGACCTAAGTTCTGATACTGATAGCCCAACTCACGCATATCTGTAATTTTAAGCACCGGATCAGACTCATTATCAACAAATGTGATTCTTATATTGAAGCGAGTTATCTTTTTACTCACTTCAACTAACCCCAATTCCTTTAAGTCATAAATCATGTACGGACGATCATCTACTTTACAAGTTACTCTGGCAAGGTTGAAATATACGTCCATAGAATAATTGATCCAGTTATTATTGGTTTCTGATTTTAGATTGTTAAACTTGGCAATGACTAAAAGAGTGAATGCAAGTCTTTCCCTGGCAGGATTCTTGATTTCCTTGATAGTATCTAACTCTTTCTGCGTAATAGGTATATAATCAATGCTCAACAGATCTCTCTTCTTAGCTTTACCAATACATTTGTCTATAAATGAGTACCAGTTATTGATATCAAAATCAGAATCTACTTTGGAAGCAAATTCTTCTATACCATTATAAATTTCTTTCTGAGTATACTTTTCCTGATACATATATCTAGTTAGAAGAGCTATGTTTGCTCCTAAATCTTTAGGACTACAATCACCGAGTTCTAACATTTTTTCTATATATTGTTTTTCATTGAGTATTAAATCCATTATTCTTCGCCTTTCATTTTTACTTTTTTCATTGAGAAGTGTTCGCCGCAAAACTCTATATCACCGTCTGGATCCTTTACAGGAAACTGCGCATAACCATCTGTCCGAGAAAGAAGGTTATCAATAATAGTATCTCCGGACATCTCCCAGACGAAAGTCTTACCCTTTTTTGTGTTATATCCCAAATCAACCAGAATGTTACAAAGCTTTTCTGCGTCTGGAACATATTCTGCACACTCTGATTCAAAAGTCATTCCAATAGGAGCTAAAGAAGTATCTTCATACACAGAGCTATGGCGGCTCATTCTGTTTGCATAAGTTTTGTTATATTTATCATAGATACGTTTTATAAAAGCCTTATCCTTATTTGTGTAGGTGGCATCTGACTTCAGAATAGAACTGTCAAACGGTACCTTACTTTCTTTTACATTAGCCAGTGTTTTCTCAATTTCCCAACAGAGTTCATTGACTACACAGGTTTCTGCATTGACTGGATAGAATTCTTTATAGAATTTAAGAAACTCTGCCTGTTCTTCAGTCAACTCTTGTGATGACAGCAGCTCTTCCAGTGTAATATTAAATCTGGACCTGCTCACGGCATCCGATGTTTTGATGTAGTCTTTGTACTCCTTCATGAGAGTAGGGTAGTTGTAGATGAAGAAGTACGGCTTCTTATCTGCACAAATTCTCTGATTGAATTCCTTCTTAGTTATTTCTTCTGGTGTATCTGTTTCTTCTATACGGTTGTAGCTATTATCATACCAATGTTTTGGCATAGGTTTAGCGATGATTCCTTTAGCTTTATCAATAGAGTTCTGTTGGAACAGCTGCCCACACAATATCCTGTAGTCTAAGACTTTATATTCCTCACTGTCTTTCGGGAACCTTGCCTGTAAGCATATCTGTGAAGTGATAACATTAGTAATAGGACCAATCGCATCACCGAAAGAACCTTTATTAGCTTGTATCATATCTGTCTCAGTCGGAACTACCTTGTTTCCTTTACGTTGGATGCAATAGATTGGCGGTAGGTTTTCTGTATGTTTTAATAAGATAGTATTGTTAGTAGTAAACATTAAGTCTCCCGACTTAACACCTTATGTTTCCATAAGGACTAGACTATATCTTCATCTGTAGCTCTATCACCAAGATACAGATGCTCGGCACTTCCCCTGCGAGGATTCCACTCACAAGGTACTCTACTTGCTTCTTTACTTAAGTATTTCTCTTAAGCTATGCTTTCGATAGTCGTTGAACTTTTCTCATTATTGAGACTTAGCACAGTATTGTCTTTGGAAAAATAGTATGTGTGTTTATATATGTTACCTGTTTCTATATAATATGGGATTCTTCCTGCTAGACCTGCCGGAGATGAAGAAGAGTGCAGTTGTTTCAACACATATTCTGCGCATAACTGCATGTATGGAAAAGTTGCTATTACATTTTTGTCTTTATCTAACAAACATACTGGAATAGCTCTTCCATTCTGTCCTCCGGGACGAGATTGTTTTTCTTTTGAATATGCAGGATCAGCTTTGTACTTCTGACTGAGTGTGGTGTTTCCGTAGTTGGGATTTTTCTTGCCACTATAATCTAACGTCTGCGAAGCATGTCTGCCAGCAGCGAGAGTATAGTCAATATTTTCTTTATGTGAACACCATTCTAAGTTATCTACACTGTTGTTTGTGCGATTGTAATCTTTATGATTTACTTCCGGTAAATTTAAAGGATTAGGGATAAATGCTTTTGCTACTAATCTATGAACACTGGCAACTGTTCTGTTTCCTGTTTTACCGACAGTAATACACATGTACCCATCTGAATTCATACGTTGTTTTATTTCCTGATGATATTTCGCTCTACCACGATTATGAGTACTAAATATTTTTCCATCTTCACGAACTATGTAATCAATACCTTTTACATTTAAAATTCTTTCTTCTATTGTTCTCACCTTCTTTTTTATAATCTATTTTTCCAATAAGAGTTCCACTGTTAGCCCGGTACTTCCGGACACCTTACATTTGTAAGTTCACCGAGTTTTACATATACATCGCTGTATAAGGTGACAGAGTTTTATCACAATCAGCTCCATTAAGAGCTTCCTTAGTACTATCCCATGAGTTTAACAACATGCATGTGTTTATATATCTATACCAATAAGTCATATCAGGAGTCCCTACTATCTTAAGCTTACGCACATTGTATTTGCTTGTCATAGGTGCTCTGAAGCAGCAGACCTCGCTGACTCCTCGATCAAGCCAATGTTTATGCCAGCATTCCCCAGCGTGGAGCAATCCTGTGACCGGTAAACCAAAGATACTCTGCATCAAGCTATACGGATCCCCTCCGATGATGGCAAAGTTACCCCTTACTTTAAGAACCCCTATCTTGGCCTGTCTGATTTTTTTCTTTATCATATTGTAGATTCTGTCTCTGATGTAAGGATCATGAATCATCTGTGGCTCAATCATGAGAGCATTGATATACGGTTCTTCATCAATATAGGAATCTTCTGTAAGATTTGTTCCTCTCAGAAATAGGAGTGACTTCCTGTAATCTAATCCAAGGATTTCTTGAATTTCTTCTACTGTAGGACGGACCAATTCAGTTACTTCTTCCGGTGTAAGGTGGTAATTCTGCAGGAACTGGTAATTTGTGCTTCTGTACTCATCAAGTCTTGCAGGAGCAGTCTTGGCTATAGATATTTGATAATGATATTTTTCTATATTGGACCAGTAATCTTCGAAAGAAGAGTAGGAATCCCATAATTTAAGCATAGAAGTAGTAATAATCAGTTCAGACTCTCTGATATCTCTCATATCTCCCCAGGCATCTTTTATATAGAAGTTTTTCGCTATAGATTCCCCAAAAGCTAAGTAATCCATTGTGAAAACCATGCCCTTTGTCCATGGAAGTCCTCTGAGATTACAGCCAGATAAAAAATCTTCTTCTTCGTCAAGCTCTCTTGCCCAACGGTAAGAGAGTGATGGAAGCATGATTCCGTAACCGTCTGATTCCGTAAGCTCTATTTCTTGATCCTTGAGGAACTCTACTATTGGTTCATCAGACTGAGAGTCATCTACACGAATAATGTCTTCTGTGAAATGAGTAATGCAGTCAGGAACGACTATGATCCCTTTTGGCATACTTACTGGAATACTACTGGAACAGATCAGTGCCTGGTACGCTTCAAGTTTAGCTGGCACAAATTTTTGTTCTAGGTTCCTGCCGCAACAGAGACGCTCATAGAGCTGGGGATATAGCCTTTCAGAGACATAAACAATAGTAGAATTCTTTATGCCCCCGTTGGTGCCTAGGAGTCTGTGATATTTAATTCCATTGATAGAAAAGCCTTTATTGGCTCTGTTATAATCAGACATTTTATCAATGATCAGACACATGTAATCTGGAACAAATTGAAGATTATAGAATCTTTTATAGAGATTTGCTATGAGAGTATCTTTCTTAGAAGAATCAGATTTTTTGAGACGCTTGATTTCTTTCTTTATATAAGAAGCTTCTTCTTCTCTGGCTTCACTGGTGTCTCCGTTGAGTTCATCAATGAATCTGAGAATCTGGCTATCAGACAGAGAAATAATGTCTTCTGTGTTTAGAGCTTCCTCTAATGGATATTCTAGCTTCCAGCGTGATCTGCGAAGACGTTCACTGTGGAGCTTGAATAAGTATCTTTTACATTTTTTCTGCTTTGCTATTGTAATCATTCCTTTCTTTGGTAGCGAGCTATGAGGGTCTTACTTTCTTTCTCTCACTCGCTTCGCTCATTCGTTCAATCAGTTCGAGTTGGATTTATTACACCTGTAAAAAACAACAATTATTATTTATATAAAAAATAATTACTATATTTTTTTGGTGTAATAAAAAACAATCAACGTCTGAACGCAAAATTTTTTCAGAAGCAGCTGCTTTAGGCGAGGCGCTTAACCGCCGAGTGTAGAAAGTAGCGCTGAAAAAACTTTCATGTGTTCAGACCTCAGGCTTCGCCTTTCGCTCTATTGCAACCTGACAGCGGTGTCAATTATTGAATTCATTTTCTTATTATTCAGTGCATCACATTTGGAACTTGCATCTTTCAACTTTTGTATTATTAAATTGTTTAGAGTATGAGGATCTGATAATGGAAGAGTATTAAACTGCTTAATCTCAGTAAATACGTAACATTTTGTATATCTTTTTACTCCTAGCGGCTCCAATTTTTTAAGAATAAAATCAGTATATTCTTTTGCTTTGGAACTATGTAAGATAGACCATTCATCTTTATATGAAGTTTGTGCCAAAGCTTGAGCTTTTACATCTTCCATGTAGTCTATTGGAATGTCTACTGGTTTGTGTCCTTCTTTGAATGTATAGGCATAGTCCATATGATATGAAATACAACCTTTCTCTTCAAATTTCCTCAAATTTATATATAATATTTGTGCAATGATACAATTTATTTTTTTATGAAAATATCTATAAGAAGAAAGAGAGAGTTCTGTTGCATTCACACAATCTAAAAAATATTTTGGTCTCGTGAATCTGTCACTCGTAAACCCTAAGAGTTCATAAAGGTCTGTTACGGAATATTTCTTATTGAGTTCCAGATGCTGTAAGTTTGCATAGATTGCTGAGTTATATTTTCCATGTGGACAATACTCTTTTTGTTTACATTTAGGTTTAGTCTTAGGTTCTTTATATATTTCATCAATGATCAATTTGTGGGTACCTGTAATTTTTTTCCATGAGAAATATAATTTGAATTTTTCCTGCTGTAGAACATAGCCTTTTCCGGCAGGCATCTTCTGACCAGTAAGAGCTACTGACAGTTCCTGCATGTTCTTAAATTCCTGACCGGGTAAAATTTTTGTGGTGTCGATCAAGTTTCTTACCTCCTAAATAATGGGTTTATTTGAGTATATGGATCAAATTTCTTTTGTAAGAGGCTCACTGTAAAGTTGTAAGCCTCTCACTGTAAAATCAAAATTTACTTACAGATTTCATAATACTGAGCAGACAGTTTCTCAATGTCTGGACCGAAGATTACACATGCTATTTCAGCTAGATCATTGAACATACCAATGTGCTCTATATAATCTAAACGGTTCTGTAGCTTAGGTTTATGTGTCTCATTGTAATGTTCAAGCTGTACTTTAGTATTCATATGAAACTTATTGTCGAACTCTCTGTAGAGGAATGGCCAACGTGTATGAGGACTTCCTCCGAAGCGTACAATTCTATTGAGGATCTGACGTTTATCTGCTAATGGAATGTCTGATGTAAGATTACGAATGATGTCTTCCTGATGTGAAATAGTGTGATTCTGCTGCTGAATTGTATTGTTCTGTTGCTGGATAGTATCAAGAGTAGTTTTAAAAAGAAGTCGAGTGTTCTGATCCGCGAATGGGAGATAGGTGTTTAGGAAAAGGTCGGACTGTGATGGGTTAACGTAGCCCCCTGTCTTACGGATGGATGGGAGTACTTCTGCCGTAACCCAGTGCTTAAACTCTTTTGCTGATGGAAGTTTGCTACTAAGGATGAGAGAGTAGAGACCGGATTCGTTAATAATGGTCATTCCTCTATTCGGAATTTCTAAGGTCGTGATTTCCGACCTTTGAATCAGTTTCTTGTCTTCTGATGCCACATGCGTTGCTATAGCATCTTTTGTATTGCTATATCCTAGCGCTTCCGCTACATCTTTGCCTACGAACCACACGACTCCGTCTATTTCAACAGTTCTCAGCTCACCGAATTGTGGATGATTGAACACTGTTGGGGTTTCTGTTGACGTAGACGCTTCTGAAAGATGATTTACAAACCAGTTTAGATGTTCTTCGGTAGGATCTATTTCTTTGAAACCTGCGTAGTTAATGATGATAAGTTTACGGGAATTAAAAATAGTATGATCGGTATTCTCAGGTGAAACATGGTATTTTATAGCTCGCCAGGTGTCTTTGTAACCACAGATAGCTGCAACATCTTTACCGATGAACCATGTAGTGCCTTCAATGATAGAGTATCTGAGAGGGATTGAAATTGAATCATTAGTGTGGTATAGTAATGTATGGGTATTAGTAAAAGTCTTCATATAAAATGCTCCTTATGATTTATAAACTTGTTTACGGGTTAAAGCTTCAAGCTCATCATAGTCATACTCAGTTAAGTGGGAATCTGTAGTATTGATCAGGAATTCGTTGGGTTCGAAAGATGAGAGAAGTGAGTCTAAGAGTAGAAGAGTGTTTTGTACACCTAGATTGTAGCCTTTTACTGCATCTGGAGGTGCAGTAGATAGAATGGCTGACTTGTGAGAATCAAGTTGTTTCTGGAGTTCTTGAGTAAGATTGACTCCAATAAAAGTAATGTCGTTCATATGTGCCTCCTGTGATTTCTATCCCTTTCGGGATAAGTGTATTATAGCACTGACCATGAAAAATGTCAACAGAATTTTACAAACTTGTTTAGAAAAATAAAAACAGGTGAATCAGGAAAACATATATAATAAGGAAGAAACTCTGATCTGGAAATCGAGTGAGAGAGATGTGATGATCGGAGAATCTGGGAACATGGATCCGAAATCTGAACTTGGTGTCAAAAAAGCTCTGCATCCCCCGGAAACACTGCATTTTTGCGGTTCTCAGGGCATAAGTACCCCCGGTTTAAAACGTGCGAAAATGCTTATTTTCAAACCTTTAGTGGGCAGATATGAACAGTTTGGGCTGATTTTGGTTGTTTCTGACTGAAGTAGTAGGAATGCTATGAAATGCGCAACGGTAAGATGTATCGTTTTACAAATGCCCCGTTTTTAAGGCTTTAAAGCACTAAAGTGGATAGCCCTAGTATACTTTAATAAATCAGTGTGTAGCATTCGTACCGTAGCAAAATTTTATAGTATTGAAATTTTACAATTGAAAAATTTTACAGTGATAACACTACAGAATTTTACAGTACTAAAGTAATCAGAGTATTCAGTCAATATAACGAATTGTATTGAATTGTGTCTGTTTTCTCTGATCGAGCCATAGTGTTTTTAAGATTGTGAATACAATTTTGCTTTAAAATTCAATGTTTCAGACAATTGTTTTCTTATGCGCTGAATTATCCAACAATTTTTACTAGAAGTTTAATTGTATATACAACTCAACAAATTGAATAGAAAAGAGGCTATAATTTATGTCAAATTATGAATACAACAAGAAATATGCTAAAGAGTGGGATAAAAAGAACATGAAAAACGTTGGTGTCAGTTTACGAATTGAACAGTATGAAAAACTCAAAAAATATTGTGATTCTAACAATATTGCAGTATCAGCTTTTATTAAATCACGTATTACAGATATAATTGATTAAACTTTATTGATTAACACTCTATTCTAAATATTTAATCTATTCTAAATATTCAGATGTATTACACTATGTATATAAGTACATACAGTAATACGTATTACACTTTGTATGCAGACTGTCTGATCCCGACGACCTTTATTTTTCGCTTTAATAGGAAGTAATTTTTCACGAAAAAACTTTTTTCATGCAATTTTCCCAGTGTTTATGCGGGTTTGCGAACTTTTGTAAACGTGTAAATAAAAATATTTTTAAAAAAGCTATTGACAAACTACCTTGAGGGTAGTATGATAAGCGTGTCAGCAAGGAAAGGCAGTTGACAAGTCCAAGCGAGAAATATTGAAGAAAGCAGGAAAGAATGGGTGAAGCGAGAGGGCGGCTCACAAGTAACATGGTAGTTAAGCTGTGGAATGACAGACAGAGTGAGTGCAGAATAAACAAGACCCATCAAAGCAGTTGAAGAAAGCAGGAACGGCAGGACAAGAAAGCACAGTGTTCGGAACTATTTGAAGAAAACTGAACAGGTTGAGCCAATCAACACTTTACTCCTCAATCAAGAAGCCGTTAAGCGGAAGAATCAACCGAGCGAGAGGACACAGTACTTCAATATTCTAAAGTAGCAAATAAAACTTTTTCAAAAAGTTTTAAAAAGTACTTGACACAACCAAACAGTTGTGGTAAAGTACAATCATCAACAAGAGCACAACTTGTTGAGTAACAAAAAAGCCCTTGCGCTAACAAGGGCAGAGATAACTGAATAGGAGGTGATTAGTGATTACATGAACCTTAAAGGTTTTGACGTTCCAGATGGGTTCATGGGATGGGTGGACTCTATCCAGCGGTATATGCTTTTTGCTTCATACCGTGACTATAGAGAATACCTTGAGCCATAGGGGGCTTTTGCCCCCTAAACCCTAAACAGTTATTGTAACTATTATACCATATTGCCTTGCATGATGCAAGAGTACGTTCCTTGAAATCATATATAGTTAGTGCGTCTACACCTTGATGGGTAGCTTGCCACGTCCAAACTTTCACCTTGATGGGATTGTCTGGAATCTCTAGTAATAGAGCGCAAGAGTGCTGTCTATATTACATATGCTTATTAACAGTCTACGGACTAACTATATATTTTTTTAAGTGATAAACAATAAAATAAATCCACAGGAGGAAATTATTATGTCAAACAAAACTTTTAAAATTACAATCACAGGAAAGAATGAGAAAGAGTTATTTGCACCAAAACAGGTTGTCAATGTACAGCGGTTTGGTGAAGATGTACAGTTAGAATACGACAGACAGCACTATTTACAGTTGTCTGATAAATATTCTAAAGCTGTTGCATCAAGAACAAAAGCCCTTGAAAAGGGTGAAGTATCTAAGGCTAAAAAAGCTGACCTTGACGCTAAAGTTGAGTCTGCTAAAGAAGCACTTGACACTTTCAAATCAGAGCTTGTTGAAAGATATTCAGAGGACAGTTTCTGCCCTAAGCCTACTAGCAATCGCATTGCTTCCGTCTATGTATGGGCTTACTTCCAGACAGGCGGTACATTCACACTGACAGGCTTTCATTCACTCTATGTCAATGCTAAAGACTATCAGGCTACTTACAATGACGTTGAGTCATTCGACGCTGATAGACAGCGTGATTTCAAATATGTGAAAGAACTCTGTAAAGACATCATGTCACCAGTATTCAATACTGCCAATGACGGTACAGATGATTCCATGTATAAAAACTTCACATTAGGTGCTACACCAGCATGGGTTGCTAACAACTTGTGTGCATTCATCTGGGGTAAATTACAGGCAGGCTCTAAGGGCTTAAAGCGTAACTATGGTAAAGAAGTCGAAGCATCCAGACAGCTGATTCTGTCTTATCTTGAATACTTAGGTATTCCAGTAGATGACGCTATCAAAGTATCAGCAGAGGAATCTATGGAGACTCGTATGGCTTAATCGTACTGATATGCTCTGCCTATGACTTCGGTCGTAGGTAGTCATATCAATATGATAGGAGGAATTAACTATGAAACCATGTTCACAGGTCAGAGGTTTTGGCACTAACTTTCACAACTATGTGTTACCTCTTTACAGCCTTTTTGGTAATGTCAATGGCACACTTTACGTGTGTATTAGACCACATTACAGAGTGTCACGGCTCAAAGTCTGGAATGGCTACAGATGGGTAGACACCACTACTAAAGACCATCCAGATATTAGACATTTCATTATAGCTTTCATGAACTCTGCTGATTTTATCAGTGAAGAACCTGTAAAATGTCGTAGAGATACTAGAGCTATAGCTTCCATGCTTCCACGCGAGAAGAAGCATCCACAACCTATGTATGGCTCAAAAAGCGGCTGTTACTCACAGGCACGAGTTGACGGTCAGGGCTATAACATCTCATGGGAAGAAGATTCCAAACCTGTATTCGGTCATGGTTTACCTGTCAAGTATTCCGAAGGTCACAGATTACCGCCGGTGGGCTTTAATAGCTTCGAAGGTTACACCGACACGCCAGAAGCACGTCGTAGAGATGGCATGAAGATTAAACAGATTAAGTGCAGACCAGGCAAGGTCTATGTTGTTGAAACACAAGCAAAAAAATAATATGAGTTATGCCACTCTAAAAGGCAGGAGGAAAAATTATGACAAAGACTATCTACACAAGAATCATCAACAAGAAAACCACATCAGTAGAGCTGAAATCTGTTTTAGGCAGAGAACTCTACATTTGTAACAATGGAAACTGGACAGATGTTCTCAACAAATTTTCTTTCAGCTATACACCAGAACAGTTCTGTCAGTATATCTCTGACTATAAAGCATGGGCGGAACTCAACAATGTCTATGTAGAAATTACAGAAGGCAAGGCAGAATTTAGGCAATCAATTAATGAAGCCAAAGACCTTCTGAAAGACTGGCTTGAGAATAATGAGCTTGATGATTTTAAATCATTGTATTCTGGTCTTTCAGCAAGGCAAAAGGAAGCTGTCGTTCTTGTTCTTAGGTACAGTGAAATTCTCGACATGGATTTAATGTGTCCGACAACAAGCGAACTGTCACTTCTCTGGAAAGACTCTATTAAGAAACAGAAACACAAAGCAAATCTGCTGATCCCAGTAATGGAAACAGATTGTACATACACTATCAATTTGTTTACAGGTAAAGTAGTAGGCTATGCAGATATAGATACTGTTGAGGACATTCTTTGAAAATGAAAAATTTTAACAAGGCAATCGGTTTGGTTCAATATCGGTTGCCTTTTTTTGATTAGAGGAAACAATAATGAAAAATTATAAAACCAGAATTGCGCAAGCGAAAACATCCTTCGAACTTTCCTGTATCTGGGAAGAAGTTCGCAACGCATATTGGATTAAAAAGACTATCAGCAAGGAAATGTATGAAAAACGTTCGGCTGAAATTGCAGCTAGGAGGAAATCATTATGAACAAGGCAGACAAAGTAAAGCAGAAATTAATCAAGGAAGTAGTAATTCCTTCATTATTAGGAGTGTTAATAGCACTCCTTTTTTTATTGGCTGTAGTAAAACCTACAGGAGCTACAGAAGACAGTACCCGTCCAATGATAGGCACTGTATATTTTGTTTCAGGGAGAAGTATCTCAATAGTTTCTCCTGATAAGCGCACTTGGAGTTACAAAGGAAAAGGCTTCACAGTAGGAGATACAGTATCTTGCGTTGTCTCTGACAACGGAACCTCAAAGACAGTAGATGATTATATTAAGTCTGCTGTCGTGAGCGAAGGACAACCAATAGAAATAGAAGCAGCTGAAGAAGGGGCTTTAGCCCACTTCGCAAGCGAAACATGGTATTTAGAAAGAAGGTATTAATATGAACTTAGAAGTATTATATAAACAGTTCTCTGGCAACGATTCATTTGAGACACCAGAGGACAGAAAATCAGTATATCTTGAATCTTTAGAAAAGCTGTACCCAGGAATTCTTTGCTCCATTGGTCAGTGTATGGAAGTGAAATTAACAGGTGATCCTTATGAAGATGAAGGATTCTACACAACAGAAATGAGAAAATCAGATTATCCATGGTGGATAGTGACTACTTCTGTCGGAGACGAAGGAGCAATAGCTTTATTCTATCCGGGAGCAATGGAACGCTTGGCAATGGTATTAGGTGAAAGCTACTATGTAGGATGTGCTGGAGATGATCGAGCAATATTAATCGGTGAAAGTTTTATGTCTTTGGAAAGATTCCAAAATCTCTGTCAGAGAAAATATCAAGGCAAAGGATATTTTTACAATGCTGAAACAGGAATCTTTTCACTTGCACAAGGGAACTAGATAATTTATAATCTCTGTAGGAGGTATAAACCTATGCAGAGAATTATTAATCCAGCCTTAGCCAAGGCAAACATGAGCAAAACGGAACTTGGTGCTCGTTTGGGAGTAACTCAACAGAATATATCTAAAAGAATCCAGAGAGGCAAATTCACTCTTGATGAACTTCAAGAAATAGCTCGTTGTATGGGAGCAGAATTTAACTGTTCCTTTGATTTCCCAGATGGAACTAAAATAGGGACAAAAGGAGAGTGATATATGTATTACGTTAGTATATTACATAGAGTACCGTATACTACTGTAGAATACACAACGGAAACTTACTTTATAGATGAAGTAGCAGCGGACAATTGGATTGATAAAATCTTTATGCCGCATGAATTTCATCCAGACTTGTGTACTATAGTAGACAGAGGACCAGCCTCATGGTCTAAAATAGGAGTGCTTTGCGCAGACTGAGACATCTCGAAAGAGATGTCTTTTTTGATTGGAGAAAAGAAATGGCAAAAAGATACAAGGGAAACGTAAGTTACAGAAAACTCTGGAATCTTATGAGAGAAAGAGGACTAAGAAAACGTAATTTAAGAGAAGACTATAAAATGTCTCCTACTCTTATTAAGAGATTAACCGACAATGCAAATGTAGCAGTAGATACTATCATGCATTTATGCGAAATACTTAACTGTCAACCAGGTGACATCATGGAATATATAAAGGAGTGAAACACATGACAATTAAATACACAACCGTCCGACTGCAACGGAAAGAGGCTCTTTTGGGTTATATAGTACCTAAAGGAGCCTTATTTATTAGAGGCAACGGACTTCAGTTCATATGTATTGAGCGTCCGAAAGATCCTTTTGATATTCCGGTAATGATGTTCCAAAACGGTTCTTGGCACCGGATATCTGTGTCTGTTATGTATTCCTATCTTGCAAGAGAGATAGTGAATTTTATCTAAAGGAGGAGTTCTGCTATGAATAATGTCTACACTATTCAAGAGATTATGACTCTGAAATTCTGTGAGTTGTCCAATGTAGTGTATGAAGCTATCTTAGCAGAACTCACAAGGCAATATGAAGATATGATTGATAGACTGTTGCCTATCTTTGATAAGGCACCTGTATATCAGTTAGACCAATATGTAGATATCTATAAATTTATAGTAGTTATATAGAAAGGAAACGTATGCTATGAGTTTTGAATATGAAAAAATAACTGTGCTAGAGGAATTTATAGGCAAAACCTTTAGTAAAATAGAAGTTGGTAAATGGAAAGACGAATTAAGTTTTCATATAGAAGATAAAGTTTATAAATTTATTCATTATCAGGAATGTTGTGAAGATGTATCTATTGAAGATATTTGTGGGAATTTAGAAGATTTAATTAATGAACCTATCCTCATGGCTGAAGAATATTTTTCCAGAGCCAATAATGGAATTTATACTTTCTACAAATTTGCTACTAGAAAAGGTTATGTTACAGTCAGGTGGTATGGTACATCAAATGGTTATTATAGTGTGTCAGCAAGTTTTATAATAGAGGATTCAAACGGAAATATATTGCTTGAAAGAGAACCTAAAATCTAAAACAGAAAGGAAACAAAGATTATGAAGAAAGCATTAGCATTAGCATTAACAATTATAATGGTGTCGGCACCTGTATCAGCAGCTCCAACAACAGATGGAGAATGCAAAGACCTGTACCCTCTGACAGGAATAGTAACAGAGGTTGAGCACATGGAAGATACTGATCTGATTACTATGACAACTGCCAATGGAAATCAATTCTCATGGTACACTGACAGCACAGATGATTGGTTCATCAATGATCTCGCATCTTGCATCATGAACTCCAACGGAACTGATGAGGTCTATGACGATGAAATTGTAGACGCTCACTATACCGGTACCTTAGACCAGTTATCACAATATACTGCATAAGCAGTATATTTAAGCATCTTGAATTGCTCAAAAAGGGTAGCATGAAACCTAGGGCTACCCGTTTTCCTCCAAGATGTTTAACTATGCTGCTTAGAAAGGGAACAATATGTTAAAGAAGGTAACCAGAAGAGAAGCACAGAAAGCACTCATTGCAGGAAATCCTGTATATTTGCTTCCTAATAGAATGCAAGTGGATTCACCTTGGGCACATCCGTTCAGAGTGAAAACTCCTATGTCAGAAGAGAAATTTAATCGTCTGATAATGAAGTACGAGCATGCCTGTTGTACTGTAGATACAGGAACCGGAAGTTTCTGTTATATAGATGCTTGACAAGAGAACGGATGTTTGCTATTATAAACACGTAAATAAAATCGGAAAGGAGAATAACGGTGAGACATATTTATGTAAAGACACCTAATGGTTTAGGTAAATTAAATTTTTATGACGGATCATTATGGCTCTCTCACTACATAGTAGACCATTATAAACATGATCCAAAGTTTTACTCTGGATACTATGAAGGAAGATATATAACTAACGCATCATGCTATAGCAAAAGAGATATCAAATACCTCAGGAAGAGACCGCTGATTGATCTAATTACTAAAAGGAAGGAATACGCCAATGCAAAACATATATGTATACGACCCTTACGGAAAAGTAGGGAAACTGATATGGTATAAAAGTAGAGCGTTTTATTCTTATGTAGTCACTTATAATCATTCCTATGAGTTTTTATACAATGGTTTAATTGATGGTAGAGCTGTTATAAACTGTACGGTTTATAGTAAAGATGAAATCAAGCTCTTGCATAAGAAACCATTGAGACATTTTATAGAAAAGAGGCAAGGCAAATGATAGGAGACTACATTAAAGACCCATCTTGTGGGTTAGGCAAAGTTATAAAACTCAGACCTGGCAATGAACTTGTGTACTTTTTCAAAGCAAATGATAGCCTACATGATGGTGCAATAGAGCCAGGTTCCTGTCCAGACAACCATGGTTGGTGGTTTAGTCATTACGACATTAAAATAATGAAGTGTCCTCCTCCACTGGCATCATTAATAGAGAGGAGGCAACAATGGAAATAGGTGATATAGTTTTTCATCAAGAGTACGGTGTAGGCAAAATAAAATTTATTGATGGCTTAGCATATTTAGTTTATTACTATAAAGAAAATCCTTTATTACACAATGGATCTATTGGACCTAATTTCCATTATTGGTGGAGCTATGCTGAAGACCTGAAACTTATTTCATCTGTCCGTACATTAATAGAAAGGAGGCAACATGGTTGATTTAAGGAAGAAGCTCCGGTCTGGAATGATAGCTGTCACAGCAGCAGGAAGCTATCTTGTTCTTACCGATTGCGAGACGGCGAATTATGGCAGTCAAGATTTTTGTATTATTGGACCTGATAGTTTTATGATAGGCAGTAATTACGATGAAAATTTGAGCACTATTCGTGGCATTTGCTCTATAAAAGCTCTATATAAGTCAACTGTAAATGGACTTACTTATGAAATGGAATACAAAGATAAAGATTTGATTTGGACAAGGGATCCAACGAATCTTAAAGAATTAATCATATCAAGGAGGTTTTCAAGATGAAGACAGCAAAGGAAAGACTCTACAGAGTTGATTATGCCGAGGAAAAACTCGGTGACACAGTAACTAAGGAACTTGTGAATACCAGTGAGTATGAAAAAGGCTACGGAATCATTCAAGCTCTTGAATCATGCGAAACAGACGGAGAATTTGACATATTAGATGAAATTCTGACTGCTTTATGTGGTCATGGTATTGAGTATCTCACCAACTTAGTAGAATGTAACTATTAAACTATGAAATAAAATTAGAGCTGTGAAAACAGCTCTTTTTTATTATATAAAAAAGAAAAGAGGAAAACAAAATGGAAAACATCGTTTACAACACAGTTATGAGCAACTTATTAATCTCTGGTACAAAGGCATGCGCAGTAATTCCAAGGGAACTGATGTCTGTTGATCCTGCTTATCAGCGGTTAGAGACACGAAATCATAGAAAAATTAAAGCGATGCATGACAATTTTGATCATATGATTATGGATGCATTATTAGTAGTGCCACATCCAGAAGAAAGCACATTTTCCATAGTGGATGGCTATGGTCGTTTTATTGCATCAGAAGGTATTTTAGATAAGCTCGAATGTGTTGTTATTACTTCAGCCCCATCTGATCCAGATGAGAGAAGACATTTCGAAGCAAGTATCTTTACAAGACAGAGCTTGTATACTGAAAAAGTTACTCCGCTGCAGATGCATAAGGCAAATCTTATCTTAGGTGAACCGAATGCTGTAGCGTTGCAGGAAGTGGTTGATGAATATAATTTAAGCATTGCAGAAGACAAAGGGGTAAGAAAACCAGGAACTATTGGTAGTTACACATCCGCTTACAGGATAATTAAAGCAAAAGGTAAGATAGCTTATGAAAGTATTATATCTACTTGTTGTAAAGCTGGTTATAACTTATCAGGAGATGGATTATGTGACAAGATAATTAGGAACTTATATAAAATTTATTGCTTCTACGGAGATATTGGATTAGTAAAAGTATTGCCTATTATGAGAGGAACTGAGCCAAGTACACTTAAAGCAAAAGGAATAGCTGCTTATCCAGAAAGAGTTGAATTAAGTCTTGCTCTCTACCTGCAGGACTATCTTGTATCTCTTGGTGAACCAAAACAGTTTAACGAGAAAGGAAAGAAAATTTCTTAAACAAGTTTGTAAAAAGTATTGACAAGTTTTACAAACTGGTTTATAATGCAGTTACAGTTAAGAAAGGAGAAAACAAATGGCAACACTTATTAGTTTTTATAAAGATAATAAAATTACCTCATCAGAGGTAGAATCTAAGGACATTGATATTGTCCTTGGATTCCTCTTCAAGAACTATGTCTTAGGAGAAGACATCACAGAGAACTTTGATTCAAAATTTCTCTACATCGAGGACAGCAAGTTTAAAATGAAACCTCTAAACAAGAAAATAAAAAAGTTTACGCAAGAAAAAGAGGATTCTGTAGAGGTTCTGATTCAGTTTGAGGAGCTCGCTAAGAGCTACGAAGCAGCTTATATCTTTGACCAGTATGAGGTATTCAAGTTTGAAAACGGTGACTATAAAGATCTGGATGAGAGAGATTATAAACTCTCCATTTGTAAGCACTGCGGAAAGATTATTTCCGGATCTTTAGTCAATGATTATTGTCCAGAATGCTTCGTAACCTATGGAGTACAGGAAGTGTTTGAACAGATCCAGTCAGACGACAAAGAGCTGTATACAGAGTACGAGACAGTATCAAAAGTAATGAATACTGTTGAAGCATTCTACGAAAAAATCAAAGACAAGGGAACTTTAGCTGTACAGAGAGCAAGAGAAATCTCTGAACAGTACTTAGGAAAAGAGCAGATTCCTGAGGATCTCTATGAAACAATTTTAGGAGGATTTGTAGCATGAATAAAGAAACAATGAAACAGGGTATGATTAAGGTTCTTAATATGTATGATATCCCTTGGGGTAATTCAGCCATTGACAAAATTATCAACACATGGGCAGACAACAAAACCCCTTTGATTGAGTTATTAAGACATCATCCTAACTGGAATGATGAAAAATGCTATGTAGCATTTGATCAGAATATCAAGGGACAGCCAGACGAGGGGAAAATTTACAGGTTCATTGATTGGATGATTAATAAGAGAAGATACACAGATGCTTTGGATGCATTGAGATATTACAGAGAACAGCTTTTGGATGAACAAATAGCTTCTTTAATTAAAGAATGCTATCCTGATATTAAAGGTATTTCAGCAGGTCAGAAAACCTCAAGAGCAGTGAAGAAAATCTGTACACTTATAGGTATTACTTCTGATACCTATTCAGATTTTGAAAAGAGGTATGCCAAATATTCAGATGCAATCAATCCATTGGATGTTGTCCGGCACACTATCCTGTCAGTTAATCCAGTTGATTATCTGTTATCCTCCAATGGAAACAGCTGGTCATCCTGTCACACATTGGATAAAAACAATCCTAATGGTTACTCAGGATGCCATTGTTCTGGAACAATGAGTTATCTCCTTGATGGAACTACAATGGTTTACTATCAAGTTGATAAAGAGTATGACGGTAATGACTTAGAATTCGAACCTAAGATCATCCGTCAGTTATTCCATTATAAAGATGGAATCCTTGTACAGGGAAGACTCTACCCTCAGTGCAATGATGGTAAAAACTCACTGTACACTCCAATTAGAGCACAGCTTCAGAAAATCATCGCTGATTGTTTGGTGGCTCCTAACCTTTGGAGAAAGAAAGGTGGCACCTCTGCTTGTTGCTCAGTTATTAATTCTGAAGGTACCCACTACAGAGATTATGAGTGCCAGAGCGAGTGCTCAGTAAGTAAGATTGTCAAAATGATTCCCAAGGGAAGAGTAGATAATAGGCATATGACAGTTGGACATGATATCTATTGTGTAAAGTGCGGGGATTGGCATGATATGGAAAGTACTCTTCTTTGTGAGGATTGTTATGATAACTATGGCGACAGTGAATCTCATAGATGTTGTGATTGCGGTGATCGCTATGACGAAGATGAAATGTACTGTATCAATGGAGAATGGTATTGTAGTGGTTGTTCCACTTATTGTGATCACTGCGGTGAAAGAGTACCCAATTCGAGTATTCATTATTACGGGGAGTTAGATGAGGACATCTGTGATGAATGTATCTCTGAAGATTTTTCCACTTGTGACTGTTGTGGAAAGTTAACTAACAATGATGATTTGACTTATATTGAATCTACAGATGAAAATGTTTGTGGCAGATGCTTAGAGAACAAATATGCATATGTAGATACTGAAGATGAGTATTATCCCATTGAAAAAGTAAATACTTGCGTATGTGGACAAACTTACTTAATTGAAGAAGGTGACAAAGGACTTTGTCCAGACTGTATAGAAGAGGAGACCGGAGATGAGTAAAAATAAATATAAAATTACAGAATTAGAAGAGATTTTGAGAATGAAACAAATGACTTTAAAGAGTCACCTGGAAGCCAAGTTGGAAGCAGCAGGTTATGAGCCTAAATCAGAAGATGGATTCCTCTATGCTAAGGGAACTTTTCCAGTACTTTTAGTTGCTCATATGGATACAGTACATGAAGAATGTGTCCAGAAAATCAAATACACTGGAGCAATCATGTCTTCTCCTCAAGGGATTGGGGGAGACGACCGGTGTGGCATCTACGCTATTCTGCAAATTATTAAAGAGTATCATTGTTCTGTATTGTTTACAGAGGATGAAGAGAAAGGGTGCGTAGGAGCTGAGAAGTTTGCTGTAAGTGACTATATAGTAAACAATGATATAAATTATATCATTGAAATTGATAGAAGAGGAACTAATGACTGTGTATTCTACTCTTGTGATAATCCAGATTTTGAAGAGTTCATAGAGTCTACTGGATATTTCAAAACAGCATGGGGTTCTGTGAGTGATATATCAACAATTGCTCCGGCACTCGGTGTAGCAGCAGTTAATCTATCTTCTGGATATTTTGATGAACATACTACAAAGGAAACAATCAATGTAGAAGCATTGCTTTCTACAATCGAAGAAGCGAAAAAGATTCTTGCTTTACCATGCGAGGAACCATTTGAGTACATTGAAGCTGCCTATGGTGGTTATGGAAACTGGTGGAGAGATTATGATGAAGAAGCATCACCTATTAGCACTGATTACACAACAGCTTATACAGATGATTGTACTTATATATTCTCGAAAGAGGAGAAGGCAAAGAAATTCTTCCATATTTATCTTCAGACTTACAGCGGAAATGAAATCTGTTGTGAAATCCTCGCAATAAATGAAATGGAAGCAATTGGTATGGCTTTAAGTCATTATCAGTATTATTCTGCTTGTGACATTATTGATATAAAATCACAGTAAAGGAGGAATGTTTATGCCAAAGTATATGATTGACCTCTAGCCCACTAAGAGGTTTTCATATAAATTACAACTGAATATAGAAAAATTACAACTGAATATGGGTAAAGATTAAAACAAACAACAAAAAACAAATTTCAAACAAGAATAGGAGATTATGATTATGATGAACACAACTATTATTACAAAAATTATGGCAGCACTTGGACAGGACGAGCTTAAAGAACTCATCGGAGCACTTCAGGGAATGCTCTCTGCACCAGAGACAGTACAGAAACATTGGGAGCCAACAGAAGGTGAGCAGTACTTCTATCTGTGGGGTACAGGAAAGAAGGACGGTGGAGTATTCACAGCAGAGAACCAGAAAGATGTGATGCGTTTAGCAGTAGGCAACTGCTTCAAGACTGAGGAAGAGAGAGATGCAGCCGCTGAGTATCTGATGATTGTAGCAGAGCTGAAACGCTTCGCCATTGATCACAACGATGAGATTGACTGGGACGATCACTCTCAGAGAAAATACAAACTCTGCTGGAACAGAGAGACAGAGAAAGTTGATTCCACATGGAGCAGAAGGAAAATCACAGATGGTATTTACTTCAGCTCTCATGAGGTAGCAATGGCTGCTGTCGAAGCTGTAGGAGAGGATAGAATCAAAAAGTTCTATCTGCCAGATGCTGAGTAAACAATAAAATAAACAGTTCTCTTGGGGTTCGACTCCCCAAGAGAATTATCAAGGAGCTATTATGGAATTGGATAAGTTATTAAAAAAGAGAAGCATAATAAGCTGCACAATCAAGGACGGGATTTGTATTGTGCAGTATGCTTCAAAGGAAATGAAACTATTAGACATATCAGGTATGAGCATTGCAGAAGTACTTGATTTTATATTGGAGGAATAAGATGAAAGTTGGAGATAAAGTAATAGTTGACCCTAGATTGCATGAATGCATATGGTGTATTCCTATAGAAGAAGTTAAAGGAAAAATTATGACTATAATATCCATAAATAGCCCTAGAGGTTTTGAGGCTTATTGTTGTGTTAAAGAATCAGGATATATTTTTAAGTTGGATATGTTTATTCCTGCAGAAGGTACTTTATTTTTAGCTATCCATGAAAGAAGGCAACATGAAGAGAGGAGATAAAGTAATTTTTAGACCTAATACTCCTCGTATTCTATGGGGCGTAGATATAAATTATTTATTAGGAAATATATGTACCATAAAATCAATTATAAAACTAACTTCTGAGACTTCTGAAAGAAAAGCTTATGAATTAGAAGAAGCTAGTAATTATTGGTTTCCAGCAGAGGAATTCATTCCTTACAAAGGACTAACTGCACTAATTGATAAGAGGAGGAAACATGAAATATAAAGTTGGAGATAGAGTCATAGTCCGAACAGACTTAGTTGGTGGACATTTTTATCCATTTCCAAATCCGTCCTGTGATGAGCTATTTTTCTCCAGTGAAATGAAAAAATTCTGTGGATGTACATACAAAGTAATTTCAATAAATGAATTTGAAGAAGTTTATAAATTGTCTTTAGGAGACGAACAAGATGAATGGATATTTAATGATGCAATGTTAATGTCTGCTAGTGGTGTGAGGAGTTTGATATGCAAGAGGAATATAAAATAGGAGACATAGTAAGAGTTAGAAGTGATTTGAAAGGTAATACAAAATATTATTATGATGGTAGTGATAATGAATTTGTGTTTTTTAACACTAACATGCAAAAATTCTGTGGCCATGCATATAAAATCATAGATAAAGTTTCATCAATTTATTTTGGCCGTGTTAACTATAGACTAGCACTAGGAGATGAAACATGCGAGTGGGTTTTCAGTGACATAATGTTAGAACCTGTTCAGTGTCTAGGGGGACTTATATGCAAGAGAAAAAAGAATTAAAAGTTGGAGATTGGGTCCGTATAAAACGTAACCTAGCAGTTCATGAGATAGGGGTGAAGTATCTCGGAAAAGTTTATAGAATCAATAGAATAAGTTATACAGGTTACTATCTATCTGGTACTCCAGAAGGATACTGGTACAGATCATCACTTATTCCAGTAGGAAATTTAAGTAGACTTGTAGAAATTAGAAAGGAAAATCATGAGATATAAAGTCGGAGACAGAGTAGTGATTAGAAAAAATTTAGTTAGCGGGTGGTATTACCATTATGAAAATTCAATGGGAAGATTATTTTTTAACAGCCACATGTATAAACTTTGTGGAAAAATTTGTGTAGTAACTAGAATTACAGATCTTGTATTAGATGAATATTTCTTATCAATAGAGGATGAAGAAGTATCATGGTATTTTAACAATGCAATGTTACTTCCGGCAAATAGTTTGAGATATTTAGTAATGACAAGGGAGGCGACCTCATGAAAATATATGAACTTCATCAAGACGTATCAGGCAGATGGTTCGGCTATTGTGAAGAGACAAAAGAGTATACACCAAGCTTCATCAAATGTAAAAATTTGAAGAAAATGCTTATCTGGAAAGGTTGGGGGTGGAAATGATTGAACTTAGAGACTGTATTGTGGGAGTTAAAGATGAAAAAGAATATGAAAAAGTAATTCAGATTGCGAAAGAACAAGGATGTGAGTGGAATTCTGGAGACTCTTTAGATTATATCTACTGTCCATTTCCTGGAACATTGTTTTTTGATAAAAAAGGTAAGGTCACATCTGGGCCATACTATGAAAAATATTGTGATTATCATTGTAAAGATTTGATGAGTAAATTACAAGAATTGATAATTATAAGACAGAAGGGAAAGTTATGATTGATCTGAGAGATAGTACAGTATTGGTTAACAATGTGAAGGAATATAGGGTTATAACTAAAATTGCTAAGAAACAAGGCTTTAGATGGGCGAGTGGAGATTCTTTAAATAGAATCTGCTGCCATTTTCCAACGAGATTAGAATTTAATAGGAGATATGAAACATATTGGAATTCTAGGCGTGGCAGATGTGCACGAGATTATCCTAATTGCATGGCTTTATTCAAAGGAGTGCGAAGACTCATAGAGATCAGAGGGGGGAGTAAATGATAGATTTGAGAAAATGTACTGTTTTAGTAAATAATAAAGCAGAATATATTGCATTGACTAAGGAAGCTCAAAATCAAGGTTTCACATGGGCAACCGGAATTAAATTAACCAATATACTTTGTGACTTTCCAACAAGATTACGTTTTGATGAACACTATGGAGTACGTTATAATTCTTCCGCTGATTTCTATAATCGTGATTATCAATGCAAGGATATAGTGAGCGCGCCAGGAAATTTAATACTGAAAAGAAAAGAGGAACAATTATGTTAAAAGAGAAATTATCTATTGAGCGGAAAAGGCGGCTTCCCTGTCTTGTTCGTTATAGCAGCCAAAGGAATTGATCCTGTATGGCTTGAATGCGAATCCGACACGGACATGTCAGATGAGATTCAGTCCCGTTTTGGCGATGCCATCGAAAATGGTACCGATGAGCTGGACGTATACATGGAAATGCTGGAAGCAAGTATCAACGTATCTATGGTACGGAAATATATGGGTAACAGTGTTGCTGATACTATGCAGAATTTCTGTGAAAAACATGGATTAATCTAAGGAGGAAATGCAAGTGAAAAAAAGAGTTATGGTTGTCAAATATGGTTATGTAGTAGTAGAAGCTGAAACAGATGCAGAAGCTGTTGAGAAAGCAGAAAACATGTCGGATAGCGAGTTTGACTGGTCTGATTTCGATGACGCTCAAGTTGTTGACGACGATGTAGATGATCTGAATTAGGATAAGGATCGTTATATGGTACTAGGAATTATGAGAGGAACTGATGAAGAAGCTGGAAGAACGACTTACAACGATTCTTACTTCTGGAAGTATTAAATGAGGTGATTTTTTATGAAGAATAGAGAAAAGTTCGCAAAAGAAATTTTAGATATTGCGTGTAGCGGCGGAACTATTGCAATTGATAAGAGCGGAAACTTAGTTGATTGTAGAGATCTTATATGTACCGGATGTACATTTGGGAAAGCTCTGACTTGTAAAAAAGACGAGCTTATCCCTAAATGGTGCGAATCAGAATATGTAGAGAAGCCTACAATTACATCAAGAGAGAAGAAATTTCTTAATATGCTTTTACCAAAGAGCAAATATATTGCAAGAGATGAAAATGATAAACTTTATGTGTATACTGAAAAGCCAAAACGAGTGATAGGTTATTGGGGCTGTCCAGACGGTAGTTATCAGATATCAGCAGATATTTTTGGTAATATGTTTGATTTTATTAAATGGGAAGATGAAGAACCTTGGCGCATTGAGGATTTGAAAAAACTGGAGTGTGAGGAATATGAGACTGATTGATGCGGATGCAATGAATGAAGAGTTATTTTACAAGCAAGTTGGAGGAAAAGACAGTTTAATTACGGCAGAAAGTGCGTTTAAAATGATTGATGCGCAGCCGACCGCCTATGATGTGGAAGCAGTTGTGGAGCAGTTGGATACATACATAACAAAACTGGTTGGAAGAAATGCTGCGCTATATCAGACGGTTATGCAAATCGTGAAAGGTGGTGGAAACTGAATGAGCAAATCAATATTAGTGATTGATACACCAGAGCATTGTAGCGATTGTCCATTATTAAATGAGGCAGATGAATGTATGGTACAAGATAAAGATGCAAATTTAAACGCCGGTGATTCATGGGATAAATTAATAAAAGGGTGCCCATTGAACCCGTTGCCGGAGGAGAAAAAAAGAGGAATATTGGAGAAGTAAACTTAGTCTTGCATGGATTCGAGGTTGGAACACTTGTATTAGCAAAATTAAAGGAGGAAACGCAGATGGTTGATTTAAGAAATACATGTATCTTGGTTAAGACAGAAGAAGAAAATGAAATGCTTCTCAAAGAAGCTGAGAAACAGGGATTTCATTGGTATTCGAAAGGCAATTGTAAACCATTGCCAGGACAACATTTTCCAGATATTTTAAAATTTTGTAATAACAAAGATGTGGTGCACAGCGTACGTATCGGAGTAGAGTGTGATGCTTTCTACGAAGCTTCAGAACTCCTCGGGACAAAAGAAATGACGGCAAGAGAGTTTGCTAATCGTATTGCAGATATACGCAATTGTAGAGGATGTAACTGTTCAGAATGCGTATTGAGTGAAAGCAATACTAGGTGCAAGAAGCATTTGTGTGATATATATAATTGGGAAGATAATATAGATGAAGTTCTTGAAATTGCAAAATCAATAAGACTTACAGTCCCTTCACCCGAAGAGAAAGCAATTAGCACGATTGAAAAATTTATCGAGAATCCAGATCGTGCAGCGTTAAATGATGAATTTGTTGAATCTTTGAAGTTGGTGGTGGAGAAATTGAAAGAGGTAAAAATAGATGGAGAGATTAACACTTGAAGAAGCTATTGTCCATGCAAAAGAAGTAGCGGAAAAGAATTATAGAGGTGCAGATTTTGAGTCAATTGATTATATAGATGATGATATAAAGACTAATTGTATAAAATGTGCGGAAGAACATATGCAGCTTGCGGAGTGGCTTGAAGAATTAAAATCTTACAAAGAAGCAGAAGAACAGGGCTTGCTTGTGAGGCTGCCTTGTCCTGTTGGTACAACTGTATGGGACATATGCGGCATGGATATTCGGGAAAACGTGGTATGTGGAATTGAATGCGGCAAAAATGGTAAACAGTTTTTGTGGGCAAATCATGATGAGTGGCTCGGGGAATTAAATGATTTGGTATTCCTCACCCGTGAAGCAGCAGAAAAGAAGCTGGAAGAATTTTAAATTGGATGCTAATACAAGAAAATTTATATCAATGGGGGAAAATCAATATGGATAAATTAATAGCAAAAGAAGTAGAATTTAACGGAGATATTCTTAAAGCAGCACAGGATCCTGATGGAAATATTTGGGTTGGTGCTCGCTGGGTATGTGAAGCTATCGGTTTAGATGATAACCGGATTAAATATGAAAGAAGAAAAATGCAGACGGATTCAGTAATTTCAAAGGGGGTACAAAATTTTACCCTCCTTACCAATGGCGGGAATCAGAATGTTATGTGCTTACAGTTAGACTATCTGCCATTATGGTTGGCTAAAATCTCAATTACTCCAACTATGAGAAAGGAAATGCCGGGAATAGCAGAAAAACTTGTAGCATATCAGCTCAAGGCAAAAGATGTATTGGCAGCAGCTTTCCTTGAGAAAAAAGTTAATAATCCAAATGTTATTCAGTTACAGCTTCCGGATTTTAATGACAAAATTGAAGTACTAGAAAGAAAAGTAGATAAAATCTTTGAAGATATGGGGCGTTTAGCTTCTATGATGGTTCAAGAGAAAGCTGTTACGACACCTCTTCCAGTAAAGAAAGTAGAGGATCCAGGTAAAAAATGGAAAAATGATATGTACCAGATGATTGATGCTCTTACCACTTGTGACAAGTTCTCTGATCGTGGCTCTGTAATGAAAACTGTATATAAGTATATGAATAAAAACTATGGTATCTGTTGGGATCAGGAAGTGAAGGATTACAAAGAAAAGTGTAATCCAGTAAGTAAATTTAGTACTTATGATGTTGTCTATGCCAATGATACTTTGAGATCTATCTTCAGTGCTGCGTTAGGAGATCTCTATGAAAAATATAAATCAATCTGTAATCAGGATGCAACAGATTCTATTATTGCTCCTCTCGTAGAAAAATATGGAGACAAGAGCAACGGAGGAATGGTTACATACAGAAAAGTATATAAAAAGATGGGAGAAATGAGTCAGATCAATTGGCATAATTTAGAAGTTCGTTATATTAACAAACATGGCAAAGTAGGAGCAAGAAGAAAGAAAATCATTTCTTCTAATCCGGAAATGCTGAGAAAATTTAAGAATGCAGTTGATGTCATGATGGTTGGGTAGATTATGGTAAAGATAGGAAAGAAATATAAAGTTCGTTCTTGGGATGATATGGAAAGAGAGTTCGGAACCGCTCAAACTGGGGATGAAATATATATACCATGTTTGGCATTTTTTGTTAAAGATATGTGTAGATTTTGTGGAACTACTATAACTGTTTCATATTTTATATACAACAATGTTTTTAGAATCGAAGAAGATAACGGTAGATATATGTGGTCTACAGACATGATCACACCATTAGGAGATTTATATGAAGCGATACAAAGTAGGAGACATAGTTCAGATTCGTCAATGGAATGATATGGTTAAAGAATTTGGTGTTAATTATTATGGTGTTATTCGATGTAACAATTGCGGTTTTGTAAGAGAAATGAAAAAATATTGTGGCCAAAAGTTGCGGATACGTGCTATACAGAAATTTGATGACATCCATTATTATTTGAATACTGCAGATACATGGACTTTTACAAGTGAGATGTTTGAAAAAGGAGACTTATCAATGTTAATCACAAGGAGACAGGAATGTATAAAGTAGGACAGAAAGTAAGAGTTAAATCTTGGGGGCAGATGGCACAGGAGTACGGAGTTACAGATGGAACTATAGACACGCCATCAAGTTTTATTCCAGATATGCGATATTTTTGTGGGAAAGAGTACAGAATTAAAGCAATATATGATCCCGTTAATAACATATATGATTTAGAAACTATTACGGGAGACGAAGATGAAAATAGAGAACTGCTTTATTTCTGTTGGGATGAAGTAATGCTTATTCCAATCGCTGGGAAACTAGAAACTATGATTAAGGAGAGAAGAAAAAATGTATAAATACTATGATAAGAAAAACAACTTTGTAGAAACATTTAATCCGGAGACAGGATTCTATATCCGGTCTGATGATTTGACAACAGGAAAGGAACCATTTATGAGAAATTTTCCTGCTTTGTTAGATATTGGTGTTATGGGACATTGCGTCCATGGGGCATCTGGCTTGTGTATTCAGTCAGGGGTTCAGTGTTATCAGAATGGATTACACACACAGGAGCCTAATATGTCCCTTGAGAATTTCAAGAGAATAGTAGATGAATGTAAAGGAAAAACATTTCAGTTTGCTCTTGGTGGCAGAGGAGATGTAGACCAGCATGAAAATTTTGAAGAAATCCTTAAGTATTGTTGTTCACAAGGGATTGTGCCAAACTTTACAAGTTCTGGTTTAGGATTCAATGAAAAAATTGTTTCCTTATGTAAAGAATATTGCGGAGCCGTAGCTATATCTTGGTACAGAAGTGAATATACACAGAAAGCGATTGATATGTTAGTATCTGCAGGAGTTACTACCAATATTCATTATGTCCTTGGACGGAATTCTATTGATGAAGCTATTGAACATTTGCAGCAGGAAGATTTTCCTGATGGTATCAATGCAGTAATTTTCTTGTTGCATAAGCCAGTAGGCTTAGGAACTCAGGCAAATGTATTGTCTCCTGATGATGAAAGAGTCAAAGAATTTTTCTCTTTGATTGATAAACATGATTATAAATTTCAGATTGGATTTGATTCATGTTCTGTGCCTGGACTGTTGAATTTTACAGAAGAGATTTTAAACTCTACTCTGGAACCATGTGAAGGAGCAAGATTTTCTGGTTACATTACGTCAGATATGAAAATGCTGCCGTGTAGCTTTGACAATCAGGAACTTAAGTGGGCAGTTGATCTTAATAAGCATTCTATTCAAGAAGCATGGGATTCAGATGTGTTCGATGATTTCAGAAGCCATTTCAGGAATTCTTGTAAAGGTTGTAGCCGTCAGTGCGATTGTCTAGGAGGTTGTCCGATCAGAAGAGAAATCGTCTTATGTACAAAAGAGGAGAAAGATTTATGTTAGTACAAATAGTAGGGTTGAGTGTTGTATTGGTAGCAACATTAATAATTTTGTTTGTTTGTATAAGTGGAAACATAAATTTGAAAATGGAAGTAGATAAATTAAAAAGACAGAATGACTCTTTACGCTTCAATATCATATGTGTATGTGAAGAAAATAAAAGGCTTGCAATAAAACTTAAAAATCCCCAAATTATTACACCATCTTTAGAAATAGAAGAAGCTGTTCATTACGCAATGGTTAAAGCTCATCCTGACAATGGAGGTAAACAAGAAGATTTTGTAAAGTTTAGAAAACTATATGAAAGGATAAACAATGAATCTAAGTAAACTTAAAGTTCTTAAAATTGGTGGTCACTATAAAGTAAAACCGTTTGATCGTTTAATAGAAGAATATCGGCCGCAGGAAGAGGATGGAATGCCAATTGTCATCTGTGGCTTCAATGAACAAATGAAAAAACTATGTGGTCAAAAAGTTACGATACATAGCGCATTTGAAGGACATGAAAATAAGCTTTATCATATAAAAGAAGCAAGATATTGTTGGAATAGTCAGATGTTAGAACTTCCTTTAAGTACATTGATTTATAGGAGAAAACATGGATAGATATGAAATATATTTCAAGTTAAGGGAAATCTGTTCTGGACATTTATGCACTAATTGTCCAATAAGTTTCATAAATTCCAAGCATAAATGTGGCCATAGTTATGGGTATTCTTTAGATGGGAATCCGATACCATTATCAGAAGCTTTGAAGTATTACTCTATTATATATGGAGAACACAATTTGAGGAATACTATAGAGAAAAGAAAGGAGAATTATAGACATGAAAGAAGGGTATAAATTAGAGGACACTATTATTCTCAATGGAAAAGTAGGGTGGGTAAACACAGGAGATGTTGCTGATAGCATTATTGGAATACAAAATATTCAGAAAGTAAAAAGATTTTCTGGTGAAGAAATTGTTGTATCTAATAATGGATTTGCTTTTTCAAAAGAAATGGAAAGTCGATGCGGGTGGCTTGACAGATATGCAAGTATTCAAATGCTTACAGGAGATACACCTATTGATATGGATCACATTGATGAGACAAAGATTGCATCAATGGAAGGAATCACTGAGTCTGAATATTATCATCGGTATAGTGATTATACTGGATATCTTTGGACTGAAGAGGAATTCAAATGTGGTGGTCATGATCTGTTAAAAATCTTAGAAAGGAACATGGGTAAGTATATCCATATAGAAATTGAATTATATTCGAGGTGTTAATATGACATTTGAAGAAGCTAAACAGCGTCCGGATTATCGTTTTAGACTCACCGGAATCCAGCTTTTAATAAGAGATATAAGAGAAGAACATTTAGAAATTAATCTCGATAATGGTCCTCTTATAGGGAAAGCTGTGTTAGAAATAGGGTATGTTGATATTGAAGTAAACATTTCTGTTCTCGGAATGTTTAACGAAATACCAACATATAAACCGACTATTGAATATTTTACTTGTTTAAAAACGGAGAATGATTGGGAGCCCATTGAATATATTGGGACTGGAGCAGATGTGGATTGGTGGAGTAACAGATGGAAAGAAGAGTTAGAAGAAGATATGTTTTTAGCATTAAATGAATATGTGGAAAGTGCAGGACTCAGCTATGATGAACCAAATTGAAGGAGGAAAGAAGAATGGATAAAGCTTGGTTAGAACAGAAAACAAAAGAATGTGAAAGTGTTCGTCCTGAGATTGAAAAAATACTTAGGAATAAGCTGCATTTGGATGATAAGGAATTTGAGAAAATCATGGATTGTCTCGAATCTCCTTGTTATACTACTACAATACATGAATTAGACATGGTACTTATTATGAAATATGTGGATGATTCTACAAAAACTTATGAAGAATATAAAGAATTATCAGAACTTACAGGAATTGAAGAGCTGTTTTATAAATACACCAAGAAAAATTGGATTGATGCATATTTAGATGGAGAGCCAATGGAATTTGATGGAGATATTATTATCACAGATCCTTGTTATATCATGAAAGAAGATGATGATTGGGCAACATGTGCCTACGGAGAGAATATGGAAGCACTTGGAATAACTCACTATATGACAAGAGATACTCTCTATGGAGATTGGAGTTGTACTACTTTTGACAGTGATACAAAAGAAGCTATTGGTGAGTTTTGCGCAGATGCTGGTTTAGTGTCAGTGTTTTTATTAGATGAAGTTTTGAAATATAATCCGGAATTTGATTATCATTTAAAAAATAAATGGATGGCTACTTGGATTAAAGACTTCAAGGGAACTGTGACATTTGTTGTTAAACACATTGATGGTTATTATGAAGAAGATACCGATTACTGGAAGAAAGGTGACTACTGGGAAGATTATGTTTTAGAAGTAGTAGGACATGGCATTAACAAGGTTACTGGTAAACCAATTAACTTTGTTGGAAAGCAAACGGGTTTATAATATGATTCCGAATAAAAAAGGTTTGCAAGTTATTATGAAAAACACTTTTACTCCAGGATGGGAAAATAGAATTTTTACATTAACTGGAGAAAAACAAATAAATGATTGGGTGAATGTCTACTATCCAGTAATGGAGAATGTTAATCCTGTCAATAGATGTTTTATGGTGCCGCTGAATTCGTTAAAATTATTAATTTTAAATAAACAAGAAAAGGAGAACTAAAATTATGAAAATGAGCTATGATGTACAGGTTGAGGAGTTAGGAGCAAATAGAAGAGGTCTCGTTACTTCAGAAGAGGGAAGAGCTATTGTTGAGTTTATGAAAACAAGTAGAGCCAACATGTGCTTTGAGTACGATGATGAGGCTGAAGCTAAAAGAAGAGCTTCTGCAGTAATGAATTGTTGCAAGAGACTCAATGAAGAAGGCGAAAAAGAAGTTATTAAATACGCTAAACGTGGAAATAAAATCTACGTCATTAAAGTGACGGAATAAGGAGGAGTCTTATGTTAGACATTAACAAGAGAGTGAGGTGTGAAGGAACAACTGTTGCAGAGATGATTGAAGCTCTGCAGCGGTTGCCTCAGGATGGTATTGTTCACTTTGAAGGGAAAAAGAATGGATATATTCATTGTGATCTGGACAGTAAGACTATTGATTTTGATACTGATGATTTGAGCGATATGTATGATGAAGTTTCTGGAGAACCTAAAGAATATTATTTGGTGTCCATAGAAACTCGTTTTAAGAATTGTGTAGCTATAAAGGCTCAAAATAATTTTGCTGCTGAGGCAAAAGTGAGAGATTTAAGCCAAAGAAATTTAATTGATAAAGGAAATAAAAATGTGTATGTTTATGCTACTTGTAATACCTACACAAAAAGTTATGCTCAAGAGAAAAATTATGAAATTATAGAGGAGGACATATGAAATTAAGAACCGGTTTTGTAACTAATAGTTCTTCATCCAGTTTTACTATTGCAAAAAGTAATTTAACAGCTGACCAGATTGATAAGATTAAAAACCATATTGAAGCTGCAAAAGAATTAGAAATGGATGATTCTTATTATGATAAGTGGGACAAATGGAGCATTACAGAGACGGATTGCTCAATTCGTGGCTTTACTATTATGGACAATTTTAACATGAGCAAGTTCTTACGATTAATTGGTGTAGATGGAGAAGATGTTGAATGGGAGGATTGGTCATGAAGATTAGAAAAGGATTTGTAACTAATAGTAGCAGTAGTAGTTTCATTCTTGGTTTCACAAGCGAAGAGAATATCAAAAAAGAACTGGAAGCAGAGAATCTCAAAGAATATTTTGATGAGGTTCTGAGAGATGTAACAAGAGGTATAAGACTGACTAAAAATGAAATTCTGGAGGAATACTCAGAAGAAATTTATTATGATACTCTTTGGAAACTAGAAAATAGGCTTGATGTACCTTATGGTAAGAGGTTTGAAATTCGAAAAACAAAAGAGTTTCAGGATGAGCTCAATAGAGCAATAACAGATAGGGTGTCTGAGCTAGAGGAAGATATGAAAGGTTACTCTGTATTTGTAGAAATTGACTATTCGGATAATGATGGTTTTAGATACTCAAACTTAGAACATTACATTGCACCGAATATGAATTGTTGTCTTGCTGTTATTAGTCATCATTAAAAATGTAGGTATTAGAAAGGGTGTGGAGAAAATGGGAAATTACTATGAAGGAAAATTAATTTTCGGATTGAAAAGAAATCTTCCAGATGAACTGTTACATGATTTATCAGTGCTTGCAAGCGAGCGGAGCTGCGATAGAGATATAAAACCACTGTTACAGCATAGAGAATTAAAAGAGTCTAAATGGATGAATCATTATAGAGCTTTATATCCGACTTACACATTAGAATTTTTCGAAGGAATGTGGTTTCTGACTGCCAGCTTCTGTATGAAAGGATACATGTACCTAGGTGATGACTTAGGGCAAGATATTTATGACTTTCTGTATCCATATTTTAATTCGGACATTCTTGATGAAGCAGATGGTGGTTATATGGGCACTATTGAAGATGAAGATGGAACCTATCGGAAAGAATTCTACGCAAACTATGAACAGTTCAATAAAATCGTAGAAAGTAGAGAATACTTGTGTAAAGGTTGCTATAAGAAAATGGATGGATCATTGTGCAATGACTGGAAGTACTGTAAAAGAGCATATGATATAGGAAGAGGTGATACCATTGAAGATTCGTAACGGGTTTGTGACCAATAGTAGTTCTTCAAGTTTTATTATTGGTAAAGCAAATGACAACACAGTAACTATTGATTCGGCATATCAAGAAATAAAAGAATTTTATAAACAATATTATAAATCTTGCTCTGAAATGTATAACTATGTAGAAGAATATTATCCTGATGTGTTTGAAGTTGTTACTGAAAAAAGAGGTAAATATTTACACTCAAAGAAATCGTGGGACTGTACAAAAATTGTTGACACTCAGTTGAGATTGATGTTTGGCCTTGACCATTATGAAGAATTACCGGAAGCAATTGATTGGATCAACTGTGAAACATACAAAGACTATGTCAATTTTTGGATTCCTAGAATGGAAATCGGAGTTCATGCACCTTTTTATATAAGAGACTTTTCCTGCAATGATCCGTATGTTCCTCTTGATTTCAGTACACAAATGATAGAGTGCTCAGGAGATAACGGTAATGGAATTGAATCTGATATCTTAGCTTGGTATTTTCCTTGGATTGAAAATATAAAGTATGATTGTGATAGCTGCCCAGATAATGAATACTGCTATAAAGAGGAATGTCAGGAAACTAAACAACAGTTTATGGGAAAAGAAATTCCAAGAGATCAAGCATGTTTGTATATCTTAGGAAAGATTTGTATTTGCTCAGAGTGTGGTTATCTGCCTAACTATGTAGTTGAAAGATTAGAAGGAATATCAGAGTATTCATGTAATCATATGGGTTGAGAAAGAGAGGGATTAGATATGATGAACTATGAAATGTTTGTGGAAGAACTTAAAAATAAAATAAGTGCAGCTATCAACATTCCTATTGAGAATATAGAATTTTCAAAAGATGGAGATAGATTTTCTCCGACAGGAGACAGACTGCTGGTGAAGTTGGCAGAGCATGATGATGCCTATGAGATCTGTGGAATACATACAAAAGAACTCTTTAGAGAATTCTTAAATGGAACATCATTTGACACCATTCTTAATAGTACTGTAAGAGACATTAGACAATTACAAGGACAAAATCCTTATGAAAAAACAAAGAAAATTTGGAACTATGAAACTGTTAAAGATTCTCTTTTTATAAGGCTGCTTAATTATGATGATAATTCTAAAGAATTGAGTAATGCTGTTTATAAAAGAATAGGTGATATTGCTCAGGTATTATATATGAAGGTGTCTGAATGTGATGGAAACATTATGAGCACTAAGATTTTTAAATCTGTAGTAGAGAAATGGAAGGAAGATGGTTTGACCTTAAGTGAAGACAATATTCTGGAAGAAGCATTAAGAAACACAGAACGTATGTATCCACCGAGAATTTACAGATGGGATCAGATGCTCTTTAATCCGGAATATGAAGGAGAAGAGTTTATGAGTCCTGATACAGAAGAAGCAATTAGCCAAGATCTTATTGGAAATTGTTTAACTACAGCAAAGAAAACAAACGGTGCGGTAGCTATATTTTATCCCGGTGTGGCTGAACGCTTTGCTGATGTACTGGATTCAGATTTGTATTTAGTGTTTACCAGTGTACATGAGGTAATGGTACATAAAGCAGATGCTATTGATGCGGTAGACTTATCAATAATCTTACAGGATACGTTGGAAGAAGCGACACCTAAAGAAGATTTCCTCACAAGGAAAATATATAAGTATGAAAAAGATACTCATAGATTTCTTTGTGCCATATAAAAAATAGCCTCTCTCTTCTTGAGAGGGGCTGATAGGAGGGTAGTTATGAGAGAATACCATATTTATATGCAGCGTACAAAGCGTACAGAATGGCATTGCGACTATAGCATATATAAATGGCTTCCATGGGAATATGTAGGATATGTAGAGGGGACTAAAGAGCTGTATACATACTTTAAGTTGAAGTTCCCATACAGCACAAGAAGTATTAATTTTTACCATTCATTCAACTATTTTGATAGTGAATATGTTAGAACGGATAACGATTGGGATTTTATGTATTGCCCACACGAATATCACAGATATTTGATCATGGATGATTATGGTAATGTACGAGACTTTCATCAGCTTACTAAGAAATATAAAAAGAAATACTATCGTACATATCATAAACATCATGGATGGAATATTCATTGGGGTTCAACAGTGCCGGATCAGCGTAAAAGTATTACACCAGAAGAGATTGTAGAAGTAAGAAATGAATATGGTATTATTCTCAAGCCTATAAAACCAAAAAGAAAAATAGATCCATGGGATTATGAGAAAGAATCCAAAGTGTCTGGTTGGAAGATGCAAAGTAAAAGAAGGAAACAGTGGAGGTGAAAAATGAAGATATATTTAGTATGTACATTGGATAGTGAACATTACAGGGAACCATATTTTTACTTTTTCAAAACTGCTTTTGCGGCTCATAAATGGGTTATAGACAACTTAGTCAGTATTACAGAGGAAAGCCGAGAAGAAGTAATAAGTGAGCTTGAATATAAAAATGTAGACGGATCCGACGACCAGATCATGCGAATTGATTATTCATACGGAGATGGAGAATTCTATGTTAACACTATTCATGAAATTGAAATAAAAGATGGAGATTATCTTTGTATTTATCATCATGCTTACGAAGGTGTTGGATTCTATGTAGAAAAAATTGGCACTTTGGAAGAATGTAGAAATCAAATGTTAGATTCAGCAGCTAAAATGGCTAATGATTTTAATATTGACATAACTGACGATGATGTATTTGAAGTTAATTCGTTTGATTCGTGTGTTGACGATGATTGTCAGTGGCATATGTGCAATGTTATTCAGTTCAAGGCAAGCGAAATTATAGAAGATAAAGAAAAGGAACTTGATAAATCAGATTCTGCTGGGTTAAATGATGATATTCATAAATATAGTGATGAAGTCTATAAAGAATTGAAGAGCATATATGAGCCGCTTCCGATGTATGGGTGCGCCCCCAACTATGCCGAAACTTCATTAGGAGAAGTAATTGAAGATATTGATACTAGACCCAAATATGATGTATTTAAAGAATTGTGTAACTATCATGGAATTGCACCTAGTACAGTAGAGTATCTGTATGAATCTATTTGGGGAAAACCAAAAGATAAAACAGTTGGATATTTCTTATAATACAAATAAAAACAAGGGGATAAAATTGCAGTATTTTTTAATAGGAGTTATAGCAAGAGCTATCATTGAATGGATATTTAGATGAAAGAAGGTGAAATATGAAAACTTATAACAGAAGAGAGGTTGAGAGAATTATTCTAAAGAATGGCTGGGAATTAGATCATTGTACTGGTGGACATTCGATTTATAAGAAAGAAGGTGTAAAGAAAACTTTGTCCATTGCTTATAAGAAATGTAACCGGATGGTTGTGCAGAGACTTATTAAAGAATTTGGGTTAGTTACATAGGAGGGCGCTATGGGTAAATACTTAGTAACAGTAAGAGAAATCTTCGAACATACTTATTTAGTTGAAGCAGATTCTGGTGGAGAAGCAGAGCGTATTTGTAATGCAGAATCAAATGGTTGTGATGTTGATGATTATGTAGATACTGAATATGATTCTGAACTGGTAGAGGATGAAGAAGATTTGGAAAGTATTGATTATGATGAATTATAGAAAGAACTTTGATGAAACAAGTGTTTTAACAGACGAACGGAGAGAAAATATTATGAAACTATCAGAATGGAATGAAATTATAAGCTATGCAAAAGAACTATGCCAAAAGCGTACCAGTAATATAAGGCCAATTACATATTCGATGTATGATGGCAGAAAAGGAATTTATCTTGCATTATATGATAGTGAAGGCAAACTATACGATCGAATTGCAAGTGGGGTGCATGACACAGTAGATGAATATAAAAAAGCACTTGATTCTATATACAATATTATTTGTGAATTGATTTAAAAGGATAATTTCAGGTTAAGAAAGAAAGGTAAATATGAGTTGGCATACAAAATGGGGAGATTTTCCAGAACTATATAAAGAAGTAGAAATTCTTATGACTGATGGCAGCATCAAAAGAGATATAATGGTTAAAGGAAAATATGGAAATTATGAATGGAGGAATTGGACAGATAAGTGTGTTGTAGGATGGAGACCTATTGAAAAAACTACATAAATACTATAAACTGTAAATAGCCATCTTTTTGTATCAAGGAAAGGTAAGGTGAATTTGGGAAAGAAAGTTAAAGTAAGAGATATGAAGCCAGGTTGGACATATAGAGTACCTGGCAAAACATTGGAAGAAATTTATGAAAGTGCGCATGAATATGCTAAATGGCCTCCGGTACAAATGACAGACGCAAAGCAAAATACAGGTTTATTATTGCTCAAAGTTACTGAAGACAATAAAAACAATTGGGATGAAAAATACGGGTTCAATCTATATCCTATACATGAAGAAGTTGAGCTGACAGAAAAAGCACTGAGGCCCGGTCAGCAAGGAACTTTTCAAGTAGTAAGAACCGGGAATAAGGTTTGGAACTATCATCCCAATTGTACTGTCCGAGTAGAAGTAGACTCATTAGATTTTGAAATGGAAGAAGCTTATCCATTCCCTATTGCTGTAGTGAGAGATGACTATGAGCCAATACCTTTGCCGAATCCATGGACATGGGGGGAAACAAGCGATCCTGATTCTAAGGCAGCAAAGCATGTAGATGTTTGGGACGAGTCTGATGCAAAGACTATAGTTATATTAGGAATAATATCATTTGTACTGTTAATGGCTGGACTTTCTGGTTTGAGTCTACTGATAACAATGTGGGCGGTAGCAGCAGCTTATTTTCATTCAAAGCATGAAAAAGTAAGAAAAGAAATCCTTGAACAAAGAAATAAACATGGAATTAGTGGAAGTGGATTAGACCACAAATTTAGATGGTGAGGTGAATTGCATGAAAGGAAGAGAAGAACATAAATATAAATCAGAAAGCAAGATGAGAGCATTGCTTAGGGATAAGCCACAATATTTCACTGGTTATTATAATGGTCTATTCAATTCATGCGAATATCTTACTGCGCAAAATTATACTATGACGGCTGTTAGGTTTATGAACTATTTGAAAGAAAACGGGTTTATAGAGTCAATAGAAGATTGTAATGGAGCGATGACTATTGACAATGTAAACTCTTATCTCTCTTGTTTAAGAGGAAGAGATGGAGGATACAGTTCAGATAGTGCTAAAGCAACTACTTATACGGCATTAAAATCATTTGCTGATTATTTGTTAAGTAGGAAAATGATTTCAGAGAACCCTTTTGATTGTGGCATAAAAAGAGTTTCTGTAAAAGATCCGCTTAAACAGGTTGCAATGACAGCCGCAGAGTTGAAAAAAGTTGTTGAAAGAATAAATGATAATTCTATTGGTACAAAAAGGGCCAACGCAAGAAGAGAAGCATGGAAGGAAAGAAACCTTGCTATATTTACTCTTCTTATGGTAACTGGTATTCGTGTTACTGCGCTTACAGAACTTAATATGGAAGATATACTCTGGGATCAGAAGATTATTAGGGTTACTGATAAGCGCAGAAATACTTATGAATGTGAACTTGATGATGATAGTATGGATATTTTAAGAAATTGGGTAATAAAACGTGCAGAACTTTTGAATAAAAGAGATTGTAATGCTCTTTTTATTTCTAACAGACGAACAAGAATCACTGACAAATCAGTGAGAGATTTAGTTAAGGCATATACCGCAGATTTTGAAAAACATATTACTCCTCATAAATTTAGAAGTACTTTTGCTACATTATTATATGATCAGACAGGAGACATTGCATATGTACAGCAATTAATGAATCATTCTCGACCTGACACGACACAAAGATACATCGTTCGAAAGCCCATTAATGCTGAAGCTGCTAAATATGTAAATAGTTTATTGAAATAAGTTCTAAACAATGATATAATACAAGAAAGGAGGTTGCAAAATGTTAAGAAGTGAAAACCTGTATGAGATACTGGATAAGTATTTTTCTCAAATCCAGAAAAATTCATATTACAAGAGAGAAGTACAAAAATTTCTTATGAAAAAATATGAATACTCAGATATTGAATATATGCAGTATATCATTGGAGCAAAAAGCAAAGATGAAATTCCAGACAATGAAATGTATTGGCTTATTGATGCGTTTAATAATGTTTTTAGGACAAATATGGAAATGAAAACATATTTTTCTGATAAGGAAATAGTAAGATTTTCGAGCCTAAAGGCAGATTATTTAAAAACAGATATTTATCCAATAAGAATAAGTCCAGTGATAGAGATAGCTGAAGATCAATGGGTGACAAAAATAAGTATTGATTTACTAAAAGAGTTTTATGATAACCAGCTTATAATATACAATCCAAGGACTCAGCGTCAACTTAAACAGAGACGTAGAGGACAAGATGTATCATATACAATTGATATAGTTTCTTCATCAGTAAAAGCTATTGAAGGTTTAATGAGCAAGGGAGAATTTGTACCTAATGCTTTAACTCTTAATCTCAATGTTGATGATCCAGAGGTAGATTTTGATATTGTTGGATCAGAATTGATACTTAATTCTGGTAAATTTGATATCATTGATGGTTTTCACCGGTTTAGAGCTGCAATAAACACGAAAATTAAGAATCCTGATTTTCAGTTTAATTTTATTCTGAATATCATGAATTTTACAGAAGACAAAGCATGTCAGTATATTGAGCAGGAAGATAAGAGAAATAAGATTTCTAAAAGTTACTTAGCTTCTATGGATAAGTCGTCTCCTACTAATATAATTATTGACAAACTAAACAACACATTGGATAGTCCAGTAAGAGGTAAAATTGAAAGAGCACATAGAGGAGAAATAGACAGAGCTACTTTGTTTTCATTATTGGAGTTTATTCTTAAAACTAAAAATATGAACCGGAGTCAGTGTATCAAAACTGCGGTATTTATCATAAATATTTTGAAGATAGTTCAAGAGAATAATCCAGATGTTGTATTTGATGACACCACTATGCCAGTAGTGTTATATGGTTCATCTATCTCAAAGGATGCATATGAATGTGCAGAAAAAATAGAAAGTGCATTAGGAAAAGATGTGCCGATTATTAATAGTGTTACAAACATGAAAGTAAATAAAATAAAAGCTTTATTTGAGGAGGTGTGATTATGTATAATGAAGAACGGAAGAAAGAATATCTGCGACATGTAGTAGAAGATCTCGGACAAACTCCACAAAGTGCGAAAGCTCTTTTTAACAAAACGGAAGACTATGAGGACTTACTTAACAAGGACTTATGTGATTTTACTTTTTCTGAAATAGATAAATTGTTGTCTACATTTGCAGCCTCATCAATAAATGCCTTAAGGAAAAATATAAGTGTTTTACGGAAATATGCTGACTGGTGTTGTTCCTGCAACATATCTATAGACAACATAAATCACTATGATGAAATAAATATGGAAATTGAAAGTCTACAGAAATATCTTAATAAGGAGAGAGCGGTGTGTCCCAGCAGAGAACAGGTTTTAAAGGATATTTCTAAAATTAGAAACTATTCTGATAAATTTTTAATTCTGGCTTTGTTTGAAGGAGTAAGAACAGAAGCCCCCGGTGAGCTTTTAAGAGCTAAAATAAGTAAGTTGAATGGTAATATCCTTACTTTCGAAAACGGAGAGGAAAAAACTTTGTCAGAGACGCTGGTAGACTTGGCTAAAGTTAGTTCACAAGAGGAGGAGTATATATCTTTTACTGGAACTGCTTCTTTATTAAGTATGAAGGGGAATATTGTTAACTCCAGGAATAATACACGTAGTGATTCATTAGAAGCTTTAAATCTAAGACTGACAAATAGGTTAATTGCGCTTAGAAAAGAGCTTAATATTCCGTATCTGACTATTCCTCGACTCTATACAGCCGGAATTGTAGAGCAGTTTAGAGAAATAATGAAGAAATATAATGTTTCTAAGGAAGATATCTTTGAAAGCCAGTATGTTGAAATGGTTAGTTCAAATTATAATATAAGTTCTTATGGCAAAGGAACTCTTAAAAATAAATTTTATAGTTATTTATAA